CCTACTACGTCTGGATTCACACAATACCAAGTTCCAGAAAGCTCTATTGCAGCTGTTACTGTAACCAGCAATACGACAATCAAGGCTCTCGCTACAGAAGCGGGATTCACAAACAGCCCTGTAGTAACTAATACATACGTAATCGACGCCGCGTGCGTTCAAACAGCTAATAATCTAGAGGGCGGCCAGCCGGGGTTTATTCCGTACTTGGAAACGGCTGGCACAGCTAGTTGGGCTAGTGGCACAACCACTGTGACACTAAATTTCACAACCCATATCGCAGTGGGAGAAAACTTTACGGTAGTTGGGGCGGTCCCCGGAGCATTCAACGGAAACTTTACAATCAGTGCTGTAAGTGGAAATCAAATTAGTTATTTACAGGCTACTAACCCCGGCCAAATAACAACCGGAGGATTCTTTTACGGGTTGAGTGGATTGGACGGGACGAACGGGATTGGTAGTGCTGACGGCCTTGCTTATCTTAAGATATTTTACCAGACGAGTCTTCCAACTAACGCAATGGCCGAAGTCGGCGGAGATAGAAATTCAAGGCCGTTCCTGTTTTCTCCTTTGCAAGATATTAGTGGAGCGACTTCGCATTTTATTGTTGTTCAAGGCATAATCCCTGGGCCAACAAGCACCTCATTTGGAATTGTTTCATATCCAGTGGTTCAATCCGGGCCTAATATAGGGGTAGTTTGTGGTTCGGCTTCTAGAATGAAATTTGCCCCAAACTATACAGGTGGAGCTGGAGCGAAACTTACTCCGCCAAGTCCGACGTCTACGACTGCCGCCAAATATAAAATAGATGCTTTTGGAAATCATCATGTTACGGCAGGATATTCCGGATATATTACTCTAGATTTAACAAATCTCGCAAATCTAACACCAGCAAGCCATTCTCTGACCATTGCTTTAACTGGAGAACCTACTACCGGTACGCAATTTAACTGGATGGGGTCCAACACCAAAACAACATCTACCGGATGCACGAATAATGCTATCGACAGCAGCAGCATCGGGGATACGCTGACTCAATCTTCAGGGGGAGTCTGTAACGACACCAACAGCATAAGCAATTTTGGAAATAAAGAGATCCAATTCGTCACCAGTGCAAGCACGCCCCCAGGAACTTACACGCTAGTTATAACGATGACGGGGAATGGCACAACGAACACGATCAATTGGCCGCTTATCGTAGATCCCGCGAACGCTCCTTTCGGCGTAACGAGCGCAATTCTTCCTCATGCGGCACCTACAAGCTATCCGACAATTCCCAATCAGGCGCCATATGTAAACGCCGTCTCTGCCTTCGGTCAACAATATTGGATATGCGCTCAGGACAACGGTAGCTCTCCAACTATACAACTTCGTGTTAATAATAACTCTAATCTAACTGGAGTTGGTTTCGCAACCACTAATGCCTCGTGGTTCTACGACGGTGTAGAGGCTTGGTTCGGCGCCGATTCGCTATTGGCTAATTGGGGTGGAGAAGCTATTGCTGCTGCCGGAACGCATTTGCAATGGTCTCAATGCCGTGAAAACGTGGCTGAGCTTTACCGCGATAAGACGGTATTGGGAGTTGTTGTGCCTACAATCCTCGAGGCTAGCCGAGGATTCTATCAAGATTACTTAAATGGGGGAGGGCTAGGCGGACAGGCACTAGACAAGCAAGAAGTAACTCAGATGACTACATTGCCGCAAAGCCCGTATATATCGACAGCTGGAAGCTATAACAGCCTTACTAATTTGAGAGAGATTGCGTATACGGAAAGCGGTTACATCCATGCCGTAGCGATGAATTTGGATCAACCAGTATCGATTACCTCAATCCCGGCTAATGTGTCTGCTGGAAACATAACGGTCCAGAGCACTTTATTTGCTTCTATGCCTCCTGCGTATTTTAATGTAAATCGAAGTCAGGAAATACTGATCTCCGGTGGCCCAGCGTTTTATAATGGATTGCATAACGTTCTTAACTTCACGGCTACTACATTTACTTATTCAGCGGCGGTTAACGGTCCTGGATGTAGCGGCGCAGCCTGCGGCACGGCTTCTATTTTCCCGGTAACGTCGATATGGACCAATTCTTCTACCGGGGCGACGGTTACACCAATGGCCGCGTTTATGGATTATAACAAGGACCATATAATCTCTCAGATGGAACAGGCGTGCGTTACACAGGATCTTAGTTTCTCATGGGAAGAGTTTATGCTTGGTCTTTCTATGAGGAACTTGGTCGAGTATTACAATGTCATCAACCCCGGTAGTCCTGACCCGCGAATTCCGGCAATTCTTAAATCATGTGCCGATTTTCTTTATAGCGATTGGCAGAAAGAGAACGTAGGTAATTGGCACTACGTCACGGAGTCAGCCTTTGGGAATAACAATATTACGACACAAGGACAACCTACAGGAACGACTTGCACGAATGAAGAATATAGCGAAATAATTCCGATATATGCGTGGCTCTATCAATATTCTGGACTACCTATCTACCAGCAAGAAGGCGACTACGCCTTCGGACTGAATGCAACATTCACAACGGGTAATGGTAGCACTTCAAATACTGGAGGGCAGGCACAGATTCCCGGTGGATGTTACAAGACCGCAAATCAGACTGGCGCATTTGCTATTGGCAGCGGAAGTACGGGAAAGGTCTTTAGTCAACATTATTTCTGGGGGAATTTGAACTACGTTGCACAACGTAACCCGATATTTAATGTTTTCCCTGGTAGCGTAGGAGTTTATAACCAAACGCAGGGAACAACATCTACACCTCAGATTATAACGCTATCGAATCCAGCGAATCCTACGACCCCAGCTAGTTCGTTATCTCTTGGCGCACGAACCATCACCGGTACAGACGCATCAAGATTTGCCATATCGGGAAGTAGTTGTGGTGCTACTATCGCGGTAGGCGCGACTTGTACGGTAAGCGTTACATTCACTCCGACCGCCGGTGCCAACGCGATTGTGGCTTACGGTGGCTTGCCGACTACTCCGAACACTTTTTTGAACATCCCAGTTGGTAGCAATACTTACAAGATTCCGCTATACGGAGTCGGCGTTAAAGGTGTGACTGCTACACCAACGGCTACTCCTAACGAGGGAACTTATACGGGAACACAGAATATTGTTTTCAGCTCTTCTACGCCGGGAGCGACAATTTGCTATAGCGTTACGGGCAACACTCCTGCGGGTAGCGGAAACGAAACTGGCGGCGGTGGTGTATGTCGCAACGGAACGACATTGGCAAATGGCGGCACCGTACCACGATCTAGTAATACGACATTTTTCAGAACCGAAGCTACTGCTCCAGGCTATGCCGATGCAATTCGTATGACGGAACTGTCGTATACAATTACTGCCGGTACTACCGCACCTACATTTTCTCCTTTTGCAGGAAGTTACTCAACGCCACAATCGGTTACGATTTCGTCTACTAACAGTCCTAGCCCTGTTATTTGTTATACAACAGACGGAAGTAATCCTACTACCAACGGCGCTGGTACGTGTACCACTACCAATCCTTCAACTATAGTTTATTCTGGTCCTGTCGCCGTTAATGTCTCCGAAACTCTTACTGCGATATCAACGCAGTCAGGATTCGTTGATAGTCCGATTGCTTCATCTATATATGATATTGGATCTGTTCTGGATCCCCCAACTTTTTCTCCTCCGGGCGGGCCGTATACTAGCGGACAAAACGTAACGATTAACGATACGGATCTTACGGCCACTATTTGTTATACAACAGATAATTCTACACCTACTGCTGACGGCAATGGAAATTGCATAAACGGAACTACCTATTCAACTGCTGTTACGGTTTCGTCGTCTTTAGTGCTTAAAGCTATAGCGAGTGATTCCGGCAATGTAGACAGTGGAGTCGGTTCGGCTACGTACATTATTGGTCAATCAGTAGCTAATATTTTCTTTTCTCCTGCAGCAGGACCTTATACAACGGCGCAATCTATTACGATGTCTTCTACAACGACCGGTGCCGTTCTTTGTTACACTACGAACAATACTACGCCTACAACAAATGGCGCGGGTGTTTGTACGCTTTCTAACCCGGCAACGTTGACATACTCCAGCCCTGTTTCCGTTTCAGTATCTGAAACGCTTACAGTCGTTGGAACGGCGTCAGGTTATTTTAATAGCGCAACAAATACCGCCAGTTATATTATTGGCCAAACGGCATCTAGCCCAGTATTTAATCCCGTGGCTGGTACTTATACGTCGGCACAGACTGTTACGATTACTGATTTAACCCCGGGATCTACTATTTGCTATACGAACGACGGAACAACTCCTACAGCTGATGGCAACGGTAATTGCGTTCACGGCTTTAGATATACTAGTTCAATTCCGGTTTCTTCTACTATTACATTAACGGCTATCGGAGATGCACAAGGTTATCTAGATAGTGCTCCGGTAGTTGCAGTTTATACTATCGCATCTAACCCGTCGGTTCACTCGCCCGCTAGAACAGTATTTATGCACCCTTAAAGTTTGATAGGACTATATGGCTAACCCAACGAAAGTAGCCCAGAACGTCTGGACTACCGAGGCTCACCGCGACTTTCTTCAGCTTATAGAAGAGAATAGCGGTCGAATCTTCTCCTGGATTGATTATCAAGGTTTCCTGCAGGGTAACTTTCTAACGGGAAGCGGCGGCGGCGGTGGAGCTGGAATTGGCGGGGTTCAACAGCTTACAACGAATTATACTGCAAATTCAGGTGACGCTGGAACGCTGTTAGTTTTCAATAGCCCGACGGTAGTGACGTTAAGTCTTCCAGCAAATGCGCCTAATAAATGGACGGCGTTCTTTTTAAACATAGGTCCGGGACCGTTGGTTGTTTCCCCTAACGGAAATCTTCTTAACGGATTTAGTTCGTCATTTACTTTTAGTAGCAACCAAGGCGGCATAGTATTTTCGGATAATACGAACTACTTTTTGGTCCAGTGCGGGGCATTAACCGGCGGTGGCTCTGGTACGGATTTCAGTTTGCCGTTTCCTCTTGTTGGCACGGCTGACGGCGTAAACACTACCTTTCTTCTTCCTACCGCACCGACCGGTACTATAGCTATTACGGTTGGCGGCTTGGTTCAAGAAGAAGGCGTTGACTTTGTTACAGCCGGTTTGACAGTAGCTTTTAATCCTCTTTCCGCTCCTACTCAAACGCCTATAGCCTATTTTGGTACGTCAGGCGGAGGCGGTGGCGGCGGTACAGATGTTGTAGCGGCGGTAAATCTTACTGCTCAAACGGCATCTATAGCGACGAGCTTACTTTATGCCACGAGCCCATTCGCAGCCGGTATTTATAGAGTATCAGTCGATCTGATTTGTACTACTGCCGGCGCGGCTGGCGGTGTATCAATAGCGATCGGTTGGAACAACGGCGTTACTTTGGCTGGTTTAATCTCCGGCAGTCCGATGTCTTTAAGCACTCCTGGCGAGTCATCGTCTCTTTCCGGAACATTTTATTCTGCCGTTAGCCAAAATATTACTTACGCTACAACAGTTACGGGCGGCGTAGGCTCCGCTTACGCATTGCGAATAAGGTTGGAGTACTTGGGTTAATGAGAAAACTATTCTTTCTATTTCTTTTGTTGTTTATATATCATCCTCTTGCCAGTGCTCAGATCAACCCTTTTCCTGGTTCGAATGTAATTCATGGCATCGGTGTTCCAGTTAATCCTTGTAATGCCGGAACTTTGTACACTGACGATACAACGGGCAATCTTTATAGTTGTAACGCAGGTAGTTGGTTTAATTCCGGAAATGCCACAAACGTTATTCACGGCACGGGTAGTCCGACGAATCCTTGTGTTGCTGGCTCTATTTATACAGACGATCTTAGCGGCAATTTTTATACTTGCGATTCCGGCAGTTGGATCTTAAATGCCAGCGCTGCTAATGCAGCTATTAAGCCGGCAACGAGTACGAGCATTCAATTCGTAGCCGTTACCTGTAACGGTGGATCTCCCTGCTCTGATAGTAACGACGGTCTTAGTTGGGGTACAGCGAAGAAGACTGTTTATTCAGCTGAGTGTTCTTTGCCCTTAGGAAATTGCGGTACGAAAACTGCCGGTAACGGAACAATTTATATCGGCACGTTTTCACAAACTAATCCTACCGCAGGCGCAGGTCTTTGGCTTATGGGGCCGAACGACCCGAATTATAACAGTTTGCCGACAGGCTGGCTAAAATGTAATCCTTGCAGCATTGATTTCATCGGTATAGGCGATGTTGTAGGCAGCCCTAATGGGCATGCTCCGTTAGCCAAGGTGTTCGGGGGCAATGCCGTTGACAGGAATCATCCGGCTGTATGGTTGTCTGCTGTATATGGATTGAGATTTCAGAATCTGAGTTTTTCACTCGGCTTCCCCGCCCGCGGTATAGTCATCGGAGAGTGTAGTAACAATCTTCGCGACAGTACTTGTAATTCGGTAGAAATGACGTTTGATAACGTTGACGCATTTATAACCCAAACCGGGACGAACGGCCCTTGCACGGATGTTGTAGGATGGGAATATTGGCTATATTTTTATGATTTCGGATGCTCAGGCAATACGGGCGGGACGAACGGAGCTACGGCTAATAATGCTGCAGCTATGTTATTTGATGGCTCGCAAGGTAAAGGCACTGGTCTTATTTATATTGATCATGCTAATTTAGACGACGGCGGCATCAAACTTATCCCGGGGTCCAGCGGCGGAGGGTTGTCCGTATCAAATACTATTGAGGAGTCAAGCGGCCCGAATTGCGCCCCGGTCGTGTGGTTCACTAGTTGGCCGCAACAAACCAATCTTACCGTTGATAATGTTGTTCAAGCTGATTGTCCTAACAATGTTGCTTCAGTTCAGAACGACGGTACAAACATCAATTACGGCGCTCCAGTGGCTGTAAATACCGGCGTAGCAGGTCCGGCGGTTGTACTAAACCCGTTTGGAAGTAGTAATACAGTCAGTCCGCTACGATTGCAGCAGTACGGTGTGAATTTAAATTATCTAGTTGGCGAGACAGACGTAGCTCGGCGAATTGACGGGTTGGTTTCAACTCGTTTAGTCAACAAGGCGTTTTCTAATCCGTCGAGTTGGACAACGGCAACAGGATCTTTGACAGTAACTACAGGGTTAGCAGATCCTTTTGGTGGAACAGGTGCGGCATCAGTTACGTCTGCTGGATTAGCTCAAGTTTATATGGCGCCTATTCTTAATATCAGTCCGGTCGCAGGAGACTGGATTGCAGAAGGTGTTTGGGTAAAAGGTGGTAATTGGGCACCTGTTACTAGTGTTTATTTAATTCCAACTTGTCAAAGCATTAGTTTTCCAGCATATTCGAATGATTATTATAACAATGGTTTGCAAACTGGAGACGGAGACTGGAAATACCTTTGGAGAGCAATTAAATTTGTTGGCGGAACGGGCTCTGGTTCGACTTGTATGACAGGAGTTATAGATACTACTCATGGACCTACGTTGTACGGTCCGGTGATGTATTATATAACCGCTGGACAGATGTCTGATAATGAAGTACTAGAATTCATTTCATCTAGCAATTCTATTGATACTAACTGCCCTGCCGGAACTATATGTAATGTTACCGGCCATCCTATCAACGTTGATGGCGTGGGCATAAGAAAAGGTGCTTTTTCAACTACTATCTCATCGGCAAGTTTGGCTGCTAATAGAGCGGTTACGATGCCTGATCCTCTAGCTTCAGCCGTTTTGCCGCTAATTACAGGGTCAATTACTAATACCCATCCTATATGCGCAAGTGGAACAGCAGGAATTTATATAGATTGTACCGCAGGAGTCGGAACCGTGACGTCTATGTCCGCTGGCACTCTTAGTCCGTTGTTTACGACGTCCGTAGCTACGTCTACGTCGACGCCGGCTTTAAGCTTTAGTCTTTCTACAGCTGGGGCGAATACCGTATTCGGCAACTGCACGGGCTCGACGGCTACTCCGTCATATTGCGGATTAGTTTCGGCCCAGATTCCTGCGATTAGTTTGGGTACGGGCGTAACTGGTAATTTGCCAGTAGGAAACCTTAATAGTGGAACGAGCGCAACTAGCGCGACTTTCTGGCGTGGTGATGGTACGTGGGCTGTTCCACCAGTTAACGGTAATGTATCTACCAGCGGCAGTCCAGCACAATTTCAAACTGGTGTTTGGGCCAGTCCAACAACTATAACTGGCATTGGTCCAGGTACAGCCGGACTACCTTTAGTATCAGCCGGAGCAGCAAGCAATCCGTCATTTACTACTATCGCTGATGCGGCGTTGGTCAGCGCGTATTCTGGCGTCGGAGCTTGCTCGTCAGGTAAGTTCGTTTCTACTTTAACCAGGAATACGTCGCCTACTTGCACTAACGCACTTATAGCTTTCTCAACGGTTACGGCTTGTGCTAACGCTGCGGCGCCGGCGGTTTGTGCAGCCGCACCGTCAGGCTTCGTAGTTGTCGCGGCTTCCGCTACTACTGTGACTGTCAACACGACGGCGGTAACGGCTAATAGTCAGATTCAATTGACGTTTGATTCTTCTTTGGGAACGGCGTTATCGGTGACTTGTAATACTACTCCTGTTCAACCGACTGTTTCAGCTCGCGTAGCTGCGACCAGTTTTACAATTACGGTTCCTTCGGCCCCGACAACTAATCCCGCGTGTTTTTCGTATACGATTATTAATTAGGAGAATCACAGTAATGCGAAAAGTAGTATTATTTTTGCTTTTAATTACCGCTTTGCCTGTTTTTGCGCAACAGAATTTCGCTACCGGCACTATTTCATCGTCAGGAACAGATTGTTCTACGGCGACTAATTGTGTCATATTGGATTTAGCAAAAAACACAGGCGGGGTATCTATCAACGTCTCCGGAAGTAGCTTTTCCGGTACGCTTCAGTTCGAAGCTACAGTAGACGGAAGTACTTGGGTTGCCCTGGGAGCTATCCCAGCCGCGACAGGTACTGCCGTAACAAGTACGACGGCCACTGGTGTATGGTCTGTCAACGTTTCCGGATTAAATCGAGTCCGAGTCAGGGCTTCTGCTTTAACAGCAAACGCCGTTGTAACTATTCAAGCCTCTACTGCTAGTGCCAGTAGAGGCTCGGGTAGTGCTGGTGGCGGTAACGGACCTACCGGTGTAGGTCTCGGATCTAGCGTGTTCGTAATTCAAAACGCAAATTGCAATTCGGCGACTAATTGTTTGCAGTGGACAGATGACGATTCAACTAACAACTGCGGTTCTGCTACAACAGCATTTATGGCTAGTATTAATGCCTATGCCGGCCCCGGAGCGGTACAAGTTTTTATCAATGGTTCTGGAACAGGCAAAGCGTATCTTTTGTCTACTTGTCAACTTATATTTAATCCGACGGGTTCAGCGGTTGGTATAGCAGCAACTATTCATCTTAATGCTAGTCTTGATGCCGGAACTAACTCATCTGCGAACCTTATTCAATTTGGAGACGGAACGCACGGCGGTGTTTACAGGTTGGATGGTGGCACGTTTCTGGGTGGAGCGAGTTTGACTGTTGCAGGTATTGAAATTAAGAACGCAGTTGGGAACACGGTCATCACGAATACGAATTTTTTTAATTTCGGAGCCGGTAACGCGACGTTGGGAAGTTGCACGAATTATGCGATCCAGTTCGATGATTTTGTTTTCGAAGGTACGGTTTCTTACAACCATTGGAACAATGGCGATGCGACGACAGGGCGCTGTTTCGCTAACGTTTCAGGGGCTACGGTAGGGGAAAATACGATATTCTTTTCTCACAATACGATTGGCGGAAGAAGCGGTTCCTTTTGTGCCAGCCAGGGAATTGTTGATGGCGGCTGGTTCGGAAGCATAGACAACAACAACATAGGGAACATTGCCGTAGCAGTCAGATTGCAAGGCGGAAGCCACAGACTTTCAGATAACGAACTTGATAGCGAAGGCTGTGTGGCAAGTGGAGTCAACGCCGCGATCCAATGGGGGGCTAATGGTAGCTCTACGGACGTTGATGGTGCGTCTATTACAGATAACTTGGTACAGATTGGTACTGGTCACTTGACCAATTTTATGCAACAGGCAGGTAATTCCACTGCATCGATTTCAAACGTGATGCTAAACGGTAATGCTTCTTCGTCTGCCCAAGTATCACTCGGTGTTACTTCCACGCAAGGTCTACTGATATCCGGAAATTGCATTTACGCTTGCTTTGCTGGTTACAACAAAGGGCTGATATCCCCGATAGGCGGAACCATCTGGCAGACGGTTCAAGCCCCTATATCAGATGTATTCTCTTCGGCAAACGGAAGGACGGTTCTTGGTTTGGGCTGGACAGTTCTTGGAGACGGGACCAGCAACATAGTAAACATAACCTCTAACACTGCAACTAACGGAGCTGCGCAAACTAATTACAATGCCTTTGTATCGTCTTCTCCTCCAGCCAATGATCAATTTTCCAGGGTTACGGTTGCAAATATAGACTCGAATGCCAGTTCCGCAGCTGTTGTAGCTACAAATATGTCAACAACGGCAGGTACTGAATATATATACTATTGTGGACACGTGGCAGCGAAAGGTTCAGGCATTGGCAAATTCGTGGCGGGTTCCTTTACGGGTTTGTCAACGCAGACTTCCGCAGTTGGTTGTAACGCTGGTGATACGATTGAGCTTCGTCACATAGGTGCTTGGTTGTACGGCCTTCGGAACGGCAGCATTGACAAGAATCTAGCCACTAACCCAGTAACAGATGCTGCCATCACTGGTGGCTATCCTGGAATTGGTATAGCTACAGATGCCGCTAATGCCACTGGTCTAACGAATTGGACAGGCGGAAGTTTCCCTCTCTTGCATGCTACAGACACGATTTACGATGCAGACAGCACTTTTGGCATACCTCAGAAGGCTATTCTGACGGTTGCGGACTATACAAACGCTGGCGGTGCTGCATCATTTACCAGCATTCCCTATCTTTCATTTCCCGTTGCGGCGAACACTAATTACACAATGCATTGTTCTATTGTTTGGAGTGCATCTGCTGCCACGACTGGACCGGAGTTTCAGATCACCGGACCATCTTCCCCAACTTCCGTTGCAATTAACATGGTTAGTGCAATTACAGCAACGACTACTGCGAGCGCGGCAGCTACGGCTTTTTCCAGCGCATTAAACCCCGTAGGTGCCACGGTTACGACCGCAACAAATGAAATGGCGCATATTGACATGGGTCTAGTAAACGGCGCAAATGCGGGTACGGTTCAATTACAGGCATCGGGACAAGGAACTGGAACGCTTACGATTCGTCAAGGGTCTAGTTGCACTCTTCAATAATTAAAAGGTAAAAATGCCAACACTAGGCCAAAGTAACACGACTGTACAAAATGTTTTAGATAGGATTCGTCCGTTCGGTGAAATAGCGCCGATCTTTAACGTCGGCGGCTATTCTAACGAGCCGATGGTTACGATCGCTACGGACGTAATGAACGCCATATGTGCGGTCGACTTCCCGCATAAATGGAATGAAATCGTTCTGCCTGTGTGGTATGCCAACAGCTACCAGCAGGATTACGCTGGAATTTATCCTAGCGGCGCATCGATTTATAACCTTGAATGGCTTGAAAGAGGAGCAGTCTTTGATATTAGCGATACTTCGATTCCTAAACCCTTCCGCGCAGTTGAATGCGGTCGACAACTACCGCAAGCCAGCGGTTCGTTCTTCAATACCGCTACAAGCGATCCTTTGTTTTTGGTTAACTGGTTTCCTAATTCTACCCTGTACTTCGGCACATGGGGAGCAGGCAACGTTGGAACTGGCTCGCTAGGCAACAATCCTGTCGCAGGGTCAGTTTATACTAATCCGACTACGGCCGCGGCAATGCCTAGCAACCCGATTACTCAGATTGAGGATGCTAACGGCAATCTCCTTTTGCTTACTCAATATGGCACCGAAGGAACTACCGCGCCATTGGCCGCTGTTGGTGCCTTACCAGGGACTACCGTAGCTGGCGCAGGTGCGTCGACAATCTGGACAGTTGTAGATCCCGCAGGCGTTGGCTATCGCATCCTGCCAGTGCCTAGTCAAACTGGCAACGTCTGGCAGTTTAACCTGGTTGGTCAGATGCCGCCGGTACAGTTTACGTCGTTAAGCCAAACGCTTGCTCCGTTGCCAGATCGCTACGAGCCGGTATTCCGTATGGGCTGCGTAGCACAGGCGTATCGTTATTCGCCTGAAGCTAAGGTCCGTGCGAAATTTGCGGATGAGTGGAAGATGTGGCTAGCTGGTTTAAATGATCTTCGTGCAAGAGAAGATCGAGAATTAGAAGAGAATTCCTTTAGCCCCGAGAGAAGTATCATGGGGCGTCAAGGCCGCGGTATTAGCCGTTGGCCCGGTTCGGGATATCCGTTTAATCTTCCAGGGTCAGGATTCTAATGGCATATTCATTACAGCAATCTGTCAACTATGCGTTGACATATATACAGTATTCTCCGTTAACAGTTGGTACGGGAAACGAACCTGCTATATCGATTGCCAACGAAATTCAGAATACTATTTTAAATGCCCCTATGACTTGGGGGTGGAATAGGAATGAAAATAATTCGTTAACTATCAATTCTTCTAACCAAGATTATACGATCTTGTTGACAGATTTTAGTTTTCTAGAGAAAGCTACTTTGACTGACACGAGTGGAAATGTTTTTGAAGTTTTAGATGTTTATAATACTGCGGCACTAGGTAAAGCCAATGCTAATAAAAAGGGCCGTCCGAATGCTATTTCGGTCAATTTTGTTTCTTACGGCTCAAGCGTAACGTTGCGTTTTATGGGGATTCCAGACCAAACATATACAGTTCTTTTAACCTATCAAAAGCTGGTTTTACCGTTTACAGCAACTTCTCAAAGTTGGACCATACCAGATCAATATCTCGATATTTATAACAATTTATTCGTTGGCGAGGCAATGGCGGTAGTAGACGACGCTCGTGCGAATCAATATCGTCAACGTGGTATCGCGACTCTTTTAGCAAAGGCTGAAGGGTTGACAGAGATGCAGAAAGATCAATTTCTAATGCAGTATTGGTCAAGAGATAGTCAGATGCTAGCGAATCAATTGCGTACGCAGCAAGCGAATCAGGCCCGCGGGATTTAATGGGACGACCATCTAAAGCTGTTTTAAAACATCGAGAAGAGGCTCTGCGCTATTACTATAAAAACAGAGAGAAAGTCCTCTTAAGGATGTCTAACTACTCTGAAGAGCAAAAAGAAAAAATTAGAAAAAGAAATAAAGATCGTAGAGAAGCGCATCCAATACGATATGCTCGATTGAAAAGAGAGAGTTACTTAAGAAATATAGCGGCGGCCAAGGCTAGAAGTCTTGCATACAATAACAAGCATAGAGAAGAAAAAGCTGCCGCTAGTCGGGAGTGGAGGCGGTTGCACCCCAGAAAAGCTAAGGCTCTTTGTATGAAGAGCAAACATGATTACCGTGCCAGATTAGCTTTGGTTAGCGGGTCTTTTTCTTTTAAAGAATTTAGAGACTTGTGTAAGAAATATAATTATTGTTGCGTGTGTTGCGGAAGATCTGAACAACACCTTCTTAGTATTAATCTTAAGCTCGTACCGGATCATGTTAAACCAATCTCTTTAGGCGGTCCAAATACCATTGAAAATATCCAACCTCTCTGTCATCCGATGTTAGGTGGCAGGGGCGGCTGTAATAGTTCTAAGCACGCCAAAGAAATCGATTATCGGAATACAGATATAGCTTTGTCTCTCATGATCGAAAAAGAAGAGGCTGCGTAATGTCTCAGAACCTTTTGCAGCAGTCGGGGGCGCAGCCAAACAAGTCTCCAAAATATGTACCGTTGTTTATTGACCGGTCATTCACGGGGCTGTACACGCAGAGAAATGTCCTCCACGACCCCAGCGACATATATACGTCAAGATTCTACGGAGGACGCCCGGACGCGTTGTGGCAGGGACTAAATGTAGAATTAACTAACAGGTTAACTCTGCAACGTCGTCCCGGCTTGACTCAACTGTCCACGGCTGTTTATCCGACTTTGCCGCTTCGCAGCTATAGCTTCCAACTGACTGACGGAACGATTCGTTTAATCATTGATACGTCTTCGTTAGCTTATCCAGTTACATCCGTAGCGAATTCTTCCGGCGGCCAGGTTGCGTATTCTGGATCTTTCGGTGCCGTTACGAATGACATTCAAGGATTAAAGGTTAGAATTTCTGGATTTACTAATCCTAATAACAACGGCGTATTTACTGTTATAACGTCGTCAAATACATCTGTCGTAGTAAATAATCCTAACGCTCAAACAGAAACTGCTACGGCGTCTGCTAACACCGCCGGCGGAGTTTATTGGGATCAGCAAAATGGCACGACGGTTCTTCTATTCGCCAAGGGCTTTGACGTTAATGGTCATAACGCCGGACAAAGCTATTTTCAAGGTGTAGCCGGCACTCTTTACGTTGGCGATGGCGTTGAGACGTGGAAGTATACACCTTTAAATACCAATCTGCCGGCAGGAGCTGCTGCGTCAACGTGGAACTGGGGCATCGTTGCGCCAACAAAACAACCGTCTGTAACGGTTGTACCTAGCGGCAGTGCGGCTACTCAGTGGGTTGCTAATACTGTTTGGTCCACGATGGGCTTGATTTATGACAGTGCGACCAACACTACTCAGCAACTAAATTCCGTCAATGCTACGGGTGTAAATTCTACACAGTTGGGCACGACAGGCAGCGGTAATCCAGTATGGGCGGGCGTAGGCGGGGCTACGATTGATGGTAGCGTTACTTGGACCAACCGCGGCCCGATCGTTTTATGGACCGCCAGTACGCTTTATCAAAACGGCAGTTCAGGCGGTACGCTGGCTTCGCCTTGTATCATCTACGATCCTGCCACGAAGGCTTGCTACTATAACGCCAATGGCGCCGGGCTGAGCGGCACAAACTACCCGAAGTTTAAGCCTGGGGCTGGCCAGACGACCTCAGACCATCAGGTTAAATGGGCTTATCTCGGCCAGCATGGTCTGCCTGGAATATGGCAGAAGAGCCACGTATACGCGACTGAAAACGCCGGCAACGCTGATACCTCGAGCATTTCAGAGCCAATAGGCTTGGCTAATGGTCTGCCAACGAACCAAACGGTCTTCTGGCAGGTTGTAACAACCGGCGGAACCTCGTCTTCGAGCTATACATCGCCAAAGTGGAACACTCCGGCTGGTCAAACAACCGGTGGCGACGGCGACATGATTTGGTTGTCGTTAGGCAGCGACCAATGGGTAGCCAATACTAGCTATTTCGCCTGGACAGCTTCGGGATCCATCTTTTCGGCTATCCGAGATAGTAACGGCAACTTTCAAGTCGCGATCCAGACTGGAACAAGCAAGTCGGGCAGTCATCCGACGTGGGCTACTGCCTACGGCGACATTACTACTGACGGCACGGTAATTTGGACCTGCGTAGGTACGGCGATGACTTGGGCCGCTAGTACGCAGTGGTTTCTGCCTACTCCGGGTTTTAGTCCGCCCTCGAGCGCCAGTCCATACGGTGGCGCGTCGGTAGTCGACAGTAATAACGACGTAGAATTCGTAATTAATAGCGGCTTGGGCGGAGGCAGTACGCCTTCGTGGGCCGGCATTGGCGGCACTACAACAGACGGCGCGGCTACGTGGTATAACCTCGAGGCTCACGTTGCGCAGTCATTAAGCTGGACGAATGGCTACGTTTACGCATATTCCTTTAAAGCTCGTTCGCTGACCGACTTTTATACCGTTGATGTCGCCGGGACGTCGAATCCTCCGGTTCCTCCAGGGCTTAATACGCCATTGCCATTTCCTACAGGTAGCGAAACAGGCGTTATATCAACCGCCAGTCCGGTATTTACGATTACTGGGTCAAATGCCGGCGCCGTTAATACGATTTCAGGCTTCGGCTCGACAGATCCGCAAGTCGATACGATCGTTATTTGGCGATCGGCCGACGGCGGCGGGCCTAGTAATATGTTTGAACTGACCGAGATTCCGGCTCCCCAACCAATTGGCGGAGTTGCCCAGCCTTGGTCGTTTAAAGACTTTCTGCCTGATCTGCCAACAAACGTCTTCCCTGGCTTGAATGAATTAATCCAAGCCCCGATTGACGATACCAATGACCCTCCGCCTAATGACTTTCTGCCGATGGCTTATAACTATCAGCGGATTTGGGGCGCCAGGGACGATGAAGTGCCCTTTTCAGGCGGCCCAGATGTCATTACCGGCAACCCGAACGAAGCCTTTAATCCGTCGGATAGTATTCCATTTCTAGCTCCGGTTACCCGGTTGGTCAAGACGCCACAGGGATTAGTGACGTTTCTTACCGATAGCATTGAGATTATCGCTGGTGGACCACTTACCAGCAGCTTCTATTCTGTCACGCTAGCTCCGGGCATGGGGCTTTTGAGCTTTAACGCCCTGGACGTTTATGCAGGCGAAATTTACTTCTTCGCAAGCGATAATCAACTGCGGCTGATTAACCCGTCGTTAAGCGTTTCACTGGCCGGTTTTCCGCTAGGCGACCAGTTCGCTAACCTGCCATCTAGCGGCGTAAGCGATACAACGTGGAATCCTAGAAACGTTTACGTCGCGGTCCACCAAAACGGTATCGATAACTGCGTCTTCGTGGCCGACGGTAGTACAGGATGGTATAGGTTAAATCCGCATCAAATCCCTGGCGCTGCGCAAGGTCCGGAACCTATCTGGAGTCCATTCGCTCAAGTAGCTAGTCATATTGGCGGCTGTTTGATGGTCCAGAGCGTTGAGACAACGCCGGGCATCAAGAAGCTTTTGGTTGGCTCAGCAACATCTGATCAGCGCATCTATTATCGCGATCTGACAGTTTTTACAGATAACGGCTTTACGTATGATGCTAATTTTACAATGGGGTCGATTACACTTTGTCACCCTGGCCAACTAGCATTATTAAAATTTCTCGAATTTGATTTCAGTAAGAACTTTGGCATTAAACCTACGGTGTCATATCTATTGAATGAAATCAGCGGAACGTTTACGCCGTTTGTTCAAGATCCTGTACCAGATCCACCATCTTTATATGGCACAGCGACCGCTCCGTCTAGCTACAATCCGAGTCGATATTACTTCCTCGGCAACGCTAGTTTAGCCCGTTGTCGCCATTTACAAATTAAAGTGGACTTCGGCCAATCGAGCATTGGTGACGAAGTGCTTACGGCCACGATATTTGGCCGATTGATGATAGAGACGTAATGCCTGAAAAAACCATTCAAGAAGAGGCCGGACTGCCAAGCAATTGGCAGCCGCTTGACGTTGCACCTATGGTGCCTAGTCAAATAGGCGCGGCTCCCACACCCAGCCCAGTAGGTAATTATTACACTGGTGGACTGAGCGGGATTCTACAACACGACGTTCAATTAGTTGATACGCAATACAGCACTCCGCGAATTTCTTCAACGCCCTTAATGCCATTGTCTTTTTCTGGCTTGGCCAGTGCTAATTCTGCCGCGCAAAGTATTTCTAAATCGGTCAGTCAGCAGGTTATCAATCAAGTCATTACGGAAAACGGCAGCGGAGTACTTTTACAGACAAACGGCTTTAATAATTCAGTTCAAAATAAACTGGACCTTCAAAACGGCACAGGCGGAATTGTTATAACATCTGGTTCCGGCGGCTCTGTTGTAATCGCACAAACGGAGATGATTGCTAGCGGGCCAACGCATCAGGGCGGTTCCGTCCCTGATCCAGGGCCTATTGCTGGCATAACAAAGTTTCTTCGCGAAGACGCTACGTATCAAGTTCCTCCTAATATTGCGTTAGAGAATAACAGTTCGCCAAATAGTAGCCAAACGATTTTAAACCTTATAGCTGGCAGCGGAGCAACAATTACAGACGGCGGCAGCGGAAACATTACGATTGCTGCTACTGGTAGTACGAATCCGGCTGTTGTCCAGCAAAATGACGCGCCTTTTGTAACAAATGTTGTTATAGGCACTACGCCGACTACGATAATTGCCATTACGGCAACAGCGCCGTCAAGTGGCGGGCCATTTAGAGCATTAATAAGTTATAGTACATATTTCAACTTTACAGGTTTTTCAACTGTTGATGGTTTTACCTGTTATGTTAGCGACGGGTCACATACTTTTGCCGGCTATTCGGGTGGTCAGTCGGCAGCAACAAACGGCGGATCGGCCGGAGCGTCTTGTTGCGTTTTTAGTCCGGTGACATATGCCAATTCCACAACAGTTACATTTACGTTATACGGCGTTGTTTTTACCGGCGGCGGCGCTACAGCTAAACAAAATAGCATTCAATCCGGGCCGGGATCTTTTTTACAAGCATCATTTTTAACATCGGTATAATATGCCAAACGATTATAAGCACGTTCATAAACAGCGAGTCGAGAGCGGTCAAGCTAAGGATAACTCGAAAATAGTTATTGAAGGCGTAGACGAACCTAAAAAGCCGGAGCCACGCCCGACCGTAATGGATCCTTGGAGCAGCGACTATCCGTATCGTGCCGGCCATCCGGACGAGGTGAAATCAACTTGAGCTATCCTGTCTGGACCCCCGGTAGTTGGATTTTCGATAAGAACTTTCCGCAAGCTGTCAACGGCGTGCCTGTTGCGCAACCTAACCTTACAGACAGCCCGACGGTTACGTGGACTTTAGATCCGTTAACGATGAAGGTTACGGCCAATTTCAATGGCGTAAATCCCAGCAATCCGACATTTATCTACGTAGGTACGGCTGATCCTACCGTTACTGCAGGACTTCTGACCGGCAGCCTTTATATTAACACTAGTACGGGTAGTGTATTTGAGCTTCAAGTAGTCGGTTCTTCAAATACGTGGGTTTCGATCGGCTCGATCCAACAACAGGTTTCAAGTGTATTCGGCAGGAACGGTGCTGTCGTAGCGCAATTCGGCGATTATAGCTTTAGCGAAATCGCAGGATCTGCCACGCCTGGTCAAATACCGACGTTAGATCAGATAACTGGTACCGCAACGGCTAGCCAACTGCCGAATCTTAGCGGTATCAATGGCAGTATAACTTCCAGTCAGTTGCCGTTTCCTATCGTTTCTGGAAACATCAACAACGTCATTACGGTCGACGGTACGACTTATACGACTATCCAGCAGGCTTTAGCTGCGCTGCCGGCTGTCGGCGGAACGATCGATATGCGAGGCAATAATAGTTCTGCCGCATTGGCGATCGGAACCTTTGATCCCGGCAATAAAGCAGTAACCTTACTGCTCGGACCATATACGTATACAGTAAATCAGATTACTCTACGAACAAATTTTAGGATTTTCGGCTCTGGCGTTCCAACACAAAATACCGCTGGAACTACGCTTCAAGCTACCGGTGGAAACGCTACTCCACCAATTGTTATTTTTCAAACCGATGCTGTCCAGCACGTCAATTTATCCGACTTTTTATTGCAGGCTACTGTTGGGAATACGTCGCAGACTGGCATTAACGTAATCGCCGGCGCGACTTTCGGATTGTGGTATTCGTCTTTTAACGATATTTACATCAATGGTTTTATGGGTATTTCTTTTAACCTTGATGGACAAGCTAGCGGATCGGTTAATCAATTCAATACATTCCGTCAAGTTATCGCTATACGGCCGTTAAATAGCAGCTATGCATTGCAGATTATCGGCTTTAATAACTCTTTAAAATTCGAAAACTGCCAGTTCGACGGAACTTTTAATACACAAGACGGCCAGACGAATATCAATATCAGTCAGGGCACAGGAACAGCGTTCGTGCCTTACAATATTAAATTCGATCTATTGACTTGCCAATTTGCCGGACGCGGCTTAATTATCAGCGGGGCGGATACCGTATCTATCGACCAAGGCCATTTCGAAGCTGTTCAAGGCGTACTTCAAGTCGGTGTAGGTTCGGGCTTCGGTTCTTTAGGCATAACAATGCACGATTCAGGATTCTTTAATAACACCGGAATCGGCACGGCCAGTCCGGGCTTAGGCGTTGGCCAAGGTTTTATTGTCAACCAAACTGCCGCGACATTAAGCGCCGGAATCTCAATTTTAAACTGTCATGCTTATTCCGGTCCGGATAGTTTCTTTATTGGCAACATTGCGGATATCGTTCAATGGGGGATTACACAAGGAACTGAAGGTAGCTATACGCTGATGGCGCCGGTTTTGGGCAGTCCAGTCGGATTCGGTACGGGCTCTTCCGGTACGGCTGTTACTACAACTACATTAGGCGGCGGAACTGGTCCGGCAGCACCACAAACTATTGTCCTGTATCAACGAGTTACGATAGGTGGCGTGGCGTATTGGATCCCCTTGTTTGCGTAATTAGACCTGTGGTACAATAAGTTTGAGGTTACGCAATGAAAAATCTAAAAGGTTTTCGGTACGGAAAATTAATAGCAATTAAGCCGTTAAAAGATCGTGTTTGTAATTTAGTTATGTGGCAGTGCAAATGCGATTGTGGAAATAGTACTAAAGCTAGTTCTAATAATTTAATTTTTGGCGGCGTTAAAAGTTGTGGTTGTCTTCGAGGAAAACCGTCTGTTCACGGGCATAAAACCAAAGGCGGCCCTTCGCCGACTTATATATCTTGGTTGAGTGCTAAACGTCGATGTACTAATAGTCCTTATTATAAAGGACGAATTTCGATGTGTTTAAAGTGGCGAGAAGATTTCGAGAGTTTCTTACAGGATATGGGATCTCGTCCCGAAGGTAAAACTCTAGACAGGATTGACAACGACGGTAATTACGAACCGGAAAATTGTCGTTGGGCGACTATGAAAGAGCAATCCAACAATAGGCGAAAAAGGAACTCCGTTTTTAAATGATCTTCTCTCCTTCAGTCGATACAGATTTAGAACAAATTAAAGAATGGATCGACAAGGATCCTTACCATAAGGATCAACCGGCTGATTGGTGGCTAACTGGCAACGGCTATCTTAGTTGCGCGTTGCAGGATAGTATCGGTCCGGTTTTCTATTTGCGATTCGACCAAGAGAGCGATCTATTAAGGATGTCTACTCAATTCGCCCCATTCGAAGAAGTATCAAAGATTCGTGTAGCCAAGGCGATATTAAAAACGTTTCCTAAGTTTATAGAAGCAATGCGACCGAAGTTTAAAGGTATCGTATTCGAATCCGTCAGCCCTACGCTTATCGGATTTATGGCGAAGCTAGGTTTTACTCATTCTGGTGAAGGCAATGATTACACGTTGATGTTTTCTCACATGGAAAATTAAGTCTTGCGAATTCTCCGAAATGGGCTTTAGCGGCTGCGTCATATGCTAGCGCGGCTTGTTTCTGTGATCCGTAACGTCCTAAAGAGGTTGGAGATCCGCCTCCTAAGTATATCATTGCTGACCAGCATCTTCGACGATTTTTACTTTCATTTCTAGTAACGCCCTTGTATTTAGATGACGGTGGTTTATCAGCACGATATCGTTTTTTCCCGGAGTTTCGTTGATTCTGCTGATTTGTACATTTTCGAAGGTTTGATCGTCTGTTATTTAGACCGTCGCCGTCTTTGTGATCTATGTTTATGTCACCCATTATTACTTGGTGTAAACCCCAAGGTTTGAAACGGCGTCTTACATACAAAGCGTGACGTTTTGCACGTTTTCTAGCGGACCAAAGATCATTTTTAACCAAGTTGATATCGGAGGCGTCTATAACAGCCTCAAAACCGTTTGTTAAGTAAAGAATTGCAGAACCATTAGATAGAGTTTTAAACTTAGATTTGGCAGTCATTTATATATTATAAACTATATAAAAGTATTTGTCAACTCTAAAAAGAGGGTATTCATACGTGTGGTCCTAGCGGCGCTGAAAAGAATTTAGCCGGAAATGAACAAGGCTTTGCTAATACGCTGCAAGGTAGCTTCGGCAGCCGATTCGCCAATCAGAGCGATATCCTATCAAGCTTAAATACAGCTTTGTCGCCTATTCTCGAGGCCGGCGTTGGTCAGCAGGGCTTTACTCCTGCGGAATTAGCGGCCCGGAACACTCAGGCGATCAACACTACCGCTGGTAATTACCGCAACGCCGCTCAAGCCGTCGGAAGTCAATTAGCTGGCCGCGGCGGCGGTGGCAATGGGCTTCAGAGTGGTATCGACCAGCAGATCAAAGCCAGTCTGGCTAGCCAAGCGGCTGGCAATCTATCTAACGCACAGAATCAAATCACGGCTGAGAACTATGCTACCGGCAGGCAGAATTTCTTTCAAGCTAATGCTGGTATGAATGCCCTAGCGGGATTAGAAAATCCGGAGCAGTTTGCCAGTCTTGGCAATCAAGCCAACAACACTGCATTCGGTGAAGCTAATCAAATCCAGCAGCAAAATCAGGCTTTGGCCAAGGACATTGCAGGCGGTGTGACAAGTCTGGCTAGCAACTTCCTCCTGCCAGGGTTAGGCGGAGCACTCGGAAATCTTGATAAAACCGGCGGATCAACGGGTGGCGAGCAGATGGGTAATTTCTTTAGCGGCGGACTTAACGCATTGGCGGGTGGATAAATAATGGCTCCAATTATACAGCTGTCGCCGGAGATGTCCGCGGCGCAAAACATCCTGGCTGGCGGCAATCCGCTTGCCGGATTAGTGCCGGACAGTTCTGAATTAGCTATTAATCCTACTCCGCCATATCAAGGCCCTGTGCCTGTCGCCGGCGGTCCAGCATCAATGCCTGCGCCAATATCCCCGGCATTGTCTGGTCAGCCGTCAATGGCGCCTGAAGAACCAAAGATCGGAGTTAGCGAGGGCTTTGGTCAACAGATGGCCCGGATCGCGGACAGTCTTACGAAGAGCAATCCTCAAGTCCTTAACCAGCCTGGCGGCTGGGCTCGTTCATTAGTCGGTGCGGCTCAAAGCGCATTATCTGGTCTTGGCGATGCTAGCGATAAACCTGGCGGCGGTGCTTTGCGTGGCATTAGCGAAACGTTGGCCAATCGTAATAATCGGCTCGAGGCGCAGAAACAGCAACAGTTTAATAATCAACGGCAGTTGAATACGGAGCAAAGAGAAAAGGACCGTAATGACGCCTTGATTGCGCATACTAACCTTGAAAACTATCACACTCAAGTTCTCCTTCATAACGCTTTAGAGGACCAGGAAAGCAAGGAACACAACGTCGACCAGGGCAAAAAGGACTATCAAGCGTTTACTTCAGGTGATGTTCCAGCGGCTACGATCAAGGAAAAGGTTTCATCGGACGAAGTAAACAAATTGATGCAGGAAGGTCACGTTAATGGTCATGAATATACCGCCTTCCCCGTCGACCGTAGAGAAGTAGGTAAGGATCCGAAGACGGGACAGTCTCAATTTGAGACACTTTATAACGTAACTGAAATCCCAGCTTCGTTTACTTTCGACAAAGCTAAAGCCGCAGAAGTTAATAAATACGCTCCGACTGGTGAAGACCTTCAAGAAGGCCAGCAGATGAAAGGTAGCGAGGCTCTTCATCTTCTCCAGCGTGCCCGTAGTAATGAAGTGGCACAGGCGGCTCTAGAACAGTTTCAACAGAAGAACGAACTTGAAAAGATGTCGTTTGAAGATGTTAAAGATCGTCACGATCAATACGCCAGAGTGAACGCTATCCAACCTGAGTTCGGCGCCGCGATGGCCAAATCCAACGGCGACGTAATCAAAGCTACACAAGCAATGCTACGAGCGCACCCTGATCAACAGCAAGCAGTTATGGGCGTTCTAGGCAATGGTAATGCCGCAGAAGGCCTGAAGATGTACGAACAGGCTTATGACAAGCAGCAGACCAGGGCGATGGAGTGGGCTAAACAGAACGGCCCAGCTATCAAAAGCACAGGGACGCCATTAAGTCCTGACATGGAAGCCAAATTGGCTACCATGACTGAAAGTCAAAAGAACGCTATAAATAGCGCTCCGGAAGATAGCCGCGGCGCTCTTATGGCAATTGCATTCGGCCCGGGCAGCCTTGACTTTCATAATATCTTCCCTGTTCGTCTAACGAAAGGCGCCCCCGGCATGAACGCACAACAAGCGATCGGAATCATCAAGCAGTTGAATCCGAATTGGGACGAGCAGCAATATCGCGCTACCCAAACTGCATATAAGCAAGTTACGGGCGGTGATTTGGGTAAGGCTATAGGACAATACAACAACGCTTTACAGCACTCTGCTCAACTACAAGACACCCTTCTTAGCGCAACTGGAAGAGCTAATAATCCAAAATTTATTAACACCGGTCTTAACGCTATGGAGAAACAAGGTTGGGGCACGGAAGCCAACGAATTGACTACGATAGCTACTGCGCTGCGTAGCGAATTTGAGCTTCTAATGGCCGGCGGATATAAACCATCAGACGCAGATAGTCAGGCGTACGCTCAAGTTCTTAATCCAGCTGTTACACCAGCTCAGTTAGGCGCGTCATTAAAACAAATAGCGCATATCGGTGCTGTTCGATTGAGCAACATTAATGAGCAATATAAGCGTATTGCCGGAAAGAATGTTCCCGCTATTGTGTCTAAAGACGCCGCGGATTCCGCAGTTCATCTTAACGTCGATCCAGAGACAAAACGAATTCTAGGCAACTTAAACGTTGGCGACACATTGTTCCACGATCCTAACTGGAAACCGCCAACAGACGCAGAAGCGAGTCAAGACGCGCTTAAAAACGCAACGCCACCTCCATCATTACCACTTGCGGCTATTTCTCAACTACAAGAAGGCCGCCGGACAGAATTTAAAAACGGCCAAGTATGGACACTTCAGAACGGCAAACCTGTTCAGCTAGAGACTAAATAATGCCAGATCCTCAAAATACGCAAACTGTAGACGATCCTTGGGCGGTGGTATCTCAAACCCCCGTTTCTTCTACTTCTCCTGCTTCTGCTCCAGAAGACAATCCTTGGGCTGTAGTATCTCAAGCCCCGATGCAAAAAGAAATTGCTCCGGAAGATCAGGGCGTTATAGCAGGTGTAAAGCGTAATACAGTCGGATTAGTTAAAGGTTTATACCATGCTTTGTCCGATCCTGCCACGGAACAAGAAAAATCGGATATTCTTAACAAAATACAAGCAGAGAATAAAAAGTATAACGAAGCTATTCCAGAAGAGCTAGCTAATAATCCGAGCCGAGCTACGTTAGCTTACCATCGGTTAATCGATGCTCCAGCCGTCATGCTGGCTGATAAAGGTCACGATGAGCGCCAAGCAGCTCACGATCTGATGCAAAAAGGTCAGCATTGGGCTGGCGCAAATGCTTATTTATCTGGTTTGACAGATACGGGACTATCAGCCGTTCCGGTTTTAGGGCCTATGATTAACAACATAGCGGAGCGTTGGGAAGCAGGCGACCATTCCGGAGCGGCCACTGATATAACAATGCTATTGGCCCTGGAGCACGCCCCGAAGGCCGCTAGTTCTGTCGTAGGTAAGATTCTCGGTGCTAAACCAGAATTGCTTCCTGAACCTACCGTGGGTATCCAAGAAGCTCAGCCGACGCTGCCGCAAAAGGCTGGTCAAGCGGTCGGCAAGACTGTTCTAGGGCCTGTCGGTGAGCAATCCGGGAAACTGGCTGAACGAGCGACTGGAAAACAAGCTGACGCTATCAAGACGCAAGCTCTTCAGAATATGCGTAAGGCGATTCCGCCGTCTAAATCAACTCCTTATGAAGACGCAGACCTTCAAACGGCCCGTAACATTCTTGAAGAACATCATAGCGTAGAAGGCCAGGAAATAAGAAACGTCCAGGATATCCGTGATGCATCGGATGTCGAGATTAAAGAAAGAGAAAATAGAATCGGACAAGCCGTCGGCAAGATAGCCAATGACCCTATTACTACGAATGTCCTGAAAGACGTCGAAAGAGAACTCAACAAGAATACCAAAATAGGCTTTGCTGACGAAGGATTGAAGGCTTTAAAAGAATACAACCTTGAGAATCCTACGATTGCAGAGGCGGATAGAATTCGGCGCGATCTTAACAATCGTAACAGGGCCACGTTACAAAAGAACAAATACGACGTAGCTAGTGCTCAAGCCGACGATCCCGGCTTCGCAGCTAGACAAGTAGCGGCCGACTCTCTTCGTGAGGGTATTTACGGCCAGTTGGAAGCCAGAGGATTTGATGGCGTAGACGAACTTCGTAAAGACGAGGGGTCATTAATCCGGATTCGAAATGCCGCCGAAAGACAGATTTACGCTGGCGATAAAACAGTCCGCGGTAGCGGTAAAGCAAATACAGCCCGTAGAATTGCTGGCGGGGTAGCCAAACTGGCGGCTACAGGCGCCGGTTCTGCTATCGCTGGCCCGGCTGGCTCTATTGCCGGAAGTGTTCTAGGCGACATTTTAAGCAATGCAATCGCCCCTGGTGATCTTACCAGGGACGCTTTAATAGAAAAATCATTTGGTATGAAAGCCACAAGTGGTAATCCAGCTGAAATTACAGGTGGGTTAAAAGAACCCGAGTGGGATTTAACTAAACCAGTTCCAGAAGAGAAGTAAAAACTACCCCGATATACCGGAGAAAGAGTGAACAAAGCAATCAATCGGTTGTTTCAAATGGTTGGTTACGACAAGCCTAAACCCAAACCAGCGGATCCCAAGGCTCGTATTTTATTCATTCTTAAAGAAAGACACGGATATGATTATTCATATTCCGGTATGTCTAGCGGGCTTTATAACTCCGCTAAGTTCTCGAGCGATATGCTGGCGGCCAACGGCTACGTTACGAAGATCGTTGAAGTCGTAGACAACAATTCGATTGATAAAGAAGTTACGGCATTTAAGCCAGACGTCGTTATTATTGAGGCGTTGTGGGTCGTGCCTAGTAAATTCGCCGTTTTGAACGCCTTACACCCTAACGTCATTTGGATTGTCCGGATCCACTCGGAAGCCGCCTTTTTGGCCCAAGAAGGCATTGCGATCGATTGGATTAGCCAGTATCCAAAGTACACTAACGTTTACGTCGCGATGAACAGCCAGGAAGCCTTCAGTCAGGCGAAGGACTTCTATACCGACAAGCTGGTCAATCTCAACAAGCTCCTTTATTTGCCTACCTATTACCCTGCTCCGAAAAACCCCTATTTCAACCCGACTAAACCCCAGCAGAATCTATCCGTTGCCTGCATGGGCGCCATCCGGCCGTTAAAGAACAACCTCATTCAGGCTATTGCTGCGATGAGATTCGCCGACCGTGAGGGTAAGATCCTTAACTTTCACGTCAACAACACCCGCGTCGAATCCGGTGGTAACAGCTGCTATAAGAATTTGGTAGCTCTGTTCGCTGGCACGAAGCACAACCTTATCCAGCACGGCTGGATGGACCATACTATGTTCCTGCAATTCCTTTCATATATGGATATTGGTATGCAAGTGAGCTTTTCAGAGACCTTTTGTATCATTGCCGCGGATATCGTTTCGGCTGGCGTGCCAATCGCTGGCAGTCCGGCTATCCGTTGGCTAGACGAAGATAGTCAGGCTGATACCATTACGGTTGAAAAGATTACCGAAACGCTTTGCCAGATATATCAAAATAATGGTCTTATAAAAGATAATCTAAAGAAGCTTCAAAAATACTCTAAAAATGCTCAAGCAGCCTGGTTGGCTGAGTTAAAATTTCTTAAATTCTAGTTGACAATGGTTTCACCAGCGGTACAATATCGGCAAGGAGATACAATGGCAAGGCTCAATGGCGGTGATAAATTAGCTTCAGGCGGGGTTAAAGCTACGTTCGGTCCAGTAGAAAAGGTGTCAGACAAGAAGTGGGCGGAGGCATTCGATGATTTCGATCCCTCGCAGTACTATCGTGATACCTTGCTGCTCAAGAATAGAAATGCTGGCATTGGCCCTCGAGAAGCTACGAAACGCTAAACATGCCGATCATTCCAATATCGACGTCAGGATCTTTCTCGACGTCTCTCCAGACGAACGGATGGAAGCCACGTGCTGGGTACGCGATAACTACTTCCCGACTGCAGAAGTGTTCCGCACTAGAGAGCGACCGGATGTTCCTTCCGGCGCGTGGAACATACTGCAGTCGTTGCGGCAAGGATACCAAACAGGCGCGGAGTTTATTTTTCTAGTTGAGGAAGACATTTTTGTCCGACCAAATTATTTCGAATGGCATTTCGAAGCACAGGAAACCGGAGAATATTTTGCAACGTGCGGACGAAAACTCAAACACTGGCGTCGTAACTTCTACTCCAACCCCGGCAGTTGTTTCCACCGCGACAAGCTACGACTTGTCATACCGCACATCAACGACAAGTTCTTTCTTGACAGAAAAGGCTATATGGACAGGTTCTTTGGTCCAAACGAACGATTTGGCGAGTTGGACGACGGTTTAATCCAGCGGGTTCAGATGGCTTCAGGGCTGTTGGTCAAGTATCCGGACGAACCGGTAGTAGCGCATCAAGGCTTCCGTATGTACGGCACGACAGAAGAATGGAGAGCGAAAGGCGATACAATAGAAGATCGGATCAGAGATCTTAGAAAGGTTTTAGCTAATGTCGACCCCCACGGTAGGTATACATCCGACTATGAAACTTTTGAGCGGTCTTGAATACCGAATACAGAATACTGCAAAAGAAGAACGTTTTTGGCGTTGGCTAGCGGAGTTCTACGACCGTGAAGAAAAGTACGATAAAGAACATCCTAGAACGCCGACAATTCCAACGATAGAAGAAATATTCGACAGCCAATGGACCTGTTCTGATTGTCAAGTAACCGTATGCCGGCAGAATAGTCGCCTGTTAGATTATGCCATTTACGGACATATTCAACATTTTCACGACCCGAGTGGATTTAATAGTCCTAAATCACGGGTTAGAAGTTTAAAAGTATCTATCGGCGAAAGTCATCTTAAGCAGGGTTGGTTTTTAAAAAATTAGACAACGTAACAATTCAGATGTTTCTCGGTGCAGATGGTCATTCAAGGGCTCAAAAACGTATGAAGGATTTTCTATGAGTCAGGATTTCGATAAAGAGATCATTAAAACTATTAAAGAGTGGGTTGAATCTATACCCTCCGCTAATCGTGAATTAGCGATTATCTCCGTATCAGGAGTATCTTATTCTCCTAAAGAAATTTTAAAAAACGTCGAACAAAAAACTACTTTCGGCAATAGCTTCCTATCTGGTCTGGTTCAACTTCACAGCAGTATGGTTTCAGAAGATCCTAATGCTTCTGTTCTTGATCTTATTCGAAAAAGCATTTAAGGGGGCGTATGTGCGTTTGCGTTAGATTGGAAGTACGCGGGCCGGCGTTTAGACACGTAACGAAAGAGTGTTACGACGTTATAAAGCTCAACCCTCATCCTGAATGTATCGCCGGATGCCATAGGTTAGAAACCGAAACGCCGTATTACGTCGTTTGCGTACTTTGTTACGAAACAACGCATGAAAAGACTTCCGTTCCTATCGCAGCGAAAGAAGAAATTTTAAGGACGCCTGGCGATAAAGCTGAAGATCAACTAGCCGCAAAATTAAAGAAGGCCGCGAAAAGAGCTTTATGATAGAGTTGTCCGCGATTGCAATTCCTCGCAGAAAGCGAGGGCCTTCTTTGGCAAGGCGTTCTTACCAAAAGGGTTATGTATTTCAGAAAGGACGTAGGATTACGGACATCTGGGATCCAATCGCACCAGCATATCTGCAATTTTGGCGAGACGCGAACGGATCCCGCCGGCGGGAAGTTGTATCTCTCGGACCCTGCCGGACCAGGACGATCGCAACTAGGGCTGCTAGTCAGCGGCTCGAAACTCTCGGTATCAACTCTAACCAAACCTTCATCGAATCGACGTCTAATGTCACCTTCCAGCAGCAAGGCGAACAATGGCTAAAGTTGTTGGCCAATCGCAAACGCAACCCGCTTGAAGCTACAACCATATCTAACCGCCGCTACACACTTGACAAGTGGCTCTACCCCCGAATTGGCCCCGAACTGCTCTCTGCTATCTCCAACCGTACGATGAAGGAATTGGTTGAATACTTCGTCGGCGCCAACCTTGCCGCGTCTTCAATCCGCGACTATACGCTTATCGCCAAACTCGTCGTTGCATCTGCGATCGACGACAACGGTGAAGAACTATTCCCAAGAAAGTGGAAAGAGGAATATATCGATGCGCCAATCGTCAAAGACCAAAATCAACCTACAGTTGACGCCGAAGGAATCTCGGCAATTATCCGAAATAGCCCAGGCCAGATTGGAGTCTTATATGCGCTCCTTGCCGGATGCGGACCTCTTAGAGTTGGAGAGGCTCTTGGACTCGAAATTCGTCACATATCGGGTGACTTCAGAACCCTCGTCATCAACCAGAAAGCCAAACGAGGTGTTATCCAGCCGTACCTCAAAACCAAGAACGGTGAAAGGGAAGTAGACCTGTGCACGGAACTCGCAGACATGCTACGCAACCACGTTGGCTCGAGGGCATCTGGCCTGTTGTTCCAGAACACGAAAGGGACACAACTGAGTCAGGCGAACCTTCTCAACGACCACCTGCACCCGGTACTGAAACAGTTGAACCTACCGATCGGCGGCTTTAACATCTTCCGCCGGTTCCGGATGAAGCACATTGACCTGTCCCCCGTACCAAAGTCGCTCCAGCACTTCTGGTCCGGGCACGCGCAGACGCACATCTCCGAGACGTATGTGCATCTTTTGAATGATCGACCAATAAGGCTTGAGTGGGCTGAACGGCTTGGTATGGGATTTACTTTACCTGGCCAACCTGGCCAACTCATCGGACTACGAAAGTCCGCTTAGATACAGAAAAGAAACTAGTTATTCGGTCAGACAGTTTCCCGTGCTTCCGCCATATCGAGACTTAAGAACACATAACTCGAGGATTTGCAATCACTTAAGTCTCGGATATGGCCTTCAATTGGCCTACTTGGCCTACTCATCGCGGCCCAGTCCTTCCCACTGCATCTGCCGAGCTACGCCGTAATTCGTTAGCCTCGGCCAGTTGGGCGGCTATCTCTTGCAACAACATAAGTTCTACCTTTCTATTTTGCGTAGCGTCAAGCTGACCTTCGCCGTACTCCCCCGTTAGAGATGTAGGCAACTCACGTATTTCTTTACTAGTCATTTTGTTCTCCTTTTAAGTTGAATCCTAATCCTATCTTCTCAACCCAATCTTTTCTCAGTTGGATATTCTCCCGCGACTTGATATACCGCTCCGTGATATCCCCTGTTGCATGGCCGGCCCAGAACTTAACCAGACTCATAGGCGCCCCGGAATTCTCAAGATACGTCAATCGGAACCTTCGAAGGCTATGAACAGGCGGAATCTCCAGTTGTTTCGCCTTTTCGTATACCGTCATCGGCCTGATAACGCCATTTGTACGGCCGTGGAACAACCATTCGCCGTCTTTACGGTTTAACCCCTTCAGCAGGTCGTTCAATGTGCTGCAGATATCCACTTCCCGGTTGCCAGCTGGCGTTTTGGTCGTTTGCTCTTTACCGCGGTAAATCGTCATCCGGACGACCAGCTTACTTTCATCGGGATCCCAATAACTTGATTTAACCTGTGGACCTACCTTTAAAGCCTGCATCTCGCCCACTCTCAGCCCCGATCCGGCTAGAAAAGCCAACAGTTGACCGAACGGAGCCTCGGCTTTAGATATCGCTTCCTGGAGCTTTTGTGACGTTATTGTAGGTGCTTTTTGATCTTTTGCTACAACCGGCGGAGCATCAATGAACTCAGTATTCCATTTTCTAGCATAAATTTCATTACCGTTTTCGTCTACTGCACTGGAAACAATACCCTTAACACAATTCTGAATACCTGCAATGGTAGCCGGGGACAGTCCGGCTTCATCCAGTTTAACTATAAAGTCTTTCATCGCGCCATTTTCGTAGTCTATTAAATCAATAGAACCTATTTCTGGCACGATCCACCGTCTTAAATAGCAATTATAGCTATTAAGAGTTGAAGGTTTAGCCGGATTACGCTTCCGACTAGTCAAAAGACGTATGTAAATTTCAGACTGCTGTTTGATGTTCATAGCTTCATTATAGCAATGAACATCGGTTTGTCAAGCTTTATTTTTCATGCTTTCGAAGAATGGAGCCATCTCGTGTAAATGGCAACCAACTGGGCCGGCGTCCGCCTGGCCAGAAGCTACCAACGCCATAAGAAAAGCTTGGATACCCGACATCACGCTTTCTAGACTTACGTCTCCGTTTAAAACCACTTCTGCTAACGCCATCGTAACCACTTCAACTTCGAGGTTCCGGGCCTCCGAAGAGGCCCTGATCTGGGTAACCATTCCTTTGGTCCTTTATTAATGGCCCTGAGCCTATTGTGTCATGGCCGCCGTCTCGTTATCCACCACAAACAGGCTGCCGCCTGTCCCCGGTACGAGAAGGGTATACTTCTTATTGAATCCTGCCTTACTGAATTGATACCGAATACGAGCTGCTAATTGTTTCTTCTCGACTTTTTTATCGCCAACCATTAGTATTTCCTTACCGTCTACAATTAAAGGTTCACCGAAATCCACTATCGCTGCTTCTGACCGATTCAACCCTTCCTTTAACTTCTCTACCAGATCTAACCAAAAAGGCATCGTGATAATCATAGCTTCTGAATGACGACCACGCCCCAAAGAAGGGGGCATTTGGGATTTAGAAATAATGCGAACCTGCGGTCCCTGAGGCCCTTTTTGTTCTTTAGACTTCATAAACTATACCTATCCTTTTCTGTTAGGAGGGATCTAACATAATCTTTATATCGAATTGTTAAATTCTTGTCAAGACTTTTTTTCTGGTGTGTCCAATAAGTGACTAAAAATACCCTATTGGCGGTATTTGACTTTGTAGGGTGTATGTGAGATAACGATCCAATCGTAAGCAACCGATAGTAGCGGAGGGTCAGGGATGTTACCGGAAAAAATTACACTATTAGCCAGACAGATCGAGGAGCTAGAGCAAGAGATCAAAAAGCTAACCGACCATAAAGAACATCTGGAAAGGCACATCTGCTTCTTAAAAGAGCTAGAAAAATCGATTAAGTTGATATATAAAAAAGATTGACTGCTCGGAATACCAAGCAACGTAACTCTTTTTAGACTTGCCTTCTTATACCCTACAGATTTTATTGTATAGACAAAATCGCATTGTGTTCTATATTGAACATAACTTCAGACGGACCGGCGGTATCTTATACAAGGAGGCATGATGAAAACCCTATCTGAAGAAATCGCGAAACTTGAACAGGAGGTCAAAAACAAAACCAAACTAGAACAGCACGTCAACTTCCTTTACGAACTGAAGAAATCGATCAGCTTTGTTTGTCAAAAAGCTAAACTCGCCGTAGTGTTAACTTTATTACTAGCGGGTTTGGTAAAAGCTGACGGTATCAACCTTTACAGTCAAGTTCAGTGGTTTGGAAACCCAAGTGTCGTGCCTAGAATTGTCGAGACATTTGGCGGACCTATAACCAGCAATGTTGTCACTCCTGGTTTGATATCGACCGGAGGAGCCTTTATAGACGAAGGGGTTCTTAATATAGGCATCCCTTTCAGCATATCCATGTCTAACTGCTTTAGATGTGCATTCAGTGTGGTGTATCTAGAGCTTAATCGACCGGGTGGTTTCGGCTACTTTTACGAAGCTGGAATTGAATACATCAATCAATTCAAACATGACCGTGACCATGATCGAGATTTAGACATTAGTAGTGTTTTATCGTTTGAGTTTACTGGACTATATCCGGGCATTTACGAGTTTGACGCCGGCGCGGTAAACTTCTTCGATAGAGATAATCGTAAGGATCTAATACAAACACCAGAGCCATCAATAATGATGTTGTTGGCTGGGGCGTTAGCGTTAATCCTTTTTAAATATGCCTATTCGTCTAATCTCGTGTGGCGGCACGAACGTCATGCAATAGCCGTCGGTAAACCATAAACCTTGATTAGCTGACCGCTGGACCGTCCTGGTGATATCTGCTACCGGCGCGTCAGCTATCATTACTTCGCTGTTGTCCAAAAAGACGAACACTCTGGCCTTGGGATTAAAATGCTGCTCCATCAATTCGGCCAGACGCTCGTGCGTCATAGCCTTCGGCTTTTGGCTTTTAATACGCTCTTGTAGCTTAAGCCGACGTCTCCGGGCGTCGTTCATCCGCGTTCCCACCGGCCATTAACGAACGTCTGCTTCGGCCGGCTAGCATTTTCGGCCTTCTTCTTGTCTTTATGCAATTCGGCGGATCGGCTATTCTTTCGATCCCAATTCGGTTTTTTATCTTTCTTATCGTTAGCCATTTTTAATCGCCTCCGCTAATCCCTTGCCGTAAAAAGGTTGGCATTCACAGCACATAAGACAACTGTAATGGCCCTTTTGCCAACAATGCTGATGGCCATTCAATTCAGCTACGAAAGCGTCCGCTTGGACATAAGCCAGATTTTCCAGCCACGGCTTGTCATTAGGACACCAACCCCACCGACGCCCATCATTTAAAAGCGGACGGAGTTCTTTTTGAAGATCCTGGATAACTTTAATTAACTCATTCTTTTTAATTTTTAACACTTTTTCGTCACTTTCCACGCTAATAATGCTGCGCTTAGCCCTATACCGAACGACATACCTTTAGGCGGATCGGGAATGGCAGTCTGGAGTACTGCGCCGATGACCAACGCCGATAATCCGAACAGAAGCAATGCTTGATACAGTTTCATAAGATATTAAACAGCTCCTTCTGCGGCTCTTCAGCTAATTTAAACAGCTCTTGCCACATCAAATCGACCGCTGGCAGACCACGCTGCTTTACTATTAAAGCCAATCTTTCGGCCTCTTTGACTAAAGCCGGATCAGCCTGTTCAACCTGCCGTCTAGCTTTAAGATATTCTATCAGTTCCATTTTCCCTTTCGCAATATAAACAAATATCTTCGTATTCGTAAAAGTACACCGGATCGTGACAGATTCTGCACCACGGACCGGGATGAACCGGTGGAACGAATACTGGGACATTTACTTCGAACTTTGGTTTAGCTTTCTTTTCTTTTTTCTTCCTGGGCGCGGCCTTCGTCTCTACGACGTAAATCCGCTTACCTTTGTTCTTTATGGTTAGATAGATCATTTAACAGCGATGTGAAACACCCGCCATAAAGTTACCAGCGTTGCTATACACCCGACTATTGAACACATCGTGCTAATTACTGAACAGGTCGTCCGGATGATATTGTTACGGTAAAATATTTTTTCAACTTCCTGCTGGTTCACTTTTGGCCTCTTGCTTCTTAACCGCTGATTTGCGCTTCTGTTCTCGCCACAAAGCTCTCTCTTCGAATCTATGCTTGTTCATTCTCCAGACGTCGTATTCATAAAACATAACGAAAAACCCCTGCAGGACAATCACCCACAACGCGACGTTTTCCATCATTTGAGGTAAATTCCTTTCATCGTAGCCTGCTTAGGAAACAGCATTGTCAATACCGTCCGGGTAGCGTCGAAACAGAACCACAATAGCAAAAGGCTGACAGCTACGGCGACTGACCACCGGAGTTTATTCACGAATTGATCCTTCTGACCCAACCACTTACGAACTGGCGTTGCGTCGGATCGTTAGCCCCAATTTGCATAGCGTGTTCAACTAGAGTTACCTTATAGTCTGATAGCACTTTATTAGCATCCGATGAGTTCAGCTCGGCTAACGTATTAGGGCCGAATGCGCCGTCAACCGAAACTCCCAAAACGAACTGCAGGAATTTGACTGCACGGCCGACGCCGAACAGAACACCGACGTCAAAAATTTTATCTGCCAGATCCTGGCTATCGATCTGGCTATAATAAACCTTCCAGTACTGTTCTTTATAAATCTGAATAGCTTGTTCTTCAGTTAAATTCTTAATATCCAAGCCAGGGTGGCTCGCACTCGCAATACCAAAATTTGTAGGTCCGCCATGGTCGGCCGAATTATCACTATATCCTCCTTCGTTCACGAGGGTTTTGCGGATAGAAATATTAGGATCAGCCACGTTTACCTCTCATACCAACGAACTCTACGGCACCGTTTACACTTCCAGCTGTAATGAAACTCTCCTGTCATATCCGGAAAGCGGATCATCATTGTGTCTAACGGACTATCTTTATGGCCTAAAAGAAAACAGCCTATTGTATTAAAGAAGCGGCTCATAAGCACCTTGTTGGTACAGTTTGTCTAATCCTGCATAAAACCGGACGTGATGGCCGCCATCTTCTTCATAGCCTAGATAGCCAGTCTGATATAGATCCGCGTGAACCATTTCGTGAAGCAATACTATTAATACTAGGTTTTGATGATCTATCAACGCTTCGTCGATTACCAACTCTTTTTCATCTATTTTATAATGGCCGTCCGAACCAGCCATTTCCTTACTTCCTGTAAAATAGACATTTTCCTCTAATAGCTCTATCCGACCGCCAAAGAACTTAATGTTATACATTTTAAAGAAGTCGTAAAGCTTTTTGTCGGTCATCCGTCTCATTTAAGTGTCCAGGCCTCCCAGCAGAAATCGTAGCAGAACATTTCCTTGTGCGTCTTGTTTAATTCTTCTCTAATTTTATTACGGCGATTTTCAGCACCTGGGACAAAGATATGAAACTGAACTAAAATGTTTTTAATATCCTTAATCTTACCGGTTTCAATTAACCGCTCCAGAACCGGATACTCGCAGCCCTCGCCGTTCAGCGCTAGAAGATCCGCATCGCCATATATCTCCTTAACGACATCGCGGACTTCAACTTTCTCGGCGTCTTTATCGCAAGGAAAAAATATACTGCTGCCTTCGTCCATGCCGGCTATCGGAACAGTATAGTCGCGATCTTCTAAGGCATAATTGTGAACTGTAACCCATTTATTATCGTAAAAGCGTTTTTCGATGTCTTCCGCAAAAGTTTTAACCGGCTCGTATACATCAACTATACAATTATACTTATCGAGAATAGATGCGGTAAAATTACCCTTATAGCCTCCGACATCTATAACTACACTATCGTGATCTAACTTGAATTGACCGATAAGCATATAATTGCCGGCATCGTGCCAATATCGTTCGTGCTGTTTAGCCTGTAGATCCAGAAGATGCTTAGGGAAATCGTAAAAACTCATATCGCCGTCCACCGTTTCGGAATAACTTCGCTAGAGTCGACCCCTGGTGCGTTGGCAAACCATTTCTTAGGACCAACTACCATGCGGTTCTCTGTATCGTAAGGAGACATCCAAGCACCCCAGAATGAAAACGAGGAGTTTGCTAGCACAGCGTTTTTACAGCGGCTCATCAGCCACAAGTCTTCGTCTTCACGGCCTAGATGATCGTGATTGGTCTGGTCATACGTTCCTACTACTTCGAAAGGATATGGGATTTGAAAATTCTTCTTGCACCATTCGGGCTCATCAGAAAACACGAAGAAGTATGGCGGAACGTGCTCAGCCACTATCCGGCAAGCTTCTAAATAGTACGCCATGTCCAGAACACCGTGATAGTCTGAATTAAGATAGTCCGTTCGGCGTACAGTAAGAAAAGTACTTTGGTGCCCTTTTTGATAAATCTTCTTTACTGTTTCAAACCCTCGATCAGATAGCATTTGCTTCGGGCGAAATATCTCCAACAGTTCTTTGCGATACTGCTTAAAATACCTCTCATCCTGAAAATATCCACGTAATACATCGCCGTCTTTAATGTCCGTCACCAAATCTATATCGTAAGGCATCTGCCTTTCATTAACTGTCGACCGCTTACCAAACGTCAAATTCTCTTTAACTCCGGCCCACAGACCCATTGAGTATTTCCGCATCCTGTCATTCTGCAGAAGAGTGATGTCCAACTCCAACTCGACTCCTAGATCCTTGGCACGAGCGTAGCCCATCGCATATTGGAATTGTTGATTACTCATGCCCCCTTGAAGCATCGTAGTAATCATAGCTTATACCCGGACTCTTGGGCATCTTTATAAAACATCTTAACGGTGTCGAGACTATAGTCATCAAGGTTCTTACCTAGAAGCGGCAGCTTATCCAGGATGTCTTTCGTAGCCGTTATGATGTCACAGCCAATTTCATCGGCTTGAACAATATTTAATACTTCACGAGGGCTGGCCCAGATCAATTCCGTCTGCGGGCTGATATCGCGGATGATCTTAAGCGCTTTAGCCATCCGCGGAATGGGATCCCTGCCGGTATCCGCGATTCGACCGGCGAAGACCGAAATGTAACTTGGCGTTGAATGGCTCAGCGCTTCTGCAGAATCCAGAACCTGGTCAAGAGTCATAATCGCTGTGACGTTAACCTTGACACCCTCTCGGCTGAGTTGGTTAATAATCGGATACATCTCGCGTCTTTGAGTATTTGTTACTGGGATTTTGACGTAGACATTACTGCCCCACGAAGCAATCTCCAAGGCTTGGTGGTAGATCAACAACGGGCTGTCTTCAAAGACTTCGAAGGAAATAGGCAGATGGCTGACTGCGGGCAAAAGATCCTTGCAGAACGCTTTATAGTCCTTAATGCCGGCCTTGCGCATCAATGTTGGATTGGTCGTCAGGCCACGGATCAAAGGATTGTTAGCCAGTTCAAGAATCGTCTTTTTATCGGCGCCGTCAGCAAAGATTTTAATGTCCATTAGAATCCTTCAGTATTTCTTTTACAATTCTTTTTAAGTTTATTCCGTCTCTTAATTGAAATGTCTTTTTACACCCGGCGTTGTACCCCGCGTCTACATCCCGCGACGTATCCCCAATCATATAGCATTTAGTTATATCCAAATTGTACTTATCCACAGCTAGTGTATACATACCAGTCTTCGGTTTTCGGCACAAACAGTTATCCTCGTCCGAATGAGAGCACAGATAAACATGATCAACCGGCAATTTGTTCATCAATTCTTGATTAATAGCGTTGACAGCTTCTGATGTGTTTTCCCCGCGAGAGATGTCTGGTTGATTAGTTACCACGATCAATTTAAACCCAGCTTGTTTTAATTCGTTGAGCGCTGGTAGAGCATCCGGGAAAAGGAGAAACTCATTTAAATTCCTCGGGGCTCGTTGATCAAACAACGCATTAAGCGTTCCATCTCGGTCTAGAAAGACCGCTTTGTTCTTCCGTCCGGCCTTCAGTTTCGGGTGATTGACTATAAGATGCCACACGATAGCTTGAAACGACTCTGTATGCGGCGTAACTCGTTCTTCTGAAACGTTAGGGATAAGAATGCAAACATCCGACAATCGGCCGGCCGCACCATCTTTTCGGCCAACAACCGAAATGATCTTTGCTTTCTTTTCAACTGCTAGCTCCATTGCCAGAAGGAGATTCTTGCTGGTTGTAGCGCTTCCGCCCCCGACCGAAAGAACTAGAAGAACGTCTTGACTGTTCAGCTTGCTAACCTTTAGCCAGTTCTCAAAGACGGATGGCCAGCCGTCATCGTTCGTCCTGGCCGTCAGCTCCGCAATGTTATCCGTCGGCGCATAAGCCTCAATATTGGCGATCTTTCTGAAGTCATTAACGGCGTGGCTACAATTGGCCGCGCTGCCGCCTACGCCCAATATGAACAGCCGGCCCTGCAGGTTGGCTAGGATATCGACAGCCTTTGTAATCTGATCTTCGTCTATTTGTCTGCTAATTTCTATCACTTCGTTGAGATATTTTCGTGTAAATATCATATCAGCCGCCAACCGTGTTTAAAAAGATCTCCGTGAACCCACATAACAAACAAACTGAACGGGCCGAAAAGACTAAACAAGCACGCAACTGCCAGTGCGTATCGTTTAGTTGTACCCGGCCATTCACCATCCTGATCGTCAAAATATGCGACTATCGACCCGAACGAAAGAAAATAACATATTAACCAAAACAAGACGAAAAATATTGAGTATATCATATATGAGCCACGATCGATGTGCCTTCAAAATCGAATCTTATTCTGACCTCTCTTAATCCGGCTTTAAGCATACTTGAACGAAGCCTTTGACGATCTTCCGTATAAAACAATAGAAAGCCGCCTCCACCTGCTCCTACTAATTTACCACTTAATGCGCCGTTTGCAAGCCCTAATTCGTACAATCTGTCGATTTCGTCATTGGTAGTACCCGTAGAACGAACCCGTTTAAGATCCCAATGATGAAGCATTAAATTGGAAAATTCGTTGAGATCTCCGTGCGTTAATGCTATCTGAGTAGCCCTTCCTAGATCCTTTATCTGATGCAAATTTTCGGTTATTCTGGCGTCGTCCTGCTGTAATCTAATGTCCTGCTCACTAAGAATACCAGTGGCCAATCTGGAGTAACCAGTAAAGAAAAGCATCAGCCCTTCTTCTAGATTAGCTAAAGTTTCTCGGCTTATGTCCAAGGGCCTATAACCAATATCATCTAAGCCGAAACGGAGGATGGTCAAACCCCCGACAGCGGCAATATATTGGTCTTGTCGACCGCAATGCTGATTAAGAATGTCATGTTCGATATGAAAGGCTTGCTCCGCCAATTGGCATTTGGTTATTGTTTCCCGCTTAAACAAATGAAGAGCCTGTAAAAGTGCAGTCGTGAAACTACCGGACGAACCGAGCCCCGTTCCTGCGGGAATATCTGAAATGCTGTCAATGTCGACTGAGCCATCAATTTTTAAAAACTTCAAAGCTGCTTTAATAACCGGATGCTCGATTTCGTCCGGTGTTTGAACGTCTTCAATCTTTGAATACTTCAGCGTAATTCGATTACGGAACGATTCGTTAACCGTGACATAAACGTATTTATTTATAGCTGCAGAAAGGACTGAACTTCCGTATTTGTCAGCATACGACGGCAGATCCGTACCGCCTCCACCAAGTGTAATCCGCATCGGACTTTTGACAATTATCATTGATACATCCCTGGACCCATTTTAGCTATCCACGCGCCTAAAGGGGAGCAAAAACAATCTTGTCCAGATGTCCAATTGCACCCTTCAGCCGGGCAAACATTAATCTGTCTTTCCCTGATATCATGCCCATTTTCGCACTTCCAATAATGTATTTTACAATTATTGTCGTGGTCGTGTCCCGGTGGACTATAACATCCGAGCAAGGTATTCCCATACCCACCGTACGTCAATTTCTTACTCTGGCACTCAGGGCAGCTTTTGAGTACAGGCTGGCTATTACATTCTTTCATAAAGGCATCCTTCGAAGCTTGCCGTCTTCGTCGCCCCAAACAGTCTTATTTCTATAGTCTTCGTTGACGTGTATTAACCGGCCGGTTACGTGACTCGATTCAGGCGAGGCTAGATACATTGCCAGCTCGACAGCTTTTTGAGGCGTTTCAGTGCCTTTAGGATTCATCTTGCTCTTAACAGAGCCTGGCGCGATACAATTGATCTGGACGTTAAATTGTTCAACTTCTTCGGCTACGCACTCCACGAACCTTACCAAGCCAGCTTTTGAGGCCGCATAGGCAGAATAAAGCCGCCGACCATAAGCAGCACCCCCGCCTGATAGGTGAATAATCTTTCCACCACCTTTAGCAAGCATGTTAGGCAGAACAGCCCTAGTAAGATGAAAACTACCTGTAAGATTTACATCTATAACACTCGTCCAATCTAATATAGAACCGCCAAAAGCTCCGTAAATATAAACGCCTGCGCAGTTAACTACAATGTCGGGTCGGACGGCATTAGCCGTTGATGATATGGCATAATAATCCGTTATTTCCACCTTTTTCCTAAAGACCTCAACGCCTTCGTTATGAAACCTATCCGCAATAGCACCGCCGATTGTTCCGGATGCTCCGACTATCCAGGCTTTCATATATTAACCCAGCCTTTATCTACACTTTTATAAGCAGCTTCAACCATTCGCTGCGCCATTAATCCATACGCACCATTAATTCCGGATTCTACTTCTTGTTCGAATTCAGCCCAGTCTAAAGCCCAACTACTTTCATCCGGCAGGTCAATTTCATGCTCGAAAGGCCGCGTATGGTCATCGTTCCTGATGCCGTGATACAGCCTTGGCGGGCCATAAGAGCCGTCACGACCTTCCAGCCTTAGATAACCTTCTGTGCCGAATATCTCTACTTCAAAGAGATTCGTCCATTGCGTCCAGCTAACATGCACGGTGGCTGTACCGCCAGACGTTTTAATCATACAAAAGACATTATCTTCAGTATCGGGAAAACCGTGATAGCAAAGATCCATATTTGCTACAATTCGCTCAGGGTCTCCGAAAAGAAACGAAATAAGATCAAAGACATGAATTGCCTGCTCGATCGTTACGCCGCCACCACCAAGATCCTTCTGCGTACACCATTCTTTTCCATACCCCGGTCGGCCGCCGTTCCCAAAACGGGAACGAAAGAACATCAAATCACCGAGAACGCCGCTTTCGATAATCTTCTTCGCTCGTTTTACATGGCTTAAATGGCGGTAATTAAATCCGGAATGCAGAATCTGCCCTGGCAAAACATTTTGAACTACCAGTTTAGCTTCTTGTAATGTCCGCCCTAGCGGCTTTTCACAAAGAACGTGCTTACCGGCGTGTAACGCCGATACCGCGATAGGCATGTGGTATTTAGTAGGCGTACAAATTACGACTGCATTAATGTCTTTAGCCGTCATAATAAAGTCCAAAGAAACCGGAAGACCTAATTTAGCTGCAGCAATATCGTTGGCATCATGAACAGCCACCAATCGTGATTCAGACTGACGAATAACTTCCGCCCGGATTCTACCAATTTTACCCGCGCCAATAAGAGCTACATTCATTCAATACCTGCTAGTTTACGAGTCCAAGCCATCTTTCGTCGGTGGTATTCATCAGCCTTTTCTTTTGGCCAATTCCACCCGTGCTCCGAATCTGTACACCACCTGGTCCCTGACATATAATGAAACGCCCGTTTATCTGGGAAATGAATGAAGCGATATCTTGTTGGATGAAAGTCTACTGTCGGATCCTTAAAATCGTCGTCATTAGGCGCATCGCCTATTATACTGCTCGACTGGCCTAATTCTAGAACCTTTAATTCCGGATGGTCACGTAGATAGTAATACGTCCTGCCTCCGGTATCCGTCCATTCGTTTTCAACTTCGCTAGGCCACCAAATCATTGTTTCCGGGCTGGGCAGCCTATCCATATCGACCAACAATAGCGGCTCCCAAAGATATTGCATAAAGCCATGACCTTTTTGGGCTGGCTTATTCGGCAGAATTGAACATATTTGATAGTCTTTTAGATAGTCTGTAAATCTAATAGGCTCGATTAGAAAGACATCGCTATGCGTATAGCAAATAGGACCATTAAGTTTGCAGACGATCTTTTCCCATGACCATTGCATAAGATAATTGCCGGCATTGCCGGGCGTCCAGAAGCGGCCTTCCGGAGAAAAGAACGGCTCTGGGCTACCGTAAGTAAAGTTGGTATTGCGATACAGTTCAATTGATTTGTCGCGTTTCGCCTGGACAGTTTCTATACCTAACAAATGACATACGTCTAATACTTCTTGGCACTTTCGCGGGTCTCTAGCCATCTCTAGACTGTTACAGATAACCATTTGAAAGTCGTCTTGAAGATGCTTTTTAAACGATGCATATTGAGGTTGAATCAATTCCGGATTGCAGTCGTTGCACTGGATGATTTTCATGGTTTTGGCCTTGCAAAACCCGATGCCCAAGACATAAAACCACAAATAAGGACCGCAACACCGAACACCATAATTCCTAATTTATCTTTATGAGCTACAGCAAAACACAATCCTGAGCCATAAATAAGTGTTAACACAATCGCTAGTAAACTAGCTACATTAAGACGCCAATTCATCTGCCAGCCTTTATTAAAATCAATCTGTCGTCATTATTGCCTTCGCCGTAAAGTACTTCCGTTTTATACGGGATATCTTCCAGTTTCAATCCGAACGGCTCCTTGGACCAACCGACCTGACTGGGATACAGCCAGACGTCCTCAATGATATAAACGCCGTTCGGCGCCAATAGCGGCACGTACATTGTAGCCGTCAACGCTTGATGCTCTGGAACATGGCTGCCATCGTCGACGATAAGATCAAAGCCCGCGCCTAGCTTTGGCATAGCCATTTCTAAACTATGCCGGTCGCCTTGGTCGCACTGGAAAGAACGGATCCGGCCTTCGTTGATCAGAAGATTAGCCTGACTATCCAAAGAATAAATTTCGGCGTTCGGGAAATATTCGGCCCACATACGCAAACTGGCACCGGGGACGTAAGGCTTGCCAGTCGGATCTGACATACTAGACGGGTCGCCAATACCGATCTCCAGAACTTTACGGACTTCGTTGCGGCGGTCGTTAAGCAGGCGGTGATAGTGTGGAGTGTAGGAATGCCAATTGTATTTATCTGTACCGTATTTCGTAGCTAATTCGCACAATTCCGTTTGAGGCGGCCAAGTTTGTGGCATTAAAGAACCCCTAGATAATCGTTCTTCTGTTTCTTCGGAATCAATCCGGCCTTTTTGGCTGCCGTGACATCCAACGCCACATCAATCATCTCTTCAGGCCTGTGCGGACGCATTTCAATTGGCACCTGACGATAAGCCGAAAATTTCTCCGCTAGGTCCATCAATCGGATAGACTCGCCATTAGCGATATTAAAAGTCCCGGTGACATCTAGTTGGATAGCTTTAATGAACGCTTCGCTAACGACGTCTAGATGGACGAAATCCCTGGTCTGATCACCACCGTAAACAATAATTGGATTGTCATGCGCAAAATGCGTCAAAACCAACGCCTCTGTCCGGCTATCCATATCACCACCAAAGACGTTACCAAGCCTAAGAATCGTATGATTGTGGCATAATTCCCGAATAATCCTTTCAGCGATATACTTAGACTGGCTGTAAGGATTAACACACCCGCTCCAAGTAGCATCTGACTCTTTAGCTGGCGTCGTCCTATTGCCATAAATAGCTCCTCCAGTTGACGGGAATAAGATTTTATCAACCGTGTTATTACGTAGAAACTTCAAGATTCGGAAAGCGTTGACGTCCAGCATATAATCAGCCTTGCTACCGGAGTCGACAATCGTACTTAATGCGCCGATATGTAGTACGACGTTGAAGTGATGACCTTTAAATTCGCCGAAATCCTGGCCGTTCTTAAGATCGCATAAAGAGATCAGCGCCGTCGGAAAAGCCCTATAAAGCCGCGGTAAAACGCCTGAAGCAATGTAGCTGGAACTTCCTGTAACTAAGATGCGCATAATCTCCTTTATCTTTCGCAACACGGACACGGTTTGCGGGTTAACTTATATCCTTGACAATACGGACATACAGCCGACACAATCACGTCCTTAACCGCTTCATGCATGATGTGGTCAATCTCTTCCTGGCTGATACCCGCCTCGGCTAGCTTGTCGCGTACCCACTGCCCTGCTTGGGCACTGATACTCAATCCCGCCCGCTCGATTTCATCATCGATGAATTCACTCATTATATATACCCAAGGTCCTTATGCTTACGCCTTACTGCATCACCGGCATTAAGCCGTTCCGTATGTCCGCCGCCGTAATAGCCACAATTAAGATGCCAGGCCGAATGATGCTCTACGAACGGCAGCAGACTAGCTGTCATCTCGCCACGCTCTATAAACGGGCCGATGACTTGGCCGGCCCAGACATCCTCTGAATGAAAGTACATATCCGTCTCGGCCAATGCTTTAGCCGCCTTGTTTGACACGAAAAAGCCTACGCCTCCGGACAGATAGACATAAAGGTGCGGCAATGTCGCTCCGTGGCTGTCTTTATAAGCCGGATATTTAACGCCAAATTGATTCTCTCCGTGATTACGGCCGCACAAATGGCCGCCTGAAAAGTCGTACTTTTCGAACCCGGATTTGAGCAATTCTTGCACGATTAAATAACTGTCAGTGTCTGCAAAATAACAAAAATCGTAGTTATTGTCAACTATATATTTACAAGCCAATTTGACTTTAGGCTGTAGCTCCCAATAGCCGTCGTCTACGTCGAACCATAATTCGTCTTTTAAGATTTCTGACGGCAGTTCTATCCTAGGGCCGCCCATAACAAAATAAAGATCTACGCCAGCTGGCAGAGTGTTGGCATACGTCTCTCTAATTGCCCAATGGCAGCCGGCGTATTTATCGCGCTGGCATGATTTAATGACTATCGCTATTTTCATTATGCTCTTTATACATCTTCTCTTGCCAACCATATCGGGGATGGTAAACTTCCTGATTGTACTTCCACCGCGGAAAATGCCACGATGCCTTACACTCGAGATCTTCTAGATCGCCTATCTTTACCAAGCCTAGTTTTTCCAGCGGTCCGAGTGCTTGGCCTGACTGAATGTCTTCGGCCCAGCCTGTAAATCCTGTACGTAAAATATAATCGGCACCTTTAGCCGATACAAAATAACCGCACCCTCCGCTTGGCCAGGGCCAACAGGGGTCGTAAACAATATCTCGTCCGTCAATATATCTAAAGGTCTCGCCAATAGGCTTAATTTTCCCGAACCGACCAGATAAGTCATAGTCTTGAAAAGGAAGCGCAATAAGGCGTTTTGGTATAACGAACGTATCCGTGTCCGCAAGGAAAATGTAGTCATATTGTTTTTCTAAAGCCCATTTAAAAATAGCCTTAACCTTTTGAGGGAGTGAATCGTAATCGTCTTTAACATCCAACCATTCTTCATCGCCGTCGGTACATAGCCTATAACTTTCCGTGCCCATAAAGAACCGTAAATCAACGCCTTCGGGAACATCCTTGCCCCACGTCGAGCGAATGACGTCATGATCGCCGCGCATCCAGTCGCGACGGCATGATTTTATAGATATTAATAATTTGCCCATTTATTGTTTCTTATGTACGCAATTACCGCTTTTAAAATATCTACCGACTCTCTTGCCTGGCCTAAAAGAGTATTACAATGTTGACATAAAATTGCTCTTATTCTTTTACGTAATTTACCTCTTCTGCAATGCCAACCTTTATGATCTGTCGCCCAACCTAGACCAATTGGTTTCTTTCTTTTACAAATAGCACACTGTCGGCCCTGCTTTGTAAAAATATCCTCCCACTCCAATAGAGTTATTCCATAAGCAAATCTTAAATTCCAGTCCCTCATCTTTTTTGAGGTCCTATTTTTCCTGGCATTTCTCCTTGCTGCCACAGGGTCGTTCCAGTACTTCTTTTTAAAACCTTCGGACCTACAAGCAGTACAAACGCCCATTCGCCAACGCAGACGGCCTTTTTCATCCCTTTTGTCCGGCGAAAAACAAGAAAAGTGCTTTATTTCTCCGCATTTAGTACACTTCTTACGTCTCTTCATAGTCGACTGTTCCGCAACCTAAAACATACTTCTTAATGCCGCGTTTCTTAAAACAACTTCTTTCGGGGCTCCTAGCTCTATTACGGAATTCACGATATCGATCACTGTTCTGATTCGGCTGTTCGCTAATGCTAACTCCGGGTATCCAACCTACTTTAAGACCTGCTCGCTTGATATCCACGAACCACGAACCGTGTTCACCTTGCCCTATCTTAGCCTCTGGATCCCATTGGACTTTCTGAAATACTTCTTTTCGAACTAAACAGTAATTAACCGTCAGATCAATTGGATAGAGCCAGGGAATAATTTGATTTGCCGCGGCATAAATACCCCACAGAGCTGGCGACTCTTTAATTTCGTCGCCTTTGTCTTCTAAGTAATACTCATAAAATTTATTATTGACCCGTCCGCTAACAACGCTTAAAGTCGGCCAGTTATCCAAACACTCCACGAAAGACTCAATCCCTTTTCTTACTTCCGGAGGATTAAAGTCGAAATCATCACTGCCAATCAAAAGATAGGGCCGAGTTGCTGCGCTCGCAATACAATTGCTCATACAGCCAAATCCGGAATCCCATGGAAGCGTAAAGCACAAATGCCCTTCCCGGCTAAGCTCTGAATAAAGATCATACTTTTCCTGCGTATGCTCTCCGCAGTCTGCAATTATCATTTTAGCGTCAGGCATCGTACGGCGAATCGCTGCGATAGAATTTTTTAAGCACTCATCGCGTAAAAAAGTACGAATCCCGATGCTGACTTTGCTTAAATCCATTAAAAGTTAAATCCTGCGTGTTTAAACGCCTTGACCAAACGGCTTTGAAGCTCTTCGAATTTATTCTCAAGACTGGTCAATCGCTCTTGTACGCCATACGGAGTTGTATCTATGAACTTATAATCGTCTTCTACAGGAGTCGAACTGACGTCTCCTTCACCCCAATTTTTAAACTCTTCAGGAAGAACCATCGGCTTTAATTCGCCTCTCGCCTCCTTACCCAATTGAATCAATTCATCAACTTCCTGCCGTGAATACTTGCCAGTCGTAAGCGGGTCGGCGTTACTACCGTCGCCGGTCTTGCCCGGGATCAAATGGCTCGTGTTAGGCTTTAATTCGTTTACGCCGAATGCTTTGTTGCTTTTTTCTGTCATTTTTTACCTCTTTTTCAATTAAGTATTTAAGGATCTGTATTTCGTCAAGTTTGAAATCGCCTTTTAATACTAATTCTGCGTAATCACCGATCATCGGTTTAGTTGGCGTTGGCATTTGTTACACCAGTCAAGGTGAGACTCCCGCCAAAAGGATATTTAAATTTGCTACAAGGATCTGGCTTGTAGTCTGCAGGAATGATAGCCTTGAAATCCGAGCTAAAGAGAATGCCGTAAGACCAATCGTGGCTATCCTTGATATATTTGATATTCATTCGATACAAAAAGTCGTTCCACTCTTTATCCGCAGCTAGTTTTTCGGCATAAATACTGGCAGCCTTTTTAGCATCTTGCGGATCGACTACGATTACTTTGGCGTCTTGAGCTTTAGCCAACGGCGCCAAAAACAGCATTGCGATAATTAAGTACTTCACTTATCCTCCTCAATAATCTTCCTTAAATCACTATAGAACTTATCGCCGGCGACTTTTAACTGCGCAGCGGAAATGTAGAAAGGATCCGGCTCAGTCAATAGATCGTACAACCAATCAGAACGAAATCTTTGTTTATACAACCAATTAGGTACCCAAGACTTTTTAATTCTTGGTGCAACAGAAGCATCAATAGCGGCTTGATGACCTAATTCAGTCAACGAAACATATTCGAAATAACCGCCTATTTTCATAACTCCTCAGCTGGCCCCCTCTGATTCGAACAGAGATCCTTCGTCTTAACAGGACGACGCAATTACCGGTTATGCTAGAGGCCAGCAGAATAGTTATTTACTAATTCCACCAGGGGTCCGACCGTCTCCGTAACTGTAGACTACTGGCACACCATAGTCAAGCTTTTCTTGTCTATCATATTCTTCAGCTTTAACATATCGAATTAGCTTCTGTCTATTTTCTAAATATAATTCGTGCACTGCCTCGACATAAGCGATCGATGTTTCGTTGCCTTCAACAAATCTCTCAATATCGGCCTGACTAATTAAGTCTACCCGCGGTACCTGCACCTGCTGAGCCATCCAAATTCTGGTAAAGTCAATCTGCACCCTTCTACAGCGGGTCTTCCAGACCGGCTCCGCGATGCCGTCGGCCACCATCTGCTCTGCCTTCGCTTTGGTAACCTGCTTCTTGCACCGACACCGCTTCGGCAGAATACGGTATCCGTTGCCTACGAAGATATACCGCTCGCCAGGAATAAGATACTGTCTCAGCCTTTCTGAAAAATCTAATTGACAACTATGAATCAATACCGAAAAAACGAGCGTCTTCATCTTTCCTTTAACAAGGCCATGATAATTAACATGGCCATGATTTAGCCTCTATTAGACGGCTGGATGCAGGCACTATTTCTTAGGGCGTCCTGGGCGTCCGCCAGCCTTACCATTGCCGTTAGCCTTAAGCCCGGCGGCCGCACGGTAGATCGCCCGGCAAAGACTATCAACAGCGTGGTACGTCAATGACATTTCGCCTACTATCTCGCTTCTAGTTTTAGTCATCCTGAAATAAAGATAAATGAATCGAGCCCAACGGCCAGCTCTGAGATTTTGGTCCGGATTACTTTTACGGTAAGGAAAAGATCTCGAAATTAATTGTCGTAGTTGTTTGTCGTCTTTAGCCCATTCTGGAATACGGCGCTTATGTCGTCGCACGACCATAATCGAATGGCCGGTCATAAACGGCGAATTGCTGTCAAAGCTGTTACGGAGTTCGCCTTGGGTATCACGGCTGCGGCAATTCTTCACTTCTCACCTAAATAAGCGTGCAAAAACTCTTCTGTTACCTTCACTTTCTTTCTAAGGCGCATATTTTCATCAAATAGCTTACGGATCGTACGAAGCAACTCTTCTCTTGTGCTTTGAGGTCTTTTGTACTTCAATTTATACCCTCCAGATGCTCCTCATTCAGGTCAATCTTCTCCTGCTGATCGTCGATTTCGCTGCCTTGGCGTTGGATATGATCTGTATCCACTGGCCGTCAACCACGTTTAAGGTCTTTGTCGAATTGGCAATCTTGGAAATGAACGTCTGAGTCTTCTGCGTCTTTTCTATCGTTTGCTGTCCTGTCTAACGCCTTCCACTGCTCCGATCTTGTATGCTTACTACAAATATATCGACACCCAACTGATAGTGGCTCTGCAGGATTAATTTCGCTTTGGCAATCCTTGACTTGACATTTAATCATCTCTTTCTTCTTCGGATTCTATTCCGCGCCCAAAAAGCAATTTACTTAGAGCCTCTTCAATTTTGTCTAAACGGTCGTCTATTTCCTTGAAACGTTGGTATAAAAGATATTCTTGTTGATCCATTAGTCTTCAACTCCTTCCGGCTCCGGCTCTAGATCATCGAAAGCTTCTTCGAATGTTCGTGTAAAATTTGCGTCTCTGAATTCGGTGTCATTAAGAATGAACGCTCGGAAATACGGATCCTTCGAGTCATCGCGGGGATAACTGACCTGGTAGGTTGAAGGCCATTTATTTGTCTTCCAGCTATTGACAATTTGCTGAATCTGTCGGCCAGCAATTTCGCCGGCTTCCATCGCAGATTCTGGCGTTATAATGCCTGAATCGAAGATTAAACGCTGCTTGGTCACCGCCGATAAAGGTACTTTTATAGCGTATTTTACCAACCATTGTTCTTTTCGTTCATTTGCTTCTTTTTTAGTATCTAATGAACCGTCTTCCTTACGGCCCTGTTCCTTTTCCATTGTTTCAATCCAACTTTTGTCTGGCACTAAATAAACTTCTTCCGAATCTTTAATTAAACTCGCTACGATTAATTCTTCACCAGCTGGTACATTTCCGTGATTAGCCAATAATGTAACAATATTACCTTTTCCGACTTTATGACATTTCTTGACGAACCACAACATCCAAACGGTATAAATCTTCGTTAGAAAGGCGTAATTACGCATTTGCGGGTGAAACCGCACTAACCCGTTGCCTGCCCAGACTGATGCAGTCGTTTTGATGTCGCCGATCGATTCCCTGATATTACCTTTTCCTGTCCAATCGATAGCCGGCAGAAGCGGGTGATCTGGCTCCGTATAGGCCACAACATCGACCTTTCCAACGTGAAGAATCTCTCCGTACCAGGGGTCATTCGGATACATCTCAATTTCGTACTTCCGCTGGAAAGCAGACTTGGCACCCATAGGAATAGGCAAGCTCGGCTGCCTAATGATGTAAAGTTGCAGCATTTCAACGCCGCAACGCAATAGGTTAGCCCAATCCTTCTCAAGCTTCGTATATTTCAATTCGATGTCTTTATGAAGGTTCCAAATGGCTACGAAGTGACTGACAAGATCGCGGCCGTTGTTGTGGTAGAACTCAATAGAATCTTCGATAGCGCGGCCAAATCGAAATGCCGCACGGTTATCGGCTTCACGCCAGCCTTCAATACGGCGCTTGTAGTATCCTAAAGGTGACTTGTCATAGTCGATACCCGCACTGTAAGAATGTTCGTAGCAGCCAGTTCCGTCTGGCCTGACATAAAGGGGCGGCATCAGTCGGTAAAATCGTCTTCCGATTCCTCCGCAGCTTCATCTTCTAGATCTTCGTCTATTTCGTCCATTTCGTCTAGGCAGACGTCACAAATGCTATCCGCCTTTCCTAGCTGAAAGTCGCTAAAATCGCTTTCTGGAAGATCTTCTTCGCAATTACTACAACGAATCAAGCCGCTATCCATCAGCCCTCCTTTACACCTAACGAATCGTTTATATGTTTAACCAAACCGACCGCACCTTGCTCTTTTAATACATTATCGAAGCCTTTTTTGAACGCGTTTTGATCGTCTAGAGTAAACTCTTTTATTTCCTTGCCCGGAAAGACCTTCCTGGCGTACGAAACGACTTTCATTGATACGCCGCCAACGCCTAACGACGGCTTCATACCGCCATAAGTCGTAAACGTCCCGGATTGGCCGCTTGGAGGAGGTGGCAGGATTTCATTCGTAAGGCGACTTAGCCATTGCTTAAAAGTCAATTCGGCAGGTGTACCCAAATTGGTGTCAACTGTACCCAAATTGGTGTCAACTGTACCCAAATTGGTGTCAACTACCAAATTGTCAGACTGCTTTGGTCCTGGACGTCGACGCAGCTCCGTTTCCAAACCGTTAACCGCAGCAACCAGTTCGCCAGAAACCTTTACGGCTTCAAAAGCCAGAGGATGCTGATCATGAAGCATATCAACCGCCCGATTAGTAGCCTCATTAGCCATCTCAACCAACTTACCCTTAGCAGCGTTGATCTCTACTGTGGGCAGTTGGGCCAGAGGAAGACCTGCGGAAGAAATGTCAACAGAAAGGCTTGTAACTGACTTTTCAGATTCGTCTAGAATGCCGGCGCCTACAAATTGCAGCGTCATACGCCTGGTTGCTTTCGTCTGTGCTTTCGCGAAAGAATCCTCGAGCTTCTTACCTGTAAGTCCTGCGATCGTACTTGCGCCGATAGCAATTTCGTGACGGCCATCTTTATCGTGGCCCTTACACTTATACCGTACTACGCCATCTGAAACCGACTCTTCCAAACTGTCCGTTTCAATGCCCAGTTTGCCGCGCATAAAGTCCGAAAAGCCCTTCGCGGCGTAAAGGATGTACTTTCTGGCTCCGTCGCCCGAATCGAACCAATCGAAATACAATAAATTCAGTTCTGCCGGCACTTCAAAGTGTTCACAGACGTTATTATAATAGTCAAGCTTCTGCTCTTCTGAAAGATTGCTTAAATCGCCTAATGGTATGAATTTTGCTTTCACTTTTTGACCTTCTTGACACGAACGAGTTTATAAATAGCCGTAAACTCGTGCGGATGACCGTCTGTATCGTCTGTCTCCCATGTTTGCTCTTTTTCATTAAACGAATCAATTAGCCGATTGGCGCTTAATAGTATTTTAGCGCGCTTTGGAATAAGATATTTAGCGAATTTCTTCTTCATTTTAAAAGCCTACCTTAAAGTAAACTAATTGTCAACCCTTTCTGTAGTAATTTCCTCGCCATCCTTCAGCGGCCAACGGCAAACCAGGAGCCCAATCAATACTCCGTGACATTATCTCTTCAGCCAACTTCAGTTCGTCCGTATCGCACTCTACGATGATTTCGTCATGAACGTGAGCAACGATATTCAAATGCCACTCTTCGAATCTTAGCATTTGCTCTGCCAGGACGTCTCGAGCCGTACCTTGAACAATGTTCTCAAATATCTTACCACCATGACTGGTAGTATAACCCCATTGCTTCGTTTCCTGGTCAACTGAGGCGTAATTCAACGTAGGCTTATAAACTTCTTCCTCTTCGCCCTGGTCGTTCAGTTTGGTCCAAGGCATCTTGGTAGGCTTGATCTGAGCCTCTAGATAGTGCAATCGGCGCCCACTGGGCAACTGGATACGTAGGATCTCGGTATCACCATTCGGTATCTTATCGATCTTGATGCAGCCATCAGGCCCTAATTCGCGTTTTGTCCGTTGGCCCTTCAGAACGTCTGAAACGGCTTCCTCAAGGCTATACCACATCTCGCAAATCTCCGGATATGACTGGCGGAAGACCTGAACTACCTCCTGGGCCTTATCCTGCGTCATTGAAACGCCCATAGCCTCTGAATAGCCCCACAAGCCTGTTTTGACCTGATCGCCGTGCTTATTGGTGCTTATCTGGCCCGGACCTAGACGGTAAACGCAGCCTAAAACGCCTGGTTTAGCGACTTGGCGATGACCTTTAGCCGCGGCTTTTACGGCCGGATTGTCGCTTTTAAGATCTTTGGCCAACTTGTCGTACATAATACCCGTCATACGATTTGCAAACGATATATACGGGTCTTGATTATCGTAAAACACTTGTAATAGCGACTGACAGCCGCTCAACCAAGCAGCTACCCGAGTCTCTATGGCGTTCAAGTCTGCGGCTATGAACAAAATGCAGTCCTTATACAGCTCTTAACGACCCCTAATACAGCGCCGTAGTCCTTCGGGTGCTTTCCGAACTTCGCAATGACACCTTGATAGTCTTCGGCACTAACCAATCTTCGGGCTTCATCTACCGTTTCAAGGTCCTCAAAATCCTGTGTCGGTCGGGCCATATTATGAAACTGAAAGCCGTTGCCACTCCACCGGCCACACCGCGGACTGCCTAGATAAAGGAATTGATTGCGCAACCGCTGGTCCGAACTGGACAAGCGGAGAAGAGCTGCCATTTTCTTGTATGAAGTAGAAGACGCAGCTTTCCGTAACTCTAATACCTGTCGGCACAGAGGCGTCAATTCAGTATTGAACTTCAATTCGGCCAGGACCGTCTCTTTACGAAGACTCTGTTTGCTATATCCTTCCTTCTTCGCCCATTGAAGCATCTGGCTATTCGAATTAGCGTTCTCCAAACCAGTAAGTCGCTTCAGTTCGCCAATAGCGTCCTTCTTGGCCCGCTCACCAAGATTGAACATACTCGTAACAAACGGCCGATCGACGGGAATACCACGGCCATTGATCTTCTGGTCAAGCTCCCAGATGTCTCTTTCCCTAGGCAGTAATGGATAAGTGCCGAGGGCTTCCAAGCGCTTCAAGATCTCTCTTTCCGCTCTGATATCCTGCTTTGCGTATTCAACAAAACGTTGCCAATCTTCGGGATCCGAATCCCAATCGCGGAAATAACTCTCTTTACCTTTCTTTTTCGTCGGTTTTGTGAACACGTCTAAAAGACGTTTACCTTCTTTGTCCTTTTTAAGTTCATCGGGTAGCTTTAAAATGCCCCCTACATCTTCCAAGCTTCCAGGAAGACTAAGATATCTAGCAGATGGTTGGGGATCTTGAAAGCGACTTACTGGCAGATCAATTCCCAATACATAAAGGAATACATTTCTTTCAAAGGCGCTATTATAAGCTACGATGTCTACAGACGAATCTTCCAAAGCCTTTTTAAGCTCCTCCGGCATAACTTGCCACAGCGGAAAATATACGTTTGGCTCTTCGTTATCAAGTGCCCACGCTAAAATTATAGCCTCCGTTGAGGCATCCATCGTGTAGTTTGAAAGACCTACGCTGGTTTGACCGCGCAATTCCCGTAACGATCGGGTTTCAAAATCGACGAAGACCAATCTTTTCATTTTCTAAGTGCCTTGACGACATCCGGGAATTGAGTCTGTAAAAAACGAACCTGCTGAGCCGTAGTCAATTTACCGAAAAAACCCTCCATTCGATTACAATCCCTATGAGCGAACCCGTAAACTTCACCGGTCTCGTGATTATGATGAAGACAAGACGGGTTGTTGTTTAACGTAAAAGGCAAATGACACATAAGGCAGTTCTTTTTTGTGCTAAGCAACAAAATTCTCTCTGGTGTTATATCAGGGATTTTGTATCCACCTTTTCGAGAACGTTGACGCATCTGTTTCAATTTAACTTTAGCCCAACCTAAAGGGCGACACTCTTTACAACGATTTCGATGTCTTTTGTGCTCACAGATTGAAGCACCGCCGCATTCTATGCAATCATTTCGTCGTCTATTATGCTCACAAATTAGACTTCCGTCACATTCTTTGCATCGATATTGTAATCTGTTGTGCTCACAAATACGAACACCCCATTTATTTCTCTTAATCTCCGGCTTCAATTAATCTTCATCCTCATCGTCTTCGGCGGCCAATAAAGATATCAGTCTGCGTGGCGACGATTTAGTTCCATCTCCGATCTCGGCCAACCAGCCCATGTTAAGAAGGCCATAATAAGCTGTCTTCCATAGGCTGGTGCCGTAGCGTTTGGGATGTAGAACCCTATTAATATCTCTAACAGTTAATCCTTCTGGGCTTTGCCTCACCCTAAACATAATTTCTTGTTGTAGCAAACTCTCTTTCGTAACGCCTTCAAACGTTTTTAGATATTTCTTGACAGACTGTTCGTACTCGCAAACCGCAAGTGCGCGTTCGCAACAATCTGAATCTAGTTCATCTCGACCTAGATCGACAGCGAAGTAAATAGCCAGCTTCTCTACACGGATAAAGGCTCGGTTGCCTAGCCGCTTACTAGCCGCCTGCAGAACCATCTCATCTGAGAATTTAAAGTGCTGTTGGTCAATAGCCTTGTCAATCAACCTTCGAGTCTCGAGGGCGCCTTCCTGAACACAAACAGCCTTGTACGGAGTGAGTTCCTTGAGCGTTTCAGGCTGCAGAAGAAAGAACATTCGATCGTCCAGTCCGGAACTGCCCGCGGACATCTTCGCCCAATCCTTTTGAAAGTTCTTATCCGTTGAACAGGCTAGAAGACACGCGCAATACGTCTTAGGCTCTAAACCAAACGTTTCCTTCTTTGACTTAACGACGTTCTGGAACTTTGCGGATTCGTAAAGCTGTAATAGTCGGCTAGCTAGTCCGCTATTCTCAATACCGGCCTTGCTGGTCAACGTTGACAATTCATCGTAATAGATAACACCGTTCTTACAGTTCGTCCTGGCCATCTCTAAACCAAAGCCTTCAGGTGAACCGGGCGTCCAGACGAGCATTTTGCCGCCTGCATTGGCTATTCCAGGACCGCCATGCGCTAGCAATCCGGCTTGTTCGAAGTAATGCAAAGCGTCTTCTACGCTGGCCGACTTCATTGTTCTGCCACGCCTGCCGATCAGAACGAGAAAGATATTAGGCTTATTTGGCTTGTACTCAATCGTAATGCGTGTACCAAGGTAGTTCAGCATCAGCGCGACAGCCGGCATGAACATAAAGCTGGGATACCGGCTATTAATATCGCAAATAGGTTTGATAAAACCTTCGTAAAGCGACGTTCCGGACATAACCCAATCCGGGAAGACCGGATAAGGAATAATGGCACTTTGATGCTGCGGCGCCTCTACCGCCGTCTGTACGGCCACGCCTCCATTACCGTTGACCGGAACGCCGCCATGTAACAGGACCGTTTCACGTGGAATGTCGTATCTCGAGATACTTCCAGCAATTACGCGAACTTCGTTTTCATCTAGCGGCGGATGACAAAGATCCTGGTTCATACGCAACAGCGTATTCTCAATCTCCGTTTGGCTCATGCCTGCGTTGCGCATCTTACCAGCGCGGCTGGCTAGATGGACGTTACGGCTACCGGAATAAAAATGCTGATCTTCGTCTGGCTGAACGGATTTCTTTTCGATGCGTTGGTTTTTAAGCCACTCGATTAGCCATTCTGGCGCTTCGACGATTTCTGCTGAGTTTTTAACTTCGTAGCAAAGTCCTGTAATCGGGTGGACGCTTCCCGGGCTAACGCAATAAGATCTGTCCACCCTTGCGGACCAACCGCTCTCTTTAGTCTGAGCAATGTTGCCCATTCGCATACTAGCTGTTGACTGTCTGAAGTAGAAATGGCTTTTTCCCGGTGACGATCTGACCGCAAAGGTTTCCGGGAACTTCTGGCCTGTTTCTTTTTCAATACGCGGGACGACTTCATGGCTATCCACCTCCAAAAACCAGAATCCGGTACTAACAGCGATAGCTACCACCGCACCATTAGCCTCCGGGTACTCTTCGTGCCACAACTGAATTTGAGATTCGTCGGTAGTCGCTCGGTTTTGCCAATCGTCTAGTAACGCGATTTTGGTTCTTGGTCGTAGCGGTATAACTGGAATCCCGCGGGCTGTTAAAGGTTTGGCTATCTCGAGAAAGGTCAAGTTAACTCCGATTTCTTTCCGCCCAATCGACTACGCGTTTGCACAACAATAAGAACTCATCGTCTGTTAAAGCTCTTTTAGCCTGATTTACTTCTGCTAAAAGCCAACGTAAATTTGAACGCTCGTTTGAACCGCCTTTAGATACTGGAAATATATGGTCTAATTGACTATTCGTTCTTGTCAATCTTTCGCCCGTTAAAGCGCAGCGGCCTCTTTGCTCTTTCCAAAGAGACCACAACATTTTTGCGCTGGCTACCGAATACTGCATCCCGCCGACTCTAGCTCGTTTCTCAAAAAATGTTGCGTCTTGGTGCTTTTTAGAATAGAAGCGCACTTTTTCCGTACACTCTATACAGTTTTTAAGGCTTGGCTTAGGAGGATTCTTACCGCATCTTTCACATAAACCTTTAGAGTGACGAATTTGCCTATATCGAGCTAACTTGTCCGCATTATCACGAAGACACTTACGGCACATCGTTCTCAACTTTCCGGTTACTCTATTTCTCAAATCTCCTTCTACTTCAGCACCGCACCAAGTACACTCACCTCTTTCCTTTCTTATTGCCCGTAGTTTTATACGGACAGATAAAGGAAGATGACACCCTATAATAGCCATTTAATTTAGTCAGTTAAAAAAGAACTCCTTGGGAAGTGATAAAACGGCTGAGAGATTCAAACTCTCTGTTCCAGTGCTCCCTGGAACTACGTAGGCCGTCTACGCCCGAGATTCGAACTCGGAATCTCTAAAACTGTTCGTCGCCCACTGCTACGGCTTGTGGAATGACAGCCGGCGAAACCGATCGTCCAGGCTGTTGCTTATCCTTTGCGCGGACAAAGCCGGCAGGAACGGTCATAGGTGTCTGGTCAGGAGTCAGAGGAGTAATACCCTTGATATTTCCGAACCACTTTGTAGGATCCTTCCGGCCCTTTTCCTTCATAATGAAAAGGTTGCGGCTAATCCCTATAAGTGTTTCGTCCTCGAAAGTAGCGCCTGGCGGCACGCCGAAGATCTGTTCAAGCAATTCATAAAAACCCGACTTCTTACGGCCGGGGATAGCAGAAATCTTGGCGTTAACGTCGCTAATCGCTCGGAAAGGCCGGCCGTCTGAATCTACGGCGTTTAGAAACCAAACAATTGTAACTCTATCCTGAACGCCATATTCTGTCTGAACCTTCTCGCGTTTAAATACGTCTACGATTACACCTTGAAAGTTGCCAGTATTAGGAACTTCAAAGTCCTTACCTGTGTTTGTATTATATGTCGTCATCTATCGTACCTCCTGCACGGATTCTTCCCACTTTGTTTGATTTACCAGTTGATATGTCCCTACAACAGCCGGACTTTCATCCGCAGAGGAAACCAAAGACTGAAGATTCGTGTCTGCCAAAAAACACTCATCTTTAGTCCCTTTTTGACTTATAACAACGTGAATCGTCTTCGGCAAATTATCTACTTTTTTTGTCATTTTATCCTTTTTTAATACCAAATTGCTTCTAATGGTATATCTTTTTCGATTGTTACTTTAAATGGTGCTACGGCTTGCAAATCGGTAATATCGCCTTCTTTGCAGTCCTTAGCCCAAACCTTTAATGTACTAACCCAACGAAACTTTAGCTTCTTTGCCAGTTCGTTGTCTTCGAACTTCTGATGGCTTCTAACTACTACGCTTTGCTGTTTAGCACGTTCTAGAATTTCATCGAAGTTATAAAATTCAGTCAGCTTCAATACCGTCTGGCAGTCAGCCAATGCCGAGTGCGGGAAGAGGTTCAGGAACCCTTTATCCGCGGCCATATAACCAAGATGCTTGCTTTCAGTGTTCGGCAGATCCGTTCGCGTATCAATCCACAGCTTCTCTTTCAATTCTTTACCGTGCCGCTTGCACCACGCTTCTAGAAACCTTTTGTCAAACCTGATGACATTCTGGCCAATCCAATAATCCGCGCGTTCAGCCATCCACAACAGCGAATCTAAAGCATCCTCGCTTGCGTAGCCAAACTTAGCAACGGCGGCGTTTGTTAAACCAGTAATGCCCGTAATCTCTTCTGTAATCGTGTTAGGAGTCTTCACAAGCCAGCTGGCGGCCTCAAGCTGGCGCTTCATGCCCGTACTGTACAAAATCGCGCCCACCTCTACAATATGATCCTTTTCAGAATCCAAGCCGGTCGTCTCCGTGTCGAAACTCAAAATTACTGGGATAAAACCCCCTTAGAAGCTCGAATCTCCTCGAGATACTCTCTTACCGTATTTACAACTGGGACATCATCCGGTCGACCGGTTCTATTCCAACTTCGATTTAGCAAATACGCCTGGTGATTAGGGATAGCCGCGGATTGAATCACTGTAGGAAGGTAGTCATCAATACTGAATTTGACGTTCAACCCTCGAAGAATGTGATTCTTTTCTTTAGGATCCCTAACCACCAACAGCGACGTATTGTAAAGCAATAGATCACGATCTATAAGCCACTCGGCGGTCTGACCAAGCGCTGATTCGCCTTCGGTATCCATCCGCGACGTAATGTAATACACATCGTAATGATGACATTCGTCGTGAAGGAAACGTTGTAGCGAATCTATATTTTTGTCGTAATGTTCTAATTTGTGCCAGAAATTCCGTATTGTTTTAATTTTCTTGAATGCCTGATCCATTTCATCAAGCGTTAGCACCTCCGAATATTCCCATGAATTCGGCGAGTAATCTGCCGGAAGGTTCTTATCGAAAAGGTCGTTAATGACAGCGACGAAGGCTTTGTCAAACCTTGCCAATACGCCGTCGATGTCGAATGAAATCGTCGTTTTCACTTTGAGCAGTGCCCTTGCTGTTTAGCAATATTAGCCTTCAACTCAGACACATACAGTTCATCTATAGCAGCGGTTGTTTTACGCCCCTTTATAGCCTCGTGCAAAAGGCCGTTAGTATTGAATAGGACACCGCACAACGCCGTCTCGAGATCTACCTTCTCGCCGCTATCAGGATCGATCGCCGTACCGCCTTCATAGATCTTATAAACGTCGAAAAAATGCCTCCAAAGGCTTTGCATATACCGGGACATCGGGATTCCTAGTTTCCAGTTGTCTGACGCTCTCAATGTGCCATCGTGCTGACGGCGATGCAGGTGCATATACTTTGCGTATCTCTCAATTACCAACGAGGACAGAAAGCCCGCGTAATCGTACTTCTCGATGTCGTCGTTTCTCGTTGCGCCTGTATCAAATGAAGCCATTACTTTGCCGCCTCTGCAATCATTTTCGCCCACAACCCCTTAACTATAGTCTTGACGCCTTTTTTATACGGAACGCCGTTGTTGGCGTCTTTCCAAATCTCGTATGCGACTTTCTGTGCCCACTTCGGTGCTTTCGGATAAATAATTTTATAGTCGCCTTGATCAGATTCATACACCTTTAAATATTTGTTTTCCTTTTTATCTTTGATTCGAGTCCACTTTTTCATTTCGTTGCCGGCCCTTGAAACCAACCATGACAATCCGTGCATACGTACCGCTGCTTCTTACGCTGAAGTGTGTAATCAAAACCGCGGCGTTGAACCTTTTGACTCTGACACTTCGGACAGCATTCCGACAGACCTTGATTAATAGCTGGATGATTCTTTGCCCAACTTCGCATAATATAATACACTTTTTCGAGTAATTCAACATCATTACTATTATATTTCTTCATCAATTTCCACGATGCTTTATCGCCGGACATACAGCCCTTCCAAAGATGAAAGCCAGTATGTGGAAGCTTACGGCCGATACTTAGATACCTGCCTAGGTCGTCCAGCTTGTTGCTATCGAACTTAAAGACTGACCTGGCAATCTTCAGCGTATCAATAGTCTTGTATGGACTAGGCGGATTCAGTTTATGCGTCAAGAAGCGAGTGTTGATTTTTGGAATATCAAATCGGTCGCCGTTATGAGCAATTATGACATCCGCCTCGTCCAAAAGCGTCCACAGCATATTTATAAGATTTTTGTCGTTTTCTGGATCTTTTTTATAGCCGTTAAAGTCATCCAACCCGAAAACCGTTACTTTCTTTTCGCCTAGCCATTTATAACCAAATGACAAAATGTACCAATCTTGCTCGAAATCAATTACGTTAGTCTCCCATTTTGACCAGACCCAGCCTAACGAGGGCGATGTTTCAATATCTATGAGTAGGATCTTTGACATTTGGCCTCTATTAGACGGCTAGATACAGGCACTAGTTTTCATCAGTTAGATTTCTTCAATTCGGTTTTGTTAGCCAAAAAAGCACGCCAATCTTTATCCCACTTGATTAACGATTTACTGAACGGATGTTTATTTAAGTTTATTTTTTGTTTTTTAATAGCCATTTTCTATGCCTTTTCGTTCCAAGCCTGCCTGGAAATGTAAATACTTCCTTTCCTAGAGCGCGGACGGCCGGCGGATGAAGAAGATATTCAATTACCAATTTGATTTGATCGACGGTCCACAGCCGCTCTACTTTGCCGAGTAGTCTGTTAGATTCTGCTGTCAGCAACCCGCGGATCATGCCGCTCTTATGATCGTGATCTGTAGCCAGTCTCTTGCCACTCTTCTGCTTCTTGCCAGAAATAGCGCAGACGCCGTTTTGATAGCGGCTAATTCGTTCCCACTCTTCTTCAGTTAAATTAAAGAAATTTTTTAATCTTCTTGCCCGAACCTTATCTATCACCAATAACCCTCAAAAGCACCCAATTCAGCCAATCTTACCATACAATTTTCGAACTTTTCTCCGTGACCTGCTTGCTTATCCCACAGATAAACGTGACACGTTTCATGATAAAGCGTCATAACCGCTACCCGGGTGTTAGGGTTTTTATCCGGGTCTATATCAATTGTGCAACCGGCATCATTACAGAATGTCGTTGCCATAAGACTATCACCATTTTGTTGTAAATGTTTTATAAATACTATACTGATCGGAGGCAACTTATTTTCAAAGTAATCTTTATTAGCCTCAGAATACACCTTTAGTAATTCTTTCTTTGACTGTCCGTATATGACCGTTGGCAAAAGAAAGAACACTAACAGAAGTTTCAACCGCGCCCTCCACCACCAAGGACCAATCCACCTGTACCCTTGCCGGCTCCACGACGCTTGCCGGTATTATTGAAATAAGGATCGTTGCCGTTTGTATTGCCGTTTAAAAGAATGTTTCCGATAATCGCACGGATGCCGCCATTCATTATATTCGGCTGGCCGGATTTAATTGTACGTTTTAATTCGGCTGCGAACTGTCGCTTCGTCATCTTTCCAATTCGTTCTTGATATAATTCTTTAACGTCTTCCACTATTCTTTCTCCTTAGCATAATTCACTTGCAATGGCACAGCAGAATTAACTTGTAATGGCACGGCTGGCGTGGAACCATCTGAAACAATTTCTTGTAAATCTCCCACGATATTAGGGGTGCGCGTAAACTTCCTGTCGCCTACATTGACTATTTCCTGTTGCTCGGCTGGCGTGGGCGCGGAGAGCAGGTGCTTCTTGGCGTAGGTAATCGCCATGCGCATTTCTCCTAGCCCTTTGTATTCGCCATCGGGTAGATGTGAGTGAAACAAATCCCATGCGTGAATCAATCGACTAACAGACTCAGCCATGTATAGCAATTCTCGCCCCTGCGCTCGCTGGAGTTCAGCCAGGATGGGTTCAACATCTTCAAAGCATTCCATGTATGCACCCGCAGTGCCTATATTCACCGCCTTGCGAGCACTCCTGCGCCACTTATTGACCACCGCTGCTAGTTTGTCTGCTGGAGTCGGGCGTCCGGTCATCTCGCGTAACTTGGCGTCATTCCACTTTGCGCACACACCACAATTACCGTCGTTGTCATCGTCGATTCCAATGCCGCACCGTGGACATTTCATGTTAATCTCGCCTTACTATAAATCCAGTCTGGCATTTTTGTCAACCGTTCTTTTCGTTCATGATAGTCTATAACCATTTTAATATCGTCTTTATGCAATTGCTGGATCTTCGGCGGGAACAGCCGTTCGATCAGTTTTAGCAAGATTTCGCCTTTCTAGCTGTTTAGCCATAATCTCTAAATGAAGCGGTTCGAAGTCTTTAAACGGGCAACCAAGCTGCTTTGTCGTCAGGTCTAGGATCTCACGGTCGAGTTGATCTAACCGCGATGTTGTCTTTAAAGAGCGTTTCATCGTTTTGGATTAATTGTTCCTGATAGCACCCAATGATAATAACAGCTGCCGGCGAATAATGTCAACATAATTGATATTAATACTAACGCGGCGAAGTATAGTTTTCGCCCAATAATTTCACGGCGGCTGAACGGTTTAAAACAGACCGGACATAACATGCCTTTTTGAAACTCCTTTGTTGTCAATCGGCGTTGTATCTCTGAGAATTTCATTTATTCATCTCTAGCCAAGTGTCCAATTGAAAAGACACAGCATCAGGAGTATGAAGACCCGACGGCCACTCTACCCACCTATAATACCTGCCAACGATATTAGAAACAGCCATATATTGGCGTTCTTTCCACCAGAACCAAGATCTATATTCTACAGTAATAACAGGCCGCTTGTTTTCATAAGATAAAGATTTGAATCTCATTTTCCGCCTTTTTCGTCGCGCCAGTTGTTTCGTGCAATTTCACGCAAGCTTTTAGCTATGGAACCTAACTGCCGTTCTATACCTAACAAAGCACAAAAACCAAAAAGCACTATAAAATATGCAACGTAAGCGTAGAAGTTCATTTCTTACCTCTCGAATTACAAAGGCTACACCGGCCGTCAGGACCGCAGCCAGCGCAACCACAACCGTCACAATGGTCGCACCTATTAAATCTATCAATTTTTGCTCTGTGAAACACATGAAGAATCGCCAGACCAAAAACTATCCAAGGTAGCGCTCTCATTTCTTGCCTAGCTTTCCGGCCAGAACGGCCTGTAGTTCGTTAATCAACTCATTGAGCAGTTTTTGATCTTCTAGCAGGTCGATAGTAATTTCTTGATTGATTGCACGTACCGTGTCTTCGTTATTCATATTTCACCTTGAGTTTTATTGACCACGTTAGAATTCGCCAGCCTATCCTGTAAAGCCAAGCTGATAGTTTTAGCATTATAGTTTCTCCAGCCAGTTTAACAGCGGCTCAACAACAATTGCAACAAACAAAACGATACAAAAGAACAGGAACAGGCCGTCCATTATACCTCCTCGAGGACGGCTTTAGCTACAGCCAGTGCTATCTTGCTGCGTTGGCACTGCCGGCATTTAGGATTGGCGCAACCTTCTGTACGATAATCGTCCAATAACGCCTGGATTGCACCTATAAGCCGTTCGTTTCGCTCTGTAAGCAAACGGATGCGTTCGGCCATATCAAAGGCCTCGAAAATCAACTCTTTGCTATTTACAGGTTGTTTACCCCACGGCCGTCTAATATGACCTATATTTAAACCAACGCAAAGCTTTTCAACGTAAGCCTTTGACTCTTTAAGATACAAGCCAGTTTGAGACCGATGAAGTCTAATAGCTGCAATCAAACCCTCTGTAACGAAAAGTCTTTTAATCTCGCTATCGAGGTCTGTCATTTTATTACCTTTCCTATCGTCCATACAACAGCCATTCCAGCCGTTAATGCGCCTAGAAAGGCGAGCCATGCCGGCACTCTAACGAAGCTCTTGTGCTTTATCATAAGCCACCTTTGCATCCAATAATGCAACGTTATAGAGATCCTTAAAGAAATCAGTATGAGACATATGAAGATTGTTGCCTATATAGATAAAACTTCCAACGGCTTTTTGCAATTCTTGAATCACTTCTCTAAGGTAAGCAGGATGAGATTTATCAATTTGCCAAGCCATAAAAAACCTTTCTGCCCGAAGGCGAAGTACGAATTTAGCCCGACTATTCCTCCAAATTGAAGTGTAATATCCGGCCCGCAATAAGACCTGCCGGCACGGACAGAATAACCCAACCAATCAATACAGATAATACGATCATAATGCCCTCCTTGTTTTATCACATTTACCGCAACGCCACCTATTACGAATTGCGTCAACCAATTCGAAAAGCCGATTTTTTGAGCAATAACGGCAATAGAGGTATTTTGTCATACAGCCCTTTTGGCGTAATACAATATTCGTTCGAAAGCCTTATCAGCCTGTATTTTCGTTTCGTCTTCGATTTGTTTATAATGCGTCCAGTCGGCGTAATTGTCAATACAGATATTCTTTAGTTCGGATTGCAGGACTACTAGATTGGATATGGTGTTCATTTTAATACTTCTAGAACAGCGCGAGCTTGTTTAGCGCACCAGTTAATGTCTCTAAGACTTCCTTGGCTAGCCTCTCCTACCGTCAATTGGTGCGCAAGTGCCTGCAACGTTTCGTACATCAAAGGCGCGGCCTGGATTAATCGAGCATCCGCAGCGCCAGCTGGAAAGTCCGTTGCATAGATGTCCGCAATGTGAATAGTACCGTTGCCAATTAATTTACACGGTTCGTCTTCATGTTCCTCAAGTGTCCAAGGTGCTTTTGTAAAAGTTACCATTTTTCGTTTCCTTTCATGCGAAGTATGATTTTAGCCCAAATTACGAGAAATACAGTTTACCGTCGTCACTTACGTATAGATCAATCTCACCCCAAATATGCGCAGCTGCCGTTAGCGCCTTACCAATAGGCGCAGGGTAGTCGCCATCCCAAAAGCCGGCGCCATGATGATTACGCGTTAGCCAAAAGTCGTGTGCTACGTCTGTATCACTCCGGCCGGACTGGGCTATCAGCTTGGCGTTAGCGGTTTGAAAGGCTGTGCAATCCGCAATGGCGCGTTCAATCGTTTCGGGTGCGCAGTCCTCGATTGAATAGTTATCGTCTAACGGATAGCCGCCGCTTTCCGTTGTATTGTCGTTCGTTGACCATAATGCCGTATTGAGGTATTGCTTGGTAAATTCGTCTAGTTCTTTAATCGCGTGCATACGTCCTCCTTAGCGAAGTATGATTTTAGCCCAAACTACTCTCTTTCTGGTATTACGATAGCGATATTCAAATAGATTGTCAAGTGTTATTTTCTAAAGCTTTTCTAATCTAATTCGCTTGCTTTCGTTGCCTGAATCCTTCCATTAGCCAAGCATGGAACAAGCTATTCTTGTCTGTTGTTATCTCTTCTTCCTTCGCGCCAGATAGGTACAAATACTGTCCGGTCTCCATAACAGTTTGCCTATCTTCTTCCCGCTCGGCCAACGTACTGCCAGCGGGATCTGTCAATTCCTTTAGTTCGTTCAATGATGCCAATAGCATCTTTTTTAGAGGCTTCGTGTCTATCATAGGTTTCCTCCGTCATCATCATCCGTAATTGGACGGATAGGCTTAACATCATCATATATCTTGTCTATATGGGCTTGCCATGCGGCTGTGACTAGTCTCAGCTGCTCTTGGTGCTCTGATAGACTCTCAGCCAGCTTGCCTACTTTCTTCTCTATTGTCTCCTTTTGCGTACGGATCTGGGGAAGCGTAGCTAGTCTAATTTGATCGAAGTTCCAAAGCGTACCAAATGCAAAGAAGCCCTGGTTGACCTGTTTTTCCGCTTGATAGTCCTTTTGGCGCTTATCCTTGCGGCAGGCCTTGCAATACCTTTGACCAGTGCTCTTTTTAACCCAAACGTTAGTCGCGTCTAACATCGAATGTTTGTTAGCTTTGCAAACTGGGCGTGGATTAATAACTCTCATATCATCTCGAATATCATATAGGCTCATTTAATTTTAGCCTCCTAGTCCCATTGTAGCATATTTGTGAGACTTTGTCAAGCATTATTTGGTCTCCAGCAAAGTCACCAGCAAATGGACCGAGGACTTCCCACTACTGAGAGCACATGTTTTTAGAATGGGATCAAATAATCAAACCAAGAATCTATACTTCTTAAAAGTAACTTGCATTTTCCATTGAATATCACTTGTATACTCATTATAAAGGATTTAATTCTGTCACCATTTTACTATTTGCTCTATGTGAGACCAATTTGAGTACCAATGGACTTTCGTTATTTTGGCCTATTGTGACCTCGTCTTTCCCAGACGTCGAAAGTCACCGGTCCCCGCGTTGGTGACTTCATTGGGGACCTAGAAAATAGTGTCACCATTTGGCACAAGCAAAAAGCATTGTGACCAGCATAATCACCGCAATAGCTACGGCGATAAAAGAGCTAAACTCCGCATCCTTCGTTTGGTCAATCGCACGAGGCAAATGTACGGCGTGTGCCCGCATTGCCTCTAGTCGACGAAGAGTGGCCAGACTAACGGGATAGGGTGAGTTACGCATTGCGCTCCTTATTGCGAATGTTGCGCATGGCATACTTCAGATTCGCTTGGACGTAGCCATTTAGTGTCACATCTTTGCGCATTAACGGATATTTAAAAGCTTCTTCTTCGTACCGATTCTTGAGATATTCTATAGCTTTCTCTCGGAGCGTCATTTGAATCTCCTTATCTCGATTCTTTCGTCCCATCAAAATCGTTCTGTCCGGTCGTTTCTTCGGATCCCTGATATTCACCATTGCATCCCGCATCAATATACTCCGATTTGTCGTGGTTTAGCTCAATCAATGCGTTGCGTACAGCTGTTAGGTCGTTTCGTTCGTCCTGGAGCCGCTGTATGCGATAAACAGCCATTCCTAGCAGGACCAGCAACGCTAGAGTCAATACGGTATGGGCGCGGTGTGTCATTAAGATAGCTCCGACATCAGCTTGAAACCGTAGTTCTCGGCCGTGTTCTTGAACATACTAACTAAATCTTGCCAATTACCCTCAGCAAATCGCGCATAACCGTCGTGATCCGTGAATTCCCAGCCTGTCAACACGCGGGTTTTTCTACCTATAGTGCAATTGATTACTCGCGGGATATGCTTAATTGTCCATTTATAAATCTGTCCTGTTTCATCTTGCAGTCGAATAGACATCGTTTTCATTGTCTTCTCCTTAATTGATAAACAGCGGATTCGTGGGAATATCGCACATTAATACTTTATATTCAACGGTTTGCATCAATTCAGCATCATTCTCTAAGTCTTCGAAGGCATAAGCTGTAACGAGATCGTCTGCGGTTGATTCATTGTCGGTCTGGCTGGCTTTGTCGTTTGATTGATTGATCATCCCTAGTTGCATCATTAAATCGTGTGACATTGTTTTTCTCCTTGATGCAAGTATGCCGATATTCAATAAAGATGTCAAGAGTTTTATTCTAAAGCTTTTCTAATCTCTGTTACGGTCGTGCTATTGGTTGTTATGGCGTCATTTACTACTGCTCGTCCGCCATGCTGTTTGTATATCCTGTAATTGCGCGACTCCAAGAATCGCACAGCATTCTTCTCCTCTTCATCAGACACGTAAAACTCTACTTTGATCTCTTGTGCTCCGTCTGTAGTGTACGTGTAAACAGTATTTGAACCGTCATCAGGTTTAGCTGTGTAATCGATAGGCATTGTTCCTCCATTTGTACTTCCTAGGCCATCCACGTTTGATTAGACGGCCTGAGAATGACAATTGGACTACTCAGGTTTTACGCGCCACGTTCTCGGCCGTTTGAGACCTACTGTGCCATCTGCTAACGTATAGCTCAGCCATCCGCTCGGCTCAACTTGAGCTTGCTGGCACGTAATCCAACGGATTTGCTCTACTTTGCCATCGATGCCTAGAGGATTCGGCGCATTGCGACGTCCCTCGATTTGATATTTGATTCTTCGGGCCTTTCCAACCGCTATTGATTCTGCTTTGGTCATAGAGACCTCCAATGCGACCACAATAAATGATATTCAAATAGGTGTCAACTAAAATTATTCTAATTTAGTCCAATATCCGTACACGCATCGAGTTTCATTCCTAGTGTCCAAGCATCTAACAGCTGTAATAGACGGTGTAATTCACGATACACACGACTGCAATTGCGCGACTCCAAGAATCGCACAGCATTCTTCTCCTCTTCATCAGACACGTAAAACTCTACTTTGATCTCTTGTGCTCCGTCTGTAGTGTACGTGTAAACAGTATTTGAACTACGGTGCTCTTTAATGTAAGCTTTACGCTGCTGCTCGGCGCTATGATCGCACGAGTGATGGAAGCTAATACAGCGTATCGGTGGAGACAAGTATGATTAGCATAGAACGCCAGTACCAAAATGAAATCGATGAGCTAAAAGCTACGCTTGAATTAGTCCGAAACTTGCTTGAAGGCTATGTAGACTCAATAGATGGTGATGACGGCGTTCCTATTCCGAACAAAGCGATGCGAGCTGTGCAGCTGATCGATGAGGTTCTATGAGTTTCGAGCGCAGTTTGCTGAGACAGTTTAAGTCGTGGAAGTTTTGGCTATCAGTCGTTGCGCTTAGTATAGCCACGACAAATAATATTCTCAAAATGAGAAATAAATATATTATTTTTCATATATTATCTATTATTTATCATATGTCACGAATTTGTGGTATTCAATAACTAGTTGAATATCGCGCTAACTCTATGAAAACAAACAAATCGTGCAACCCAACGCAATGAAACGCAATAAAATGAATGATCGAGATGACAGCTCGAACGGCCTTGAGACCTGATTTGCCTGGATGCGCGTTCTCTCCCTGCAGATAGAGAATTATGTTGTTGATTCTGCTGTGCTTATAGGAAATTTGAAAAGCATGCTGGCCGGCACTGGCAGGAGTAGCCAAGCCACCGGAGACCTTCGCGCGCGAAATTTTTTTCCAACTGGCAATTTCTACCCGGTATAGTTAAGTCCTTTATTATCAACAAGGTCTAGTTTTGCCCTTTTAGAATCAATAACTTACATTATTTTTATTTTGGACCCCTGGCACCCTGGCGGAGTAGGTGTCGCCACCCCGTCCGGGCTAAACCATTTGAATATCGCAGTGCGTTTTCCACTATATAGCGCGAGTATAGTAGATAGAAAACAAAAGGTTTAAAAATTCTTTTTGAAGAAAAATTTTAGGGTTATCAATAACTTACAGGCACTTTTCTTTGTAACTCATTGAAAACAAACAAAAATGAAATTTCGTTTGGGTGCCGTAGTCTAGCCGTCTAGTAGGAGCTAAAAAAAGGCAAATCAGCCTGTAGCCCCTGTTTTTACATCCCACCGGATCCGGGACTGCCGATTACAGTCCCGCGGTCCACTCTTAATCGGAGAGTCTAATGAATTGGTTTGATCTTAAGTTGTGGCGCGTGTGTGCTCTTTGTACGACTAGCTTTATTAGAAATCACAGATCGCTTTTTTGTCTTGAGTGTCGTCCGCTTCACCGGCGCTTCAAAGCACTTTTTAAAATTTTAAAAGCGGATAAAATCGAAAAGACGGATCCTTTGTGGAATATCAGATATTACTACCATGCGATCCTAAGAAGTCCGTGTCATTATTGTGGCGGCCGACTTCCTGTTTATGGTCATTCTTTGGACAGAAAGGATAACCGAGGAAAGCATACCGCTAATAACGTCGTTCCGTGTTGTACTACTTGCAATACTAAAAAAGGCGCTTGGTGGGGTTACGAAGAGTTTTTAGAGCTTAAGCCCGTTTTGACTAAACAAAGATTACGTTGTGGTAGAACATGACCGACAAATGGAAAGCAGTATTTGGTTTTAGCCTCCTGCTGGTCATTGGCTGCCTAGCCGGCATAATCGCGCTAGGCAAGGTAATGGAAGAAAGCTCATATGGCCTTCAGATCATTTTAGGCTGTATAACGACATTAAGCGGCGGATTCGCCGCATGGGCATTTGGCCAAAAGAAAGATTGACAAACGGTTTGAAACAGTTTAACCTGAGTTATGATCTGGACAGCAATAATAGTCGACAGGGTATATCAAGACTGTCACGACGAGCCGTGGTTTCAACTTACCAACGTTGAAGACATTTTGGCTGAAAGCATTGAATTATGGCTAAAAAAGATTTAAACCCGTCCGAGCTGATCAACGAGTGGACGTTAGAGCATTTTAAAGAAATGTTCGTTCTGGTCGACGGAGATGGCAAAGAGATCGAATTTGAAGTTCACGTCGAAAAGCCAAACGAAAGGCCCAACTGACCCGAGCCTTTATTGTCCCGTTTGCGACCGCCTCCTCGAGAGGCGGAAGTGCCGTTTGATTTGCATTTGCGGCTATTTTATGTCATGCAGTGATTATGTTTAAAACTTTAAAAGATATTCTCCGTTTAGACGTGTTAGCCAAAATAGAAAAGCAAGGCTATATCGACGTTGAAGTAATCGGAAGTATTCATGCTTATATCCATCAACAAGCTGACGAACTGAAATTAGATATTTATGACCAAAAATGCAAATAGAACTTAAAGACGGCGAAACAATAATCGTGACATCCAGCGAAACGTCGGCTTTTGATCCTACTGGCAATTATAAAAATGTCCGGGCTTTTAGGGTGGTATCGGTTATTGGCCCAAAGCCAGTTTTAGAACTAATCCCTATTGGTTCGACTGAAATTATGCCGGTTACTATTGGAATCTAATGTGGATTGAAGTAACGCAGAGTATCTTTAACGGCAATTCGAAAAAGAATTTGATTAATAGCGATTTGGTTGAGCGGTGTGTTGAGAAAGTCGACGGTTGTTATCTCGAGATGAATTCCGGCTTTACCGTTGAAATAGAAGAATCGTTGGATTATTGGAAGGAAAGAGCTCAATGAAAATTGGCGATATAGTCCGATTTAAAGCTGGCGGCCCGCCGATGAACGTCATAGCGGTCAGCCCAGACGGCACGACGATTACGGTATTGTGGGTAATTTCAGGCGACGTTGGCTATTCAACAGCAATGGTTCCGGCTGTGTGTCTTAAGCCGGCGGTAGGCATTTAATGGATCCGGAACTGATAGGCGAGATGAAGTCTATATCGATCCTTCTACCAGACGGCGAAGTATTGCAGATATTCTTTAATGGTGAGATACCGGATTTCTCTAATACGAAGTTTCTAGCCGCTTGGATTTTAAAGCCTGACGAATATATAAAGAACTTAAATCTATGAAAAAGACTGGTCCTCCTTTAAACACGACAGCACCGGCGCATGTCTTCAAGACGGGCGATACGTGCAAACTGGCTTCGGGAAGCCCATTGATGTTAGTCAAAGACGCCTTTGCTAATGGCACCGATCAGAAGGTTCTTTGCGTGTGGTTTGAAGGTACGAAGCTTAACGAAGAACTATTCCCTAGTGAAATTTTGAAATTGATGAAATGACCAAAGGTGAGCTAAAACGGCTCACGAAGGCGCTACAGCAGGCGTCCAGCTATACGCCGTCACCGGCGATTATTAAAGCAGTCCAGAAGTACCAAGAATTTAAAATCAAAAGTTAGGAACGGCCGGATTAATTACCCGGCCGCGTCGGGGGTGCTCTGAACACCCCCGGCTCCTTTTAGAGAGGAGAAATGAAACGTTTGGAGTATGCAGGTCAAAGAATCGGTGAATTAACTGTAATAGAAAGAGCCCCCGCTGATCCTAAGGGCCAGAAACTCCGTTGGTTATGTTTGTGTGATTGTGGTAAGACAAAGGCAATTACTACCGCGGATCTAAAAAAGGTAAGAAGTTGCGGATGCCTAAAACATAGGGCTTTACCCAACGGCTTGGCTTACGTTAATAGAGTTCACGCTTATTACGTAAGTAATGCTAAAAATAGAAATTATGAATGGGATTTATCTTTTGAATGTTTCGAATCTTTAGTTTCAGGGAACTGTTATTACTGTGGTGAGCCTCCTTCAGTACCCCATCGAAAAGAAAATAAAGTCCGTTTATTTAATGGCGTAGATAGAATAGAGAATGATAAGGGGTACGTTAAAGGAAATTGTGTGTCATGTTGTCGCTTTTGTAACATAGCTAAAAATTATTATACATCTAAAGAATTCATTGAGCGCTGCTGTAGAGTAGCCGCTCATTCCGGCCATAGAATTAAGGAGAAAGAATGAAATATATTTCTAAAGGTTTGCTAGCAGTTGTGCTTTGTTACACCCTAGTTCTTCAGGGGTGCTCCATCGCATGGGTCGGTAAACTGGATTTGCTCGTCTCGGCCCTCGCTCCAGCGCTCAATAACGTTTTGACTATCGCTAGCCTCGTATCCGGAAAGCCTGTCAATCAAGCTCTCGAGGATAAGATTACTCAAGACGCAGCCAATCTAAAGACCCTTGCCGCAGATTTCCAGGCGGCTAATGGAGCCAATGCTCCTACCGCTTGCCAGGAACTTAAAGCCGGCATGACTGTTCTTACCGATGATTCGGCTGTTGTTCTTAGTATCGTACAGTCGTTGGGTCCTCAAGCTGGCAATCTGCCTTTGATTCTGGCCAGTGCTAATGCCTTCGTGATTGCTATTTCGGCTTTGATCCCATCGTGCGCCACCCCCGCAGCCCTTCGCCTCAGTATCCCCAAGGCTGTAGATGCTATTGACGCTAACAAAATGATTTCTACCTACAATGCAATTTTGGTTCAGCCGTCCGGGAACCAGGCTGTCGATTCGTATGCCAAGAGCCACAAAATTCATGCTCACAGTAAGATGTTCCGCATTTTGTCTTTTGGTAAAGAGAAGTAAATAATTTAACTTGATCTAGGAACAATCGGATTCGCTATCTGATTGCGGGGAGAGCCGCCTATACGGTTCTCCCTACCTTTATAGGAAGGAGTATGTCTAGAAAATTACGGTGTAGTACGTGTAAAGTATTTCTGTCTAAAGCTAAGTTTGCAAGAGATAAAAGTCTTACACGCGGTTATGGTTACGAGTGTATGCCTTGTAATTATAAACGTAGATCAAGTAAACCAGACCACATTAGAAAATCGTATAACTGGCATTTAATTAGAAAATACGGGATTACGATAGAAGAAAGAGATCGGATGTTTAGCGATCAAGGTTTTAAGTGTGCGTCTTGTGGTTGTGACAAATCCGGAAAGACCGGTGACATTTGGTGTGTAGATCATAATCACGCTACTAACAAAGTTAGGGCTATTCTTTGTCATAGTTGCAATTTTGCATTAGGCGTTTTAAAAGAAGACCCAGAGAAGATAGAAAGATTGGCTGTTTATATAAGGAGATTTATTGAGCCTTCCACTGTCTAATTCAGGTCGTAGATATGGCCTGCTCCCGTCAGTTCGGGATCATCGAGATTTTGGAATTAGCAGATTTCCATTTCTCTTTGGTCAGACGCTTCCTAGCAAGACCGACAACTTAAAGTTTATGGGTCCGGTTTTAAATCAAGGTCAGCAAGGATCCTGCACCGCGCATTCAGAATGCGCCGATCGCGAATACCTTCATTGGCAGGCATTGGCCGAGCACGGTCATAAGCCCGCCCCTACCGCCATCGGAATGTTTAGCCCGTCGTTCACGTATTATCAAGAGCGGTATATGGACGGCAGTCTTAATCAGGGCGATTGTGGTTCGCAGATCCGGACGTCGTGTAAGGTTGGTCAGCTGTACGGCAACGGTCTTCGTAGCGAAATGCCGTATAACGACCAGGATTACTCTACCGCGCCGACAGCTACTCAGCTTGCCGACGCTTTGAAGTTTCCCACTGGCAGTTATCATGCCGTTGGTAACGTCGACGACATGAAGTCTGTCATAGCTTCTGAATACAACCTTAAGTTAGGTTTTCAAGTTTACGAGTCTTTCGAATCGCCACAGATGGGGCGAGATGGTATTTGGTCCCCGGATCCGGCTAACGAGCAGGTTCTAGGCGGCCACGCTGTTCTAGCTATTGGTTACGACGATTCGGTCAATGGCGGAAGCTTTCTTGTTCGCAATAGCTGGGGCGCCGGCTGGGGCGATAAGGGTAATTTCTGGCTGAGATATAAAGACGCAGCTAATGCTTTGGTTGTAACAGACATCTTTACTCAGCATCTTGGACGGTGGGCATAATGGCAGCAACTATTAGCGGTAACGTAGGCGGCTCCTCTTTTTCTGGGGTCATCGTGTCTTTATATGGCCAGTCGAGCAATGGTCCTGTCCAAACAACCGCGACGTCAGATAGCAGTGGCAACTATTCGTTTGCTGGTTTGGTAGCCGGCAATTACGTTCTACAAGCGCAGCAGGTTACGGTTTCATCGCTGTTGTATAAATACTATACCGGTCATGGCGTTTCGGTTCAATCATCTGATGTCACCGGCAATACCACTTTCGCGGGCGTCAATTTCGCACCGACGGCTGCAAACGCCACGAATACGCCGACATTCTAATGAAACTACTCTTATTGTTGGCACTGTGTAACCCGTTCGCGCCGATCGGTCATGCTGTCAAGGCGGTTGGTCACGGTATTGCGCATGTAACGTCGACAGCGTTTTACGCTACTACAAATTTCTTTGTTGATCATATTCAACCAAATCATAAAGGTGAAGCCGGTAAAGTTTGTCACTAGGTGATAGATGCCTTGGCTTATCATTTTTCTTGTTTGTACAGGCTACGAAGCTTATAGCTGGCTGACGGGAAAATTGATGTTGACCCAGTTGGTTGTTAAGTACATACCAGCATGGATCACAATTCCCGTACTTTGTTGGCTATTTGTTCATTTCGCTATCCGATACAACGATCCGACATATATCAAATGGTTGGATAGCAAGTAGGTTTAATGATTATGCCGGCTTTCGTTCAGGCGCACTATTTTGCTCTTACTATTGGCGGATACATCGTTTTGACAATGGCTCGTCAGCTTCCCAAGCCGGGCGTTCCATTTAATGCTTACGAGTATTTTTATAAAGTCATTAATTCTCTTCTAGCCGAGCCCATAGTTAAGGCTTTTGAGGATAAAGTTGTTACAACTACTACGACTAGTAGCACTAAGTCCTAAACTGCTTTTAGTTCCTGGTTGTTTCTTCGCGATATTAAGAATTATCTTCTGGCCTCCTTCTAGGAGCCGATACGACAAGATTGTAGGAGAGAATTGAATGGCAGCGACGACTTACGCGATGTACACGATCAACCTTGGCAGTACATTGGCGGTTGCGTGGCCCCAGGTTGGCGGTCCGGCCCAGAACTTAGATTTGATCCAGATTGTCAATAGCGGATCTGTGCTTCTCAATGTTGATTATCTTGGCGTTGTCCACCGGCCAGCTAGTGCGGCTACTACGGGAAATACTCGGATCGGCCAGTTTGAAACGAATCTTACAAGTTCTGCTACCACGGCTCAGATGTTCGCGTCAGCTTTTACCAACTTCGAACAAAACGATATTATTCAGGTCAAGGCGATCGGTGGTAATGTTGTGTACTACCTTGATTACCTCGGCGTGAATCACTAAGGATTTATACGTGGCGCCGATTATGCGCCATCTGCAAGCATCCGTTAGAGAAAAAGAATCCCACGGATGTTGTGGTCTGTCCTTGCGGATGGACATGGAGATAATGTGAAGTCTAACAGCGAAACAGAAACACTTCGAAAAGGTTCGTTGCCAAAGTCTGAATCAGTTCGACAGGCGACGGAAGATACTAGCTGCGTTAAGAAATGCAAAGCAGCCCAGATCGGCGATAACGCCAGAGACGTCCGGAAATACTCCAGCGACGATAACGACAAAGCAATTTAAAAGTTTGTAGCTACATAGATCGGGGGTGCCACTATCACCCCCGGTCGACTCTATAGTGGAGAGATAAAATGAGTATTGGTTTAGGTTTGTGTCATATATGCAAGACGACTTTAACGGAAGAGAATTGTCCGATTAGTGTCGTTAAGTCCGGTAAGTGTGGATATTGTAGACCTTGTAATAAAGAAAGACTTTCTAAATATTATCAAGAAAATAAAAGCTCTATATACAAGAAGCAAGGCGAGTATAGAAAGAAGAACATAGATAGAGCTAGAGAGTATGCTAGGGAGTATCAGAAAGCTAGATACCAGGCTACTCCTAGAGAAGAAAGAGACAAAAAACGAAAATCTAGAACAGGGGAGCTTTGGAGATTTAGAACTAAGTCTTATAAGTATAAGATATCTCCTGAAGAGCTTAAAGCCAAATTAGAAGCACAGAATAGTCTTTGTACTATTTGTGGGTTGCTTTTATCTTGGGATGCTGTTCTTAAAAGCGAAAGACCGCATATAGATCATAATCACACGACTGGTAAGAATAGAGATTTGTTGTGTGTTAAATGTAATTCTCTCTTGGGTTATGCCCGGGAGAAAGAAGAGATTCTTGCAAGCGCCATTCGGTACTTGCAGAAGCACGAGGGAGATAGCTCGATCAAAATCGAAACTCGTTAGAATGGCGCAGAATAAATCTGTGTCCTTCATAAAAGCATGCGTCCGGCAGAGAACTTGTCAATCGGTGCATGTACACTAAAAAAGGAACAAAATGGCAGAAACGATAGCCAATTTACTTATTAATGGTGCTTCCCCAGTTACTGTAGGCGGCACGGGCACAACTTCAAAATACTTCCCTGCAGTACCCGGCGCGTCTATCGGCGTCAACTCGACAGCGGTTGGTTATGTCAAGGTCCCCGGAAACAACGCTTGTAACGGTCAGGCTCTGACAGTTACTGTTGTGGGCAGCTATACTTTGGATCCGACAGATGCTTCTTCTCCGACCGTTCTGGTCGAACTAGTGGCGACGAAGAACCCGACGGCGGCTTCCCCGACGTATACGATTATTGCTACGACTGGTTCGGTGTCTTCGTCCGGTATCGGCGTGGCGAGCGATTCTTTCAAAATTAGCGCTGCTATCTTCGGCGATAACATTTCCGGTCTTGTGTCTGGAAACTATACGGCGATTATGAACGGCGCGTTGAAGAACACTCCTCCGACCGTGCTGACCAACAACCTGACTGGCGTTTCTTTTGCCCAGGATGTGCCGTTTGCTTTGGCCGTTCGCGTGACCTTCTCGGTTACCGGCGCAGCCAACTCGGCTTCGTTGTATCAATTTACGTTGAGCAATTAACTTTAACCTTAAGACGCTAGGCGGCTCGTACACTCTAGTTACAGCCCCCGTTTAAGAACGGTGAAATTCCAAACAGTATCGTTACAGTCGATACAAATTTTCATATTCGCTATTCGCGAATCGCGAATACCGAATGTCCCAATTTATCGTACTAACGAGGCCCAGTGGAAGTAACGATAGGACAAGCGGTAAGTGTTGCGCGGGACATCTGTTTTGTAGCTGCCCTGTTGTTCGGGATATTTAAAATTGGGTTATGGGCCAAACCGGCAATCGACTTTTTCGTTGACGCTAAAGTCTTCATGGCTCAAGTCAGGCAGCATATGTCGGTTACAGAAACCAACATGGCGACTTTGCTGACTAATCACCTGCCGCATTTAGAAAGTGAGATAGTGAAATTGTCTGACCGGATGTCGCAAATGCCGACGAAAGAAAAAACGATATCTATCAAGGTGGAGTAATGCCGTACGATCAGGTTCTTCATAAGTTCAAGCACCACGAGTTGCACTCTGGTAGTAAAGAAGGCCCTAAGGTTCATAGCAGAGCCCAGGCCATCGCGATCATGTTAAGTGAGAAGCGAGCAGCGAACGGTAATAACGATTATGCAGCAGTTCATAAAGCTAGAAAAGCCGGAAGCTGAAAAGTATCACCACGACACCGTTGGATATGAGAATCCCAGTACGCATCCCGGTCAACAGTGTAGAAATTGCGAACACTTCATCAAAGGTTCAGATTTAATTCCGAACCGTTGCGAAGGTGTTCGAATGCCCATAGCCGACGCGGCATGGTGCCACAGGTTTGAGGAGATTATGGCTAAGAAACACAAGATTTCGCATACACACATTGAGCACCACCACGATGGTAGCCACACTGTAACGCATCATATGGACGGCGGCGGTACTATGTCGTCTGCTCACGGAGACCTCGACGGGGTCCATGACAAGTTGCAGGAAAGTCTGGGACAACCAAATCCCGGAGAAGCAGCCGCGGATATGGGCCAGCATGGTGTGCCGGCTCCAATGGCAGCCCCGGCGGGCTTGCCGATGGGGCAGTAATGGCTGCTCACAACGTCAGTCTTTATCGCGCAATGCACCACCTTCGTAAAGGTGGATTGCACAGGGCGCTAGGCGTTCCGGAGAATGAGACGATCCCGCAAGCTAAACTGCAAGCGGCTCGTCATTCTTCAAACAGCCACGTCGCTCACATGGCAAATTTCGCCCACACTATGGGTGGTTTTAGTCACTAAGTTCCAGCTGTATTTAATCCAATAAAAGGTAGGATAATCAATGAAGGCATATGTACTAATCGTAGCATCGTTTCTAGCAGTATCAGTTTATGGCCAAGGCGTTCAGAACATCGGTAAAGTGCCGGCTGATACGTCATCGGCATCAGTTCCAGTCTTTCGAGTAGCGACTGTTGACCTCCGTCAGGCGATCGTATCTACGGCTGAAGGCCAGCAAGCCAGCAAGGATCTACAAGCTCAGTTCAGTGCTGTCATTACCGAGCTTCAAGATCTGAACAAAAAGGTTAATGACCTTAAGACAAAGATTGCGGATGCTAAAACAACCGATAAAGAAAAAGCTGGTTTGACCGCAGATCTTAAGCATCTTACTGAAACTCTCGACAACAAGAACAAGCATGTCGAGGAAGAGATCAAGGCTGCCCAGACCGACGTTGTAGTCAAGATTGGCAAAGGGCTTGTAGAAGTCATCGATGCTTATGCCAAATCGAATGGCTATACCGCCATTCTAGATTCGTCTTCGCAGTCGAGTCAATTGCTATTCGCGTCCCCTAGCATTGACATTACAAAAGAGGTAGTCACACTGTACGACCAGTCACACCCGGCAAAGGTCACTCCGGCTCCCGCAGCTAAGTAAATTCCCGGAGGGACGAATGCGTCTTCCAGCCTTGCTCTTATTGTTTGCTACATCCCTATTCGGTCAAGAAATCAATATAGGGCCTATTCAGGTTGAGCAAGTACAGCAGGAATCCTTCCAACAGAAGTTAGGCAAAGCCACACAAGCTCTTTATCTAGGTAAGCAAGTCTGCGATTACAAAAAAACTGAAACCTTTTTCGGAGACTTGCTTTTCTGGACATGCGAGTTTAAGCACCGGTTCGTTTGTACAGCGACGATTATAGATGGCCAAGAAGGCGATTATATCGCTCTAACCGCAGGCCATTGTATCGACTGGAAGTACGAAAACGACTATTACGTAGCCGATAACGTCGAGGACGCGCCGGTACTACGGCATGTCAAGATCGTTAAAGCCGACAATAGCGATAAGTACGATTACGCGATTATTCGTTTTTCAAGCCTTAAAGAATATCCTTATATCGATTTGAATAAGCCGGACCAGGATATCCCTGCGTTGGGTACGCCGGTTCTTAACGTCAACTTTAGCGAGGGGCTTGGCAAGGAATACCTTGATGGCAAAGTCGTCAGTGAAAAGCTTTATGGCGACGGTTTGCGCAATCGTTACCTTGTTTCTGTTGGTGTCGGCCCTGGTGCTAGCGGGTCAGCTATTGTCGATAGCGAAAGTCATCGTATTGTGGGACTGGCTGAAATGATCGTTACGAGCACTCAAATGCCGACGATCGTTATCCCAACCGGTAAGAATCTAGCTGAATTTATGGACGACGATTCAGCCGGCATTAAGCCTGAGCCAGAAGATAAAAGTAAATTACCCCACGAGCCGGCAACACCAGTATTACCAGAAACGCCCAGTCTAGCTAAGCAGATTTTTGTCATTTTCTTACAACTACTATACAAAATTCTAGTCGTTCTTATAGTTCTTCTCGCGGCTGTCATCGTTATTAGAAAGAGACATTCAATTATATCCCGGCTGAAAGGGTTAAAAAATACAATAGTGGAGCGTTATGCCTCTTCAAGGCGCAGAGAAGTCCGCGTATATGAAGCAGTACCATGCGGACCGGAAGTTAAAGGAGCAGGAGCAGAAGAGGGAAGAGCAACAGCAAGAGAACGAAAAGAACCGCGGAAAAAGAATAGCGTTAGCAAGCAACGAAGGAAAGCGGTACGGGTCCGAACTACTTAGCAAAGACAAGTTAAAGATTTGGTTTGAGGTGTCTGAGCGTCACAACGTTCTCGGCCGTCCTCGAGTATTCGGTTGGCCAGAAGATGATAGTCAGGCGGACCCAGAAAGCTGGATAGGCCTTCGCGACCGCGCTAGAAAGGATTTGTTCTGGCTAGGTAAAGAGGTCCTGCACCGCGATTTGGTCCCACGGGTGCATCAGCCTGTTTGCGACTTCTTTGTTCATAAGAACTTTGATGGCGTCTATTCGAAAGATACGACGCTTAAGCAAATGCGTGATGCCATTAACCGCCAGGATGAGATGAAAGAGCGGATCCTCTTAGATCCTCGAGGCGCGTATAAGTCAACGATTGACGGCATTGATTGCGTTCAGTGGATGCTTAATATGCCGGACATCCGAATCTTTATCGTTACAGGTAAAGATTCGAACGCCGATCTATTTCTTACGGAAATCAAAGGCTATTTTTACCGGCCTGAGCACGCAGAATTGACCGATTTTCAGCTTTTGTTCCCTGAGTATATCGTCACTGGTCAGGACGGAACTAGCTTGTCGGACCTTAAATGTCCGGCTAGAAAGTTCCCTAACGAGAAGTTTGCTACGTTGTGGGTCAATTCAGTTACGTCTACTCTAGCGTCGTTGCACTGCGACATTCTGAAGGGCGACGACGTTGTTTCGGATAGGAACTCGGCACATCCGGAAGCCAGGGCCAAGCTAAAGACGAAATATGATAACGTCGACAATCTTCGTGACGAATGGGGATTCGCTGACAATATTGGCACTCGTTATGCTGACGATGATTGGTACGGTACTCGTATTAGGGCTATTGCAGAAGGCGCTGAATGCGCCGTCTTCCAGCGATCGTGCTGGACGGTTAAGCCGCAATATAAAGAAGTCCCGCTTAAAGGACTGACGCTCGAGATGGTTGATCTTCTCTTCCCTGAGAAGCTAGGCACAGCAGAGCAGACATTTAAAGAATTACGTAAGAAGCTCATCAAGAACGAAATTGAATTCCGTTGCCAGCAGCTTAATGAGCCGGTCGGCGACATTGATACCCGGCCGCTGGTGTCGTTTAGTGACGACCAATTGCGGGCACATCTGTTGCAGATGCCAGCTGTTCCGAAAGACGGTGACATCTTTATTACGTGGGATACGGCGCTTACCGATAACCGGTATTCAGACTATTCAGCCGGCGCTGTCGTTAAGATTTGTCACGACCCAGTTAAAGATAAATACTGTCTTTATAACTTAGAGATTAAATGCGACCGGTTTAAACAATCGGAACTAGCTTTTCAAATAGTGGCACTAAACAAAAAGTGGAATCCTAAATCAACAATTATTGAAAAGCTTAGTGGCTTTGAATTGCTTCAGCGTGAAGTTCAGCGCCAGGCATTGATCCAAGGTGTGTCATTTAATGCCTTCTGGAAGAGTCCGCCTTCAAGCCCTGATGCCAAGTGCAACCGGATTAAAGGCCTGGAAACGCTTCTTAATAACGACCAGTTGTATTTCGTAGCTGGCGAATGGATTGACCAGCTGATGGCGCAGTTCTGTAACTATACCGGCGAGAAGAAGAACCGTGGTCGTAAAGATGATATTCCTGATGCTTTGTCTATTGCGGCTGTATTTATGCCGACTAGCCATAAAGACGAAGACGACAGAGAGACCGAAGCGGTAAAGAAGATGCTTCACGAAGCTAAAAAGAATGCTGAAATGAAGCAACAGTACGAACGAATTTTCGGCGGTGATCAGGTTATACAGCCAGCGACAGTAGAAATAAAACCGCAGGACCCGAGAAATAAAATTTTCGGCGGGAATGGCCTACACATCTAATTAAATTTTGTAGCTACATAGCTCGGGGGTGCTGCTACATCCCCGAGCGACTCTTAGCAGAGAGGATATATGTTTGTTTATTTGATCACGAATACTATTAATGGTAAGCGGTATGTTGGTCAAACGAAGTTTTCACTTAAGAGACGGTGGAAGAATCATAGATACCATTCAAATTGTCGTGCTCTTAAGCACGCCATAGATAAGTATGGGTATCTTAATTTTACTATAGAAGCTATCTGTGAAGTGGACAGTCGAGATCAAGCAAACGAACTCGAGAAAAAATATATTGTTGAGTACGGCACGCTTACTCCTAACGGATACAATTTAACGACTGGTGGGTTGGTTTTTTCTCACACAGAAGAAACTTTAAAGAGGATGTCGGAGATCCACAAAGGCCGACCTTGTTCAGAAGAGAAAAGAAAGAAGCTCTCTGAAGGTAATAAAGGTAAGCACGTTTGTTCTCCTGAGACTCTGTTGAAATTGTCTTTGAGTCATATAGGAATTCCGGTATCAGAAGAAGCAAAAAGAAAGATATCTGAAAAACTGCTTGGTCGTCCACGTCCTAAAGACGTCATAGAAAGAATAAGAAAAGGTAATTTAGGTAGAAAACATACCGAAGAGTCTCTTCAGAGAATGAGGGATTCTTGGGTTCTTCGTAAGATTAAAGCCGCCAGTCAAGAAGGTTTAGGTGAGTGAATCAGACGAAAAGAAGTTAGCGGAATTAGAGATTCTTCCTGCGGATGAGATTACAGAAGATAATATAACGGATGACCCAGAGACCGGTATCTATGAATTTGATGACCGTGCTGCCGTTAAGTTAGTTATTGATGATGCGCAATTAGCAGACAATTTTATTAACGTGGCGCAGTGGTCGGCCGGGTGGACCCTCGCGGATACGCTTTACCAAAGTCCCGCAGGCATCTCTGCATTTGATGGCGGTAACGTAGCACAGGCTAACGTACCAAAGTTCCTCGTAAGTAATCACATCAGTTCTATCGTCCCAAAATTGATGGGGGGAATTTTTTATGAAGACCCTCCTTTCCTTCTCCGCCCCCGGCCAGGTACCTCGACAGATGTAACCCGCGCCAAGACAGCTCTGTTCGCCGCTCAGCTTTATGACATGAAGTTCGAAGAAGAATCTGAGCGAACGCTTGAGCAGGGAGCCCTTCTCGGTACGGGCGTTATGAAGTGGGGTTATACCGAATTTACTAAAAAGGAAAAGGTTTATAAGCGCAAGGCCGGCAAGATGTCGTTGGACACTCCTGTCGGAACCAGCAAGATTGATACGCCGGACTCCGATGCTGTTGAAATTATTTATAAAGACAAGTTGGTTAGTCGCCCGTGGATTAAATACTGCGATTTGCGGACTGTCTTGGTTGATCCGGGCTGTCGCTACGGCGATATTCGGCGAGCAAGTTGGGTTATTTATAGAGACTTCGCGACATATTCGGATCTGGACAAGCTACGTGGTTTCGAAGGCTATGACATTCCAGAAGAGACTGTACTGAAGGCTCTGTTCGCTTCGAAGCCCACGACTGGCGTTGACAATATTACATTGACCATCCCGGAAGGGATGCGCGGTTATTTGCAGCACGCTATCCCGCGGAGCTATAAGAACACCGCCGACCCGATGAAGGCTCCGTTGGAGCTATTAGAACGGTGGGACGGCGACAGAGTTATCGTTATGCTGCACTTCAACGGGCATAACATTCTTATCCGTAACGAGCAGAATCCGTACGGTAGGATTCCTTTCCTATCCTTTAACTGGCGTAATATCCCCGACTGTTTCTATGGCCAGGGCCTCGGCATCCTTATTGGCGCTGAGCAGATGGTTGAGCAGGGTGTTACCAACCTTGCTTTGGACCTTCTGGCTTATGGTCTTCAGCCCACGGCAGTTCGTAAGAAGGGCTTTAACGCGCCTACGCAACAGATCAGATGGAAGCAAGGCGGCATTATTGATGTCGACGAAGATGTCGACAAGGCTTTTAAGTTTCTTACTATGCCCCCAGTCCCTGGTGAGGCGTGGCAGTTTATCCAGCAGGCTCAATCAGCTGCTGCAGCAACGTCTGGCGCTAACGAACAAGTAATTCAAGGCGCTGGTAGTCCTGGTGTACGTACAACTGGTATGCGTTCAGGTACAGGCGCAGCCGCTGTAGTCCAAGCTAATGCTAGCCGTCTAGACGGTCCGGACGGTCGATTCATCCGCCAGATTTTTGAACCTTGGTTGTACATTATGGATGAATTAAATAACCAGATGCTTCCGACGTCAGTTCTTCGTAACACACTTGGCGAAGAGTTAGGCGAGATCGCTGAAGTTGATCACGTCGATTTCCGTAACGCCAAGATCGAATATGAAGTGTTAGCTGGTGCCCATCTCGGCCCAAAGAAAGAGATGACGCAGTTCCTTCCTTTGGCTATCCAGCTTATCAACAATCCTACATTTACCGAGAACATCAACGAGGCAGGATACAACTGGGACGCTACGGCTTTGTTTAAGAACCTTAGTGATCTAGCCGGCTGGAAGTATGCACAGCCATTTTTGGTCAAGATGACGCCAGAACAAATGGCTAGACGTCAAGCTAATAGTCCTGCGGCTTTGGCACAACAACAAGCTCAATCGGCACAACAGCAACAGTTAGCTAAGTTCCAGCAGGAAGCGAAACTGGAAGACCAGAAACAACTAGGCAAGGCTGGCGCCGAAGTTCTCCGTCAAGTAACGGAGCACGCACTGACTTCTGAAGAGGTGGAAGGCCAACCGGGCAATACCGGCTTTGGCAGCACTACCGTCGGATAAACAATAGAAGTAAAAGGATCACCAATGGCAACACGATTAGGAAATGATTTGGATGATATTGAAAAAGCCTATTTAGGGAATTTATCCCGTCATGAAGGGTTTAAAGTCCTCCTGAAATTAGGCGAAGATGCCTGTAAGCAAGCCACAGAAGCTGTGATTTCTCTCGATCCAATGTCGGATAATTATCCGACTAAACTGGCGTCGTTGCAGAATACCGCAAGAGCTATTAATAGTTTTTGTTCTAGCTTTTTCGGCTCTGTAGATTGGCATGTAAGAGAGTCTTTTGCTAAACAGCAACAAGACGAAGAGTAGTTTAATCCCCAAACGGGGGCAGTTAATGGAGAATGTATGCCCGACCCAATTACAGTTGCGGAAGTAACTCCTGAAAATATCACGAGAGAAACCGTTTTAAGACTGTGGAGTTCAGAAGAACTCAGACGTCATATGAAGAATCCGGAGATGCGGACAGCTATTGAAAGGGTGTTAGGTGAATCCCTTCCAGAAGCGGTCCAGCCGGAACCAGCCGTTGAACCCGTAGAAGTCGTGGACGAGCAAGCGGCTAAAGAGGCAGCAGATGCGCAGGCCGCACAAGTTGCCGCTGAAGAAAAAGCCAAAGCCGAAGCAGCCGCCGAGGAAGCCCGTAAGGCCGAAATAGCCAGAAAGGAAGCCGAAGAGGCAGCAAAGCCGAAGAAATTTGTTTTTGAGTTCCAGGCCAGAGACGAAGATGGCAATCCAATTGGACGGCCAACGCATCTTGAAGCCCCGAGCCAAGAACTACTAAACGAAAAGATTAAGACGTCGTACGAAAATGCCGTACGTGCCTTGACTCGTTTGAAACGGCAGAAAGAGCAGTTGACATATAAAAAGGAAGAGCCAAAGAAGACTCTTTCCGTAGAAGAGCAAATTGAAGCGGCTAAGGCCCTTGATGACAAGGATCCGGCCGTTAAGCTAGCGGCTGTTCGTAAAATTACGAATGCCGATGAAATAGAGAAAGAAAGACAAGAAGCAGCCGCAGCAAGAGACGAAGCCCGTCGTGAACGAGAAACGTATAAGTTCATGAAGGCGCACGTTCAAGACTTTAATCCGTGTCAAGCCAATGCAGAGGTTTTAGGCAAGTACCTTCTGGACAATAACCTAGAGTGGACAGCCAACAATCTTGAAGTGGCTTTCGCGGAGTCGCAAGACCAGATGGCAGAGGTCCCTAAAAAAGAGCCTCTACCTCAACAAGCATCCGCACCCGTTGTGGACAATACCCCAACTGTGCAACCAACTGTCATTGCAGCCGCCGAGCCGGTTGTTGTGGCGACGGCTCCTCCAGTGAAGGTGGAAAATCCACCCGCGCCGGTAGCGAGTCGGAGAGCCCCGGACATTCAACCGGGCCAACTGTCAGGCAACCGCCCGATGGCAAAGCCCGCGGGGCTAACCAAAGCAGAGATCAAATCTTGGACAGGAGAACAAATGCGTCGTGAGATGAGAAATCCTCTTCGCCGCGCAGAAATAGATAAAGTCTTATCCTCGAGAACCTCTGCGTAAATCACGTAGAGAGTAACAACATGGGTGCAAACCCTTCAGCAGCTAATGTAGGAAATGTACTGACCGCACAGGCAGTACTGTTTGACAAGGAACTCATCCCGAACCTCAATTAGGGGTCACTTGAAAGAGTGAGAATCTTCTCTGATCGACTCGAACCCTGAAACGGCAACGAGGGGCAAGCGAAAGCAGCCTGAGAGACTAAGCGAGAAGACGCCGCAAGGCGATGCAATAGTCCGTTCTAACAAGAATAAAAATTGTTAGAGATTAGCAGAAATGACTAATCCCCGAAAGGGTAACAAAAAAGCAAAGGCGAGACCGATGGTTTCGTCGCATGGGCAGAGCGTCGAGTTCAGCCCCTTCATATGGGCATCAATCGGACTTTCTTCCAGTACAACACGATGGTTGGAAGTACCGCACAGGTCGCAGACGGCACCGTCGGCGCTCCTGAGTTCGTTGGGCAAATTTCGGCACCTGCCCAGGTGGGCGAGTGGAGGAATTAACGTTTATTCCTCTCGCAAATAAACACTTGACTATATCGGTGGAACTCTGATATGATAATAAAACATATCAGACAGTACCGAGGAAAGACAAGTTTGAAGATTACTAAAGATAAATCGAAGTTAGCATATCTAGCAGCTTTACTTGACGGAGAAGGTTACTTCTGTATAAGTAAGACGCTGATATTGGATAGGAATAAAAATCCTTATCCGGCTTTCGATTTACAAATAGGGGTCTCCAATACATCGGAGAAATTGATGAAGTGGTTGGTTTCAACATTTGGCCAATCGTATCGTCCGTTGTCCCAGCGCACAAATACTTTTGCAAAGAAAGTATGCTATCAGTGGCGTATGGAAAGACGAGAGAATCAAGAGAAATTTATTCTTGCTATTCTGCCTTATTTAGTAATTAAAAGAGAACAAGCTAAAGTAGCTCTTCAATATATTCGACTGCCTAGAACGGCACCGGATGATCGGATGGAGTTACATATTAGAATGAAATCTCTTAACAAACCTGAATCCGTAACGACTAATACGTCAAGCACGCCTCCCGGCGTGAAGATAGAGTCTGTTCTCACTGGCGACATTGAGCGCGTTCCTACGGTGACGTAGGATACCTAAACAAAAATAAGATAACTATACGAACTTCTCCTCGTTCGCGATCGCAGCCGCGATTGATGAACTAGTGGGAAATTCGGCCGTGGAACTCGGCTATCAGGCTGGCCAATCGATTTCCGAACTGTACAGCGCCGTGGCGGATTCCGCCGCGACCGTTGACAGCCAGGTGAATCAGTCGGCTCTTCTGACAACGCCTTTTACTCTTGACCTGGCAACGATCCGCGAACTCAAGCAACAGCTTGTTTCGAAGAACGTGCTGCCTTGCAAGAAGGGCAAATACGGCGGGACGATCAGTCCTAACGTCCTCGGCGATATTTTCAATTCCACGACCGTCAACAACTCGATTGTGGATCTTTGGAAGTATTCCAATATGGAAAAGTTCGACAAGATTGCTGGCTCTGACCAGACAATGGAAATCGAACTTCCCGGTACCAATATCGTTCTTCGTCAGACTCCGTTTGTTACCACGACTGCGAGCTATTCAACGTCTGGTAAGACGGCGTATAGGACCTATATTTTCGGGAACTATGCGTTGATCGGTGTTTGGTTGGAGGTCCCTGGAGATACGGATTTGGATGAGGGAGACTGGCGTACGATCGACTGCAAAGTCGTGTCTGACGCACCGCCTTCTTCGTTTGATCCTACCGCCACGATCGGAGGATTTTTTTATAACGATTAGTCCTCTTAAAATTCTTTCTAATTGACTCGAACGCTGAAATGCCAACGAGGCGGAAGTCGAAAGACACCGTGAACGACTAAACGAAAGAACGTCGAAAGACGATGCAATAGTCTGGACATACAGGAAAAGAAACTGTATGAGACTGACAGAAATGATCAGTCATGTTGATGGACATTAACAAATTCGGGTCGAGCTACAAGTTCCATCAAACCGTTCAAGAACACGGACTCCTAGCAGCGTAATCTGTTAGTAGATAATTCTCTCTGATTGACTTGAACCCTGAAATGGGAACAAGGCGGAAGCTGAAAAGCACCGTGAACGACTAAGCGAGAGAACGCCCTTCGGGGCGATGCGATAGTCTGCTCTCATAAGAAAAGAAATTATGAGAGGCCGGCAGAAATGACCGGCCCCACGAATTAAATCGTGAGTAACAGTGAGGACGCTTCCACCTGCCACTGGTGCTAATACTCAACGTATTCGCTTCATTGACAGCGTGCCTGCAATTCAGTAAGATAGATGTTGTATAGAGAAGGGGCGGCCGACACCGCCCCGACTCGCTCCTTGTCGGGGGAAATAATGAGTTCGGAATATAAAAAGTTAATCCGGTATAGATCTAAACATCTTCGTAGAAGTGTTCCTAATATTTTAGAGTTCTGTTACGAGTCTCAGAATCGTATCTGTGATTTGTGTAACAAACCTATTCAAGATTTGGTTTTAGCCGCGCTAGATCATTCTGTGCCTCTAATTCAGTTTGCTAGAGATATTAGTTTGTCTTTGAAAGAGGCTGTATCTAGTTGTAATGATCCTAAAAATCTTAGAGCCGCGCATTCTTTTTGTAACAACAGTAAAAAAGATCGCACTAGAGAAGAGTGGTTCGATAAAAATTTAGATAAGACGGTTGGCACTATAAAGATTCTCAGCGATGAGGAAATAGAAGATCTTCGGTTGAGAGTCGGGAAAGGCGGAAGAATCCGTTTTAAAAAGCACGGCGATGCTTTCACCACAGAGGCTAGATCTCGCGGTGGTAAGACTAGCGGTTCGAATAACGTATTAAATGGCCATTTAGCTTCTATTCGGACTAAAGAAAATCAGTCTAAAGGTGGTCGTCGAAACGTAGAGAGCGGCCAGTTAGCTTCTATTAGAACCTTAGAGGCCTCTATTAGGGGCGGTCGAACTCAAGGGCGTATAGCTGTAGAGAGCGGTCAGTTAGCTTCTATTACAACATATGAAACTCGAGCAAAGGGCGGGCGTAAACAAGGGCTTATACAGGGTAGAAAAAATGTCGAAAGCGGCCAGTTGGCGTCAATAAGAACGCCCGAGCATCAGAGCGCGGCTGGAAAAGTCGGCGGTAGAAAAGCGGTTGATAGCGGGCATTTAGATAGAATTCGTTTGTTAAGTAGTAGGAAAGAAAATCAAGCAAAACATTTACACCTACGTTGGCACGTAAAAAGAAATCTAGTTAATCAGAATTGCAATCTCTGTAAAGGAAAGGATGCCTCTTCCCCCGCAAGTAACAGTTGAAGATCCAATAAAATCCCGCCACGACCTGCGCACTACCCGAGAAAGCATCAAGAGCATGTTGGCCAACGGCACTCCGGATTGGTACCGTTTTCCGAACGATTACAAGTCGTTTGTCCAGGAGTCGTTCAAGGCTGAAAAAGAAGCAAGTGACCAGCAAGTCCAACGCTACAAAATGGAAGGCCAAGAAGAACTTACGAACGCGGACGCTCGTAAAGTTAATCCGATTGGCACCCGTGACTTTATTAAGAAGCTTCGCGATAACGGCGTTCGTTGCTTTACTGTTGATAATGGTATGGCAGGAACTGTCGCGTTGTGGGCGGCCACGAAAGAATCCGACGAAATGGTATACGTAGCCTATCTACAGATTCCGGCTATGTACGAATATAGCGTTCTTCGGTTGGACAGGCACGGCTTGCCTAACGGCGAAGATTTTCGAGGGTGGCGTACGGTTCTGGCTCAACTAATCGTTAAGAATGTCATGTCCGAAGCTAAGGCTCATGACGTGTTTGGCCGTCCGACTGACGGATTGGTCAGCCGTAGATACCGCCAAACGCTATTCGATTTTCGTAACAAAAAAGGTCAATACGCGACCGATCCTCTAATCGCGACCCTATAACAATAAAACGCTAGTTACTCGTGGAAGGATTCCCGGCCACGTTTTAGGAGAATTATGCCTGACGAAATTAAGAAAGTAGATCCGATGCAGCAACTTCTCGAAGTGATTCTTAAGCGTGAAGCTCGAGAAGCACTATTAGAAGATCAAAAGCAACAGCAACTGGACGCCAAGGCTAAGCAGCGTGATATTAACGCCAAGTCAGCCTACGAAGACGCCCAAGCCAAGCAAGCCAAGTGTACGCATCTTAAAGGCGGCAAAAACCGTATTAGGACGCAGGCGAAAGACTACAACATTTATATGCACACGTTCATTAACGCCGAGCGCGTTATTGTTTGCTGTATGTGTGGCATGAAGTGGAAGATGAAGGACACGAAAGAGTTCCTATTCCGCTTTGGTAAGAAAGTTCCTAATCATACAAAAATCGGCTGGGACGAAGCGTGTGAAATGCTTGGTCAAACCAGCAATCAGAACAGTTCATCCGAAATTCCGATGAACGCATCGCCGGTGGCTTTGCCAACGGATTGAGGGAAAATGCGAGCTATTAAGTATTTATTGCTGTCTATCTTATTTCCTGGTTTGCTGCTCGCTCAGACCAAGATTGACTACAATACGCAGATTACCAACAAGCCGCCGGCCAATTTCGTCTATCTAGGCGTATCGGCCGGCAAGCCTGCTGGTTGTTCAACTGGCAATCTGGCTTATATCACGGACGTTCCCGCGGGCCAGAACATTTACGTTTGTAATTCCGGTACGTGGACTGGCGCAAGCGGCGGTAGCGGAGCCGCTATTTCGGTTAACGGTGTTTTAAATGCTGTCCAAAATCAAGTCAATTTCCTTAACAGTTCTTCTTTCAACGGTCTTACTAATACTTTTACGTATGTCGCTGGCGGCGGTGTTCAACTCGGCTTTACTGGCTCTCTTGGTGTTGGAGGCGGTGGTACTGGCGCTATTACTCTTTCCGGTCCGCTAAAGGGCAATGGAACCAGCGCGATCGGTTCGGCTGTTGCTGCTGATATTTATGGTCTATGGACTGGCTGCAGCAATACTACTTTTCTTCGCGGCGATGGTACTTGCCAGGTTCCTATTGGAACAGGCTCGGTTAGCAGCTTCGCTAGCGGTAACCTTTCTCCTCTTTTTACTACGTCTGTAGCAACCCCAACAACTACACCAGTTCAATCCTTCACGCTTTCAACGGCCCCTGCGCACACTTATTTTGGTAATAACAACGGCGTGACTGCTACGCCTAATTTCTCTACGATTGTACTAGGCGATTTGCCGTCTACTGTAGTTGCTTCAACTGTAAACGACAGTAATGTTACAGGCAGCATCTCCGGACAGGCGTTAACTTTTGGTTGGCTTGGCCTCCTTCCGGCTAGCCGCGGCGGTACAAATAACGGTTTCTTCCAGGTTTCTGGCCCGGCTTCGGTTGCTAGAACCTTTACCTTTCCTAATGCCAGCGCTACGGTTTTGACTGACAGCGCGTTGGTTACAGTTGCGCAAGGTGGCTCAGGCGCATCAACTCTTACCGGTCCGATCAAAGGTAACGGTACTAGTGCGTTTACTATCGCGACGTCGACAGACATTATTGCATTGTGGACAACAGGTGTTTGCAGTAGCAGCACGTTTCTTCGCGGCGACGGTCAGTGTCAGACTCCTTCGGGCGCGGGCACTGTCACGAGCTTTTCGGCTGGAACTCTTAGCCCGATCTTCACGACGTCTGTAGCGACCGCAACCAGCACTCCTGCTTTGTCTTTTAGTCTTTCTACGGCAGCGGCGCATAGTTATCTCGGTAACAACACCGGATCCACGACGTCTCCTAGCTATTCTAGTTTGGTAGCCGCTGACTTGCCAGCGACTACGGTAAACGCGGTTACGAACGATACCAATGTTACTGGCTCGATTGCCGGACAGATTCTTACGTTAGGCTGGACAAGCGTTTTGGCGGCGGCTAGAGGCGGTACTGGGTCAGCTAATTTTCAAGTAGCGGGTCCTACGGCTCTTCGTACTTATACTTTTCCGGATGCCAGTGCTACGGTGTTGACTACTAATGCCGCTGTTACAGTTGGTCAAGGCGGAACAGGTGTTGTTAGCATATCCGGTCTTATTAGGGGTAATGGCGTAAGTCCTTTTACTCCGGCGACGGCGGCTGATGTAATCAGTCTTTGGACACCGACTTGTGACAATACGACGTTCCTTCGTGGCGATGGAAGTTGTCAAGCGGCCGGCAGCGGTGGTTTAGGCACGGTTACTAACTTCACAGCTGGTAATCTTACGCCTTTGTTTACGACCGGCGTAACAAATCCCAGCACTACGCCTAATTTGACTTTTACGTTGTCTACGGCGTCCGCTAATACGGTCTTCGGTAACTGTACCGGTTCGACGGCCGCGCCGTCTTTTTGTAGTTTAGTAGCGGGTCAGTTGCCTACAACTACGGTAAATTCAGTCGTTAACGATACGAACGTTACAGGTAGTATTGCGGCTAGGGCTTTGACGTTAGGCTGGACAGGTGTGTTAGCAGCTGGTCGGTTGAACAGCAACGTAGTTCAGAGTTTCGTTAACGATACAAACGTTACGGCGAGTATCTCTGCTCAGGCAGCTACGCTAGGTTGGACTGGTACGTTGGCTGTCTCGCGAGGCGGTATTGGCGTAGGCACGATTACAGGCCCTATCAAAGGAAATGGCACCAGCGCAGTTACGTCGGCAGTTGCGGCAGATATTTATGGTTTGTGGTCTGGTACTTGCAGTAGCACAACCTTTCTTCGTGGCGACGGCAGTTGCGCGGCGCCGGCTGGTACAGGTACGGTAACAAGCGTTTCTTCTGGAAGTGCTGCGCCTTTATTCACTACCGCTGTGGCGACATCGAGCACGACGCCCGCTATTTCTTATACTATATCCGCCGCAGCGGCGCATACTTATTTTGGTAACAACACTGGCGTTTCAACTTCACCAGCTTACGTCGGTATAGTGTCTGCGGATCTTCCTGCAACGACGGTCAATTCGGTCACGAATGACGCTAATATAACCGGCAGCATCGCGACACAGACATTGACATTAGCCTGGTCTGGTTTGCTTTCCGGATTGCGCGGCGGAACTAACAACGGTTTCTTTCAAGTAAGTGGCCCGGTTACTTCGGTAAAGACGTTTACTTTTCCTAATGCTAATGCAAACGTACTTACTGATAATGCGTTGATTACAGTGGCTCAGGGCGGTACGGGCGTCGGTACGGTTACGGGGCCGATTAAAGGAAACGGCGTAAACCCGTTTACGGCGGCTGTATCAGCGGACATCATCGGTTTGTGGTCAGGTTCGTGTAATAATACGTCTTTCCTTCGCGGCGACGGTACTTGTTCGGCTACAACGGGAACAGGAACTGTAACGTCGTTTTCATCTGGAAACCTCTCACCTGTTTTTACGACTTCAGTAGCTACAGCGACAACTACTCCGGCTTTGACGTTTAATCTTTCTACTGCTTCGGCGCATACATATCTCGGAAACAACACGGGTGTTATTGCGGCGCCAGCTTATTCATCGATTGTAGCGGCTGACCTTCCTTCTACTATACCTAGCTCTATCACGAACGATGTTAACGTTACAGGTAGTATTTCTAGCCAAATTTTGACATTGGGCTGGACTGGTATTCTTTCCGCCGCCCGTGGCGGAACGGCTAGTGCTTTCTTTCAAGTAACTGGGCCTTCAGTGGCTAGAACATTCACTTTTCCGGATGCCAATGCAACGGTTTTGACTTCGGCTAATTTGGTTACTGCGGCTCAAGGCGGCACTGGAGTTGGTACGATAACAGGTCCGATTAGAGGTAATGGCACTGGCGCGTTTACTGCGGCCACATCAGCGGATCTTATTGCGTTGTGGACTGGAACGTGTAATAGCACGACATTCCTTCGTGGTGACGGCAGTTGTCAAACGACATCTGGCACCGGCTCTGTTACTAGTTTCTCTTCAGGCAATCTAGCTCCTCTTTTTACTACGTCTGTAACTACACCGACTAGTACGCCAGCGTTGTCGTTTGCTCTGTCTAACGCTTCAGCGCATACGTATTTCGGTAATAACACCGGTGGAACAGGAGTCCCTGGTTTTGCTACCATAGTAGCCGGCGACCTTCCGACTACAACGGTCAATTCTGTTGTTAATGACACTAACGTTACCGGTAGTATTTCGGCTCAAGCGTTGACGCTTGGTTGGACGGGACTTTTGTCTGCAGCCCGTGGCGGTACGAATAACGGCTTCTTCCAAATCTCAGGCCCTGCCAGTTCTACTAAAACCTTCACTCTTCCAAATGCTAGCGCCAACATTCTTACTGATGCGGCGGCGGTAACGGCGCCACAAGGTGGCACTGGGTTGTCAAGTCCAACTGCGCACAGTCTTTTGGTTACCGAAGGCGCGAGTAACTTCAATTTGGTTACGTCGCCAAGCACAAACGGCCAGTACGTTTGTATGTTTAATGTCACTGGGTCTGCTGCTTTGGATCCGACGTGTGCTCTTCAAGGCATAAGTATTGATGCTCAAACTGGTGCCAGCTATATAGTTCCTACAACTGATAACGTAACATTGATTACAGCTAGTAACTCCGGAGCCCAGGCTTATACCGGTCCGGCATTGGCTAGCAATATTGTTTTTAGTCTATTTAACATTAATACCGGTGTGGTTACTTATATTCCTGCGTCTGGCACCGTCAACGGTAATGCCACGCAAAAAATTCCTGGTGGGTGGTTTGGAACAGCTTATACCGACAATAGTAATACTATAATGCCGGTTCTGCCTACAAATTCGGCTTTCCCGAATTGCACTGACAGCGCTGGTAACCACTTAAACTTCACGGCTTCAACGGGTGTTCTTTCTTGCGGTACGACGTCAAGCGCAGGTGGTGCATATCCGCTTACGGTCAGCGGTGTAACGTCCGGAGGCGTGCCATATTTCAGCAGTACTACGGTCCAGGCTTCGTCCGGGATTCTTAACACTAACATTCTTGTCAAGGGTGGTGGCGCAGGCGGGGCACCTACGAATTCAAGTGTAACCGACAATGGTACGACTGTAACCAGTTCGGATACGGGCGGCTTTGCGGGCACCGGTTTTTCTGGTAGTAGCGGTGGAGCAGCCGGCTTCGTGACACTGAAGCAAGGTTCTGCGAATGGTCATGGAACAGCTAATTTTGCTACGCTGGAATCGCCTGCCGCAGTTACGGCGTATGAATGGCTTTTGCCAGCGTCAGCAGCAACGGGTATCCCTCTTCTTACCAATTCGTCTAGCGTTATGACGCAATCGTTTTTGACGTCAACCGCTAACGGAGACATTCTTACTGGCACAGGAACAACATGGTCTATTTTCGCCGGCAACGCTTCCGGAACTAAGTTTCTTACGGAAGATGCTAGTGGAAATATGATTTGGGCTAGCGGTACTGGCGCATTATTGTCTGGTTTGAGCGCGGCTGGTGCTAGTAATACGCTTGCCAACGGTAATAACCCACAGATTTGGAATTGGGCACAGACATCTAATACGCAAGCAGCTATGACGTTCGGAGAAACTTCAGCAGCAACCAACGGAACTATTTCGGGTTTATTGGCTAATCAAAGTGAAGTAGCTGTATCTACTGCTACGGCATCAACAGCTACGCCGTTGTCCATCAGCCAAGGTTCGATTACTGGTACAGTGGCGTTTCCAGCCCTTCAAATAGCTTCGACTTGGAATAACGCCGGATTGACAGCACAAGGCATAGTAGTTAGTGCTACAGTGACAGCTGCAGCAGCTAACTCTCTTTTGCTTAATCTTCAAGCGGGTGCGTCTGGAACTACGTCGGAATTCTCGGTAAATCAAAGTGGATCTGTTATCGCTGCCGGTCCTTATGCAGGTACTGGTTATAAAGGCACAGCTGCCAATAGCGTGATATATCAAGGTGGCGCAGATACGGCTACTGCCGGTTCTGGCGGCGGCCAAGGAACCTTCAGAGGCGGAGATAACACTAGCACTACAGCTTCTTCAGCAGGTGGAGTAACTCTTCTTCGTGGCGGTGATGAGTCTGGCTCTACAGCCAACACTCTATTCGGTGGCAATGTTACGATCAGAGGCGGTAATGTCACTGCTGGTACAGGAACTTCTTCAACAGGCGGCAATGTATCTATTTCCGCTGGTGATTGTGTCGGCGTAGCTTCAGCAACCTCTTGCCCCGGTACCGTAATAATTGATCAGCCTTATTTTACTACCGGAACTATAGCCAATAATGACTTGGCTTGTGTAACGGCAACCAACACTGTCGCTAGTTGTTCCGGTACCACGACGGGAACTTTTATCGGTGTTGTTGATTCAAATACGACGAATACCGCTTTTATAAGCAGTTTGGCAGCTGGCGGCGTGCATACTTTTAACGCTACTTCAGCGACCTTTACAAACGGTGATTTTGTATGCCAAGACCCGACTAGCGCAAATAAAGTTGTCGATAGTAGTACAGTTTGCGGCAACGGCTTAAGCGTCGGTGTTTATATTGGATCGACAGGAACACAAACAGCTCCGAAGGTTTTGATGATGCCCGGACAAGGCGGCATCAGTACCGCTACGCAAATTGCGATTGCTAGAGTAGGATCCGCCGGATTGAGTGGTACGGCTCCGGTAGCGATTGCGTCTACCGGCGTTATTTCCCTTTCAGGTGCTTCTGGCCAGATTCCTAATGGCGCGACCGGGGCTTTTACAGCAACACCGAGTTTGGGTACGGACAATAGCGTAGCTGGCACATTGACATTGGCTAATGGCTCGGCCGCAGCGCATACGATTTTGTCTAGCGGCGCTACCACAACGAATACTATTCAGGGCTTCGCTACGGTCCCGACGACAGGTCGTTTGCTCGATTGCACGGTTACTTTGACTACTTGTTTGTTGCACGATTCAGGCGTAGTGACGGCTAACGTTGTTAATGCGTCTTCTCCCGGCGCTGGTATTGCGCATTTTGCTGGGTCGACGCAAACGGTTACGTCTTCGTTGATCGTAGCTGCGGATATTACTAGCGGTACGATTACAGGAACACAGATTGCTTCTGCTGTCGCTTTGGCGGGCTCTCCTACGACTACGACGCAATCTGCTGATGATAACTCAACTAAGATCGCTACGACGGCTTATGTCGATCGTACAGTAGTTCGTGCTCTTGGCTGGTCCTATGGCGATGTAGCAACTGGGTCCGCGTTAACCACGAGTGAAGTCGGGTATATTACAGTTCCTTATGCTTGCACAATTACCGGCTGGCACATCATGGCTGATGCCGGAACTGTAACGATCAAGACGGCTCGTGTAAATGGCGGCACGGCGCTTCCTACAGTTGGATCTAATTCTATTTCTACTAGTGGCGTGTCTTTGTCTAGCGGAACAAAAATCGATAGTACTACAGTAACAGATTTTACTTCTACTGCAATTTCGGCTAACGACACATTGGGCTTCTTCATTACCGCTGTCGCGACTGCTAAACAAATTACGTTCCAAATCGATTGTAAACAATGAAATATTTATTACCAGTGTTGTTGTTTTTAACAATCGTTTCATCGGTTGAAGCTGCTCCGGCTATAGTTCATCGTTATAATACGACCGGCTCCGGAACTATCACTAGCACAGGATCAGGGAATACGTTTGTGGTAGTTTGGGATAGTTCAACGGTAGGCACGTCAAGTACATTTAATGCAGGAGGTAGTTTTACTAAACTTTTCTGCCTTACAAACTCTTCATCGTCTATCTGTGCTTGGATTGTTAATAGTACGACATCGGGTAAAACGTCGGTTAGTTGTACCGGATGCGGAACAATTAATGCTTTTCATGGTTGGGAGATATCCGGTACAGATACAACTACGCCATTAGATCATTTGGCCCCGTGTACTTCCGCCAGTAACGTCTGTTTAAGTCCTTCTAATAAATTGACATTTAATCCTGGTTTTTCTGCCGAAGCGGTGTTGTTTGCAGGAAATTGTTCCGCCAGTGCTAGTTCTTTTTCTGGTACTGGGGTTACTTGGACATCGGCTTTCCCAAACGGCGAGCCAGGCGCGGATGGAATAACTAGCGCGGCGGGAACTATCACCGGAGCACCGGATTCTGGTTGTGGAAACGCGGGCGGAATGATCATCGGAATAAAAGGATCTGGCGCAACATTGTCTTGTACAGCGGACGTAGGATTCTTTGATTATTCAGCTCAAGGATCTGCCGGTACACACCCTGTAATTACCGCAAATATTGTTAAAACAGGAGATCTTATTGCTCTTTCCGCATGGTGCATAACCACCTGTGGAGCCGGATCAATCACTGTAGGTAGTGACACGGCAGTACAAACGAGCGTATCCGGTACGAGTAATGCAAATAGTGGACAGCCGTTTCTATTTTATGATCTAGCCTCTTCTGCTAGCGGGTCTGTCACAATCACTTGGACACCTACAGGATCTTGGACAAATGATCAATTAGCTTATGAGGAGTTTATACCTAGCGCGGGGTGTACTTTTTCCCACGACGTTGATTCGTCTTTAGGTACCGGCACCGGTACAGCCATGAATACTCCTTCAATCACTCCTACTACGGGAGATATACTGTACAATTTTACCGCCGCTACAACTCACACAACAGCTATTGGAACCCCTTGGGTAGCTAACGATTATAGGTTAGCCGGTGAAACAAACAATCAATTTTTTATTACTACTATAAATTCTCAATCTTACGTCTTAAGTGCTTCTGCAGGATCCACTTCTAATAATCAAACGCAGCTTAATAGCAATCCTTGGGAAGCTCTTATAACTTCCTTTAAGCTTTCCGGTCCAGCAGCGGCGGGAATAGCCCACGGGCACGGTTTAATCTTTTAATGCGTAAACTTCTTGTATTTTTGATCTCTTTTCTGGCGCCCGTAACCTCTTTGTTTGCTGCGTGTACTTCTACTAAGCAAAATGCGGACTATAGCGAAATGGGATCTGGGAATTCTATAACGCTTACTACCGGTAGCGGGCACACTTCGGCTATCAATGCAGTAGGCGATTTAATAGTATTTTCAGTGTGGTGCTATCAGACTTGCACACCTGGTACGCTTACGATGGGTTCGCAAACGGCCGTCCGTACTACTGTTTCAGGAGATCATACTTCAGACGGCGGCTCTCTGTTTACCGGTCAAGGGTTCTTGTATTATATCCAGTCGTCTACACAATCAGGCAATCAGACAATTACCTGGAACATGACTGGCGCAACGCAGACGCAGATCGCTTATATGGATTTCACGCCTAGCGCTGGATGCACCTTTACGCATCATATTGACTCCGCTTTGGGCTCATCGAGTGGCGGAGGAACGACAGCTAATCAGCCAACGATTAGCGGCATTCAAGGCGATTTACTAGTAAATTTTGTTTATACTACGCAGCATGTCAATCCTTCGTCAACTGCACCGTGGGCTTGCCCGGTGTATGCGGGTTCGGGCGAGACGCAGACCTGTACATTCGTCACTACGGTAAACGGACAAGCTTATACTCTTGCTGCGGCATCTTCTTCACAAACTACTAATTGGGGAATCATTAATACTTCGACTGCTTGGGAGTCATTAATTACCTCTTTTACTCCGTCAGGAGGGGCTAATTCTTGTCCTGCTAGTGTGCCAAGCGGAGTCACTATATGTCATTATGTCGCCGCGAGTGGTTTAGATACGAATACGGGGGCTGATGAAGCGCATCCTTGGGCACACGTTCCCGGTATGCCTAACTGCGTAAGCTCTTGCGCGATAACACCAACTGCCGGCCACGGATTTATATTTCGTGGTGGCGATACTTGGCATTTCGGCGCAGCTACCGTTCCAGCGACCGGTGGAACATGGGACTGGGGATCAGGTGGTTGGAGCGGCACGTCTAGTAATCCTATCTACATCGGGGTTGACCAAACATGGTTCTCAGGAGCTTCGTGGGTCAGGCCGATATTCAACGGAGATAATCCTACGAGCACATCTCCAGTTGCAAGTTGCGCTCACCAAATTGGTGCTAGTAACAACTTGACAAGGTTTAGCGGAGCCAGTTTTGTAATTTTAGACAATTTTGAAATGACTGGGTTATGCCAGAACTCAACAAACGCTCCGTTCGCCAACGATTTGTATATCAATGAAACAGGTGGTGCCAGCAATACTTACGAGAATCTTTACATCCACGGCTGGACGGCACTTTCATTTGCGGGGTGTTCAGGTTCAACTGGGCATTGTTTCAATATGTTCGCATTTCTCGGCACCAACAGCGACCCCGGCGATTTGCATTTTCAAGATGTGGTAGACGGCTCAGATTCCAACCCCGGAAGCCTTGGGGTTATGTTCCAAGGCGGATACAATATAGCTCAGTGCGTATTCCGATTTACTTCGCAAATTGTCACGACTAAAGGGCATATTCTCCGGGACACTCTTTTTGATCATTGGTATGAGCCGGGAGACGGGCAGGCGCACGGTAATTTATACGAAGAGAGTTTTTCTTCTAGTAGTACCACCCACGCTTACTATAACAACGTCTTTAGTAATATATGCGTTGATTCAGGTTCTTGCCCGCTTGGAATTGTCGGCATCTGGCCACAGCCGGGGACATCCACGACCGATTATTTCTTCGGAAATCTTATTTACAACGCCAATCTTAGCGGGAATTATTTTAATATCGGACAAAATAGTGGTGCCCAAGGCCCGTTGGTTATTTTCAATAATACTTTTGAGGCTACTGATAACGGCTTCATTTTCCAATGTAACGCTACGGCTACGCACCTATTTACAGATGCCAACAATCATTTTATCACAAATTCGGCTTCTCCGTATTCATCTCCTTGTACTGGAAGAACAACAGTAACATCTCTTTTGCAATCACATGCTACGGCAAATGGTCAAGGGTATACAAACGCAGAAGCATTTGCATTTTCTCCCGCCAACAGTTCTGGGTCAACGGTTAATAATGGAACTAATGAGCAGTCCTTTTGCAACTCTTTATCTACAGCAGCCGGTTCTGATTCGACATTAAGCAATGCCGCTGCGGCTTGTTTATCTGATACACGGTATGCTTGTACTTATAGTTCCAGCACTCATGCGGTTACTTGTCCAGCTAGAACTGTAGTCGCTCGTGGAGCAGCGTGGGATCAGGGCGCATATGAGTTTGCTGCCGGCGGTCCGGTCGCTCCTACAGTAACGACTACAACCGCGACTAGCATTACCACTACAACGGCGTCATCCGGTGGATCGGTAACGTCGAATGGCGGGGCGTCTGTTACATCAGAAGGTGTTTGCTATGCAACGACGGCAAATCCGACTAGTCCTTGCACTTCAAACGGAACAGCGACTCCTTTTACCAGTGCTATTTCCGGCCTGACTACTGGTACGCTATATCATTATCGAGCGTTCGCGACTAACTCCGCTGGTACAGGATTCGGAAGCGATTTAACTTTTACTACGTTGTCGCTCCCTACAGTAACAACTACCGTTGCTACGAGCATTACAACTACAAGCGCATCGTCGGGCGGAACAGTAACTAATAATGGTGGGGCGTCCATTACTTCAGAAGGTGTTTGTTACGCAACGACATTGAATCCGACTACGCCGTGTACTTCAGATGGCATAGCTACACCGTTTACTAGCGCTATTTCTGGGTTGAATCCGAGTACGTTGTATCATTATCGAGCGTTTGCAACGAACTCTGTCGGCACGAGTTTCGGAAGCGACTTGACGTTTACTACGGTAACAGCAGCAACGGTAGCTACGCCAGTTTTTACTCCTATACCTGGTGGATATGCCCCTACTTCCAGTACTAACCAATCTTCCGGATTACCAAGTTTTCCGTGGGCGACAACAGGGTCCGTTCCAGTTGTAACGATCATGGATAATACGCCGTTCGCAGTTTTATGTGTGACGACAGACGGAACCACTCCGACTACATCATCGCCGGGAGTTTGCACGGTTAATTCAAGCATTACATCTTATGCGCCGGGAACGTACCCTACTACGTCTGGATTCACACAATACCAAGTTCCAGAAAGCTCTATTGCAGCTGTTACTGTAACCAGCAATACGACAATCAAGGCTCTCGCTACAGAAGCGGGATTCACAAACAGCCCTGTAGTAA